CAAAATGCGGGCGACGTCGATGTCGATGGTTTTTCCAGTCCGACTACCGCCTACCAAGTTGACAAAGCGACCAGTGATCTTGAATCTCGACAAACGATTAACCGCATCCTTATCGTTCGAAGCATCGATCGACGACTGACTGGGACGAACGTAGTAACCGTGCCAGACGAAGAACACGCCCCGCGATACCTCCGCAGCGCCCCGCAAGGCGAAGTCCTCGGTATTGTACGGTCCGACCTTCAGTTGGCGGTAGCGGACACCTTTCTCTACCATTTTCTCGGTGAGGTAACTTGCAAAGTCGGCGGGGATGTTCTGACCGTTAACTTCCTGCCAGACATGCTCAGGAATACCCAATCCGTACTGATTGGCCGGAAGGTCGAACAGTGCGCGCAGTTCGTCCTCTGTGGTGTAGGTCGGCAGGCCTTCGGCGGCGAGGATTGAGCGGTTGGAAGGTTTCATGACAGTACCTTTGTCTTATGTGTTGTTTAAGGATGCAAGAGCGGTTCGACGTAGCGGACTTCATGCATTACTATAGTACGGTCACGTAATTTGTTATAAAAAGATAACGGCAGCATAAACCCCCTGCCCGCACGTCGTGCGGGCAGGGGTATACTCATCGGTCTGAGCGCATTAGTAGGCATCCATACTCAGGATGTACCCGCCTTCTACCGGATACGTCTTCTTCTGCCCGTTGGCATCGAAAACGCTGAAGTCACCGTAGATGTGCCCGCCGGCCATTTGCACGACCAGCTGATCCTTACCATTCGCGATATGGTAGGTTGCCATCTCCTTCACTTCACCACCAGCAAATACCAGGTCCACGGTCTTACCCCCATTCGGGAGAACACAAGACGCCTGCCCGTCCAGCCAGCCGGATCCCACAAATCCGCGGCATTCGCTGCCGCCGGCGTTGTTGTCTGCGAGTATGTTCAGACCGACATACTCATGGAGGTCGTTCAGCAGTTTTGCCAAAGACGGATCCAGTTCGGAAAAGGTTTGCAGCGTGACGTCAGTGATGAGGCCATCATACACACCCTCCGAACCATCTTCCAGCTTGCCGTAGACTTGCCCGTTGCCGTTGAGGACGAAGTTCGACCAATCGGTCGGCTCGGTCACCTTGGGCGATTCCGATGCGGTCGCCACTTGTTCGGTCTTGACGACCTCGACAATGGAGAGCGCTTCAGCGGGTTTCTCGCAAGCTGCAACAACGCCAGCCAGCAGTGCGATCAGAGCGATTCGAGACTTCAGGTTCATGATGAACTCCTTATTCAGGTTCAGTGTGGTTTGGTAACAGATTTTAAAGCCTGTGGATCAAATACACACTAAGGTTCCGAAACATCTTAGAATCGCTTATCACTACTTGCTTTCTAGCTACAGTACTTTGTCGTCCGACCGTAGGCTCATGACAAGAATCCGCATGACGTAGTCGTCCAACACAGATTCAGTCGTCTGCGTATCATTTAACTGAATACGCTTAGCTTCCTGCGCAGTACCTACGATGTCCATGAAGGTGTAGTCACCCAGGACGTAGTTCTCCAGATCGGACACCCGGTTAAACGCGTAGCGGGTACCTGCGGACTTCTTGTGTCGGATCAGCACGAACCGTTCCATCAGCGTACCCTTAGGCAGCGGATAAGGCTGCCTGAAGAGCCACTCGAAGGCTTCCTTGTGGGACGAGAACCTCACCGGTTCGGCACCGTCCCCTAGACGGAAAGCGAGGAGCGACAAGCGTCGCTCCACGTTCTCATCCTTAGAAGTCAGCGGCGTAGACAATTCCCACGTCGTTTCGGTGAATAAGGTTGACCTTGTACTGTCCATTCTGTTGTTCCTGAGGCGAAGCCTGGGTTTTGGCGATGTCTACCCAACGGTCCATATAGGCCAGCGGTTGTTTCTTGGGCAGAGTGTATTCGGGCAACAGCATGCTGAAGTTGTCGCTCACTGCACGTGCCGAGTGGAGGACGTACTGTTTCAGGTTACTCGAACGCAGACCCAACAACGGTTCCTTACGCAGAACGCGATCAGACCAGGACAGCTCGGAGACGATGACTTCGTTGAGCATGGCCAGAGCGATCTTGTGGACACGCTTCCAAGACGCCCGACCGCGGTCGGTACTCAGTTCATGTTTCAGCACGGCGAAGTGACTTTCAGCGTGCACTTCGAATTCGTCCTGACAGATCTTCTGGACAGCCTTGGCGATCGGCATGAACAGGCCGGTCTCACCAATGGCGAAGGTCACAGCGAACGAGGCCATGAACTGAACACGCTCCAGCACCAGGAAAGCAAACTCGCCCAGCAGGATGTTGTCGTACAGATCATCATCGTCAGCAGAGATCAGACCCATTGCGTATTGCAGCGACTTGGTCTTCAGACCACTCAGCACCTTACCAACCGTGGCCAGACGCTGCATGGCTTCCTTGGCTTCCAGCACCTTGTGGAGCACCGCCTTCGGGTCATCGAACGAGCATCGCACGATTTCCGAATAAGTGGCAGCGTGTAGCACTTCGTTGTCAGTAATGCGGCCGTACAGTGCCTGCAGTTCCGGCGCGCTGATGAAGGGCGCCATCACCGGCAGAAGGGTATTGGCGGCAACCGAGTCCGCCTCCCATTGCCAGGTCAGGGTGTCGATCATCACTTCGGCGACGTCGGGATGGCAGGTCTTGAAGGTCAGGTTGCTCGAACTGAAATCGAACTCCAGCTCGTCCCAGTCCAACGACTTCATCGTCTTGTACAGATCCCAGATCTTCGGGTAGGTACGATTGACGGTATCGAACAGGCCAGGCGCCTGCCCCAGAAACATACTTCCGGTGGCGGTCTGACCGTAGTCGGTTTTCTCAGTGTTGAAAATGTTACTTGCTAGGATTGGTGCGTTTTGAGAGGTCATTGTCATTTCTTCAAAGTCATGAGAGAGCGGGGGAGGTTGAACCTCCCCCGTCTATGGCGTTACAAAGTGCAGCCACCACCACTGCAACCTACTTCATCCGATTCTTCGGTGACCGCCAGTGCGGCGATTTCCGGATACAGAGAGAGCAGGTACTGTCCGTCGTCGGCACCCAGAGTACCGTGGAACTTGCGACGATTGATCGGATTGTCGGTCAGATTGTTGTCGGCGAACCACGCGCTCATCATCTTGCCGATGATAGCCTCGATGTCCACCGTACGCAGGCCGTCAACTGCCGTAGTGAAGGTACGGTAGGTCTCAGCCGAGTCCTCGAGGCCGTGCTTTTCCAACCACGCCGCGTAGGCCGCCTGGATGTTTTCGTTTACCTGCGAGTGCTGCTCGTCGACCGCGGTCTTGGAGGTGTGAGTGTTGTAGTAGTAACGGGTCTTCATACCGCAGCGGAGCATGTGGAAGTACTCCTGCAGCATTTCGTCCGTACCCACCTTATCGGCACCTTCGATCTTGCGGAACAAGTCAGCAGAGATTGCCTGGTCGGTGAACTTCTGGAAAGCGCCGTAGTGTTCGATCATGTCCTTAGACGGAATCTCCCACGCGCTCTGATAGTAGCGCCCCAGCTTTTCGGAGTGGGGAGCACACCAGTAGGTGGTCAGATTGTTGTCCGTCTTCATCATGGACAGTTCTCGGATCGGATAGATCGAGTTGACCGTACCTGAAGCCTTGGAGGACGACTCACCCGGCATCAGTGCCACCAGGGTCGAGTTGCGGATACCGCCGTTCTCGATGATCTCGCCGCGCAGTTGTTCCCAGTCGTACTGGAGCGGTGCTTTAACCACGCCGTCCAGCTTCTTCTGGTAGGTATCCAACGGGATCCAGCCTTCAGTCCACTTGGTACGATGGATCCACGGGGCGTTACCCAGTTCCTTACCCAGGCGAATCGAGGCCTTGATAGCGAAGTACATGTGCCGCTCAGCCACGCGATGGGATTCTTCCTTCGCCTTCGGATCGGTGTACTTCAGCTTCTTGCGAGCCAGGTGATGCGCGTAGTCCATGATACCCACGGCTGCGGCCATACGGGCCTTAGCGGTGTAACCCACGTGCGGGAGCTCGTAGGTGGACTTGTGGATGCAGATGTCGATCATCAGAAGCGCATAGTACATCGCACGCTCGTACTCTTCATCGTTCTTGACGTTGGTGATGACGATACCTGCCAGCGAGCACAGAGCAACTTCCGGTTCTTTCTTAAGCGAGCGAACCTTGTCGATGGTGTAGCTCTCGGCCGGGACGCCGTCACTGTCAATGCGCTGGTATTTGCGGCCGGCCTGGAGGTCCAGACCGCTGTAGTAGACGTTGGACTCTTTGTCAACGAATACGTCTTCGACATTGAAGTCGTATTCGAACCGCTCGTTGGCTTCAACCGTGATCTCGCCCACCGGGCCTACCTTGTACAGATCCTCCATCTCCTCGTAGCCGTAGGTCGGCTCGACGATCTCAGCACACTGGCCAGTCAGGATGCCGTTAAAGACAGCCATGTGTCGCTTAGGTTCAGTAACGCAGTAGGTGTCGTCGATTCGGCCCGTCACAACAATGTCGGTGACCACGGCGAATTGCTCAGCTTCGCGTTGGATATCGCGCGCCTGAACCTTCAACCGCTTAATGGGCAGACCCAACTTAAGAAGCTTCTGAGTGGCCCCAGAGCTAATCAAGAGGCGATACGATGTTTCGCAGTAATACTTTCGATAATCGCCACTACCGTCATTACACGGGAGCATCCGATATCCCGCATCGCGCATTTTACTGATCTTGGCATTAACTCCCATCGTTTGCAGCATGTCTTGAACTTCCCGTAGGAAGGTAAGATTACTGCTCGTTCCGGTCAAGGATTCATTGTCCCCGTTCCTGGCTACGCTGCCATCCGCGTCCAACCAACCGGCCAGCCATTCCAGACGCGCGGAAAGCTTGATAAAGCCGTTAGGTACGTAGTACTTGGAGCGAAGGTTCTGCACATACGCCGAGGCTTTACGGTCGTTTTCCTTCCAATTGAGAGCTTCTCCGAAGGCGTCCTTAAGGAGTTTCTTCTCGCCGTACAGGTCAATGCGCTGACTATTTCCCGGCATCTGACAGCCGTCACCAGTAAAGAAGCCATTGAGGTAAGCGCGTTCCAAATCAACTACGCCCTCAATAACGGGCCACTCTGCCTTGATCAGCTTGTCGCCCAGGTTCAGCTCGTGGGTGCGAACTTCACGCATTTTACCGCCATACCCGTCGACTACATACCACTTGTGATACGGGGTAACTTCCACGTACCTCCCGTCGGACGTAGCGACCTTGACCAGCTCCTGCCCTTCGCCGGTTTTTACAACCTGCACTTCGGAGAACTCCTCACCGTTCCACACGTTGACGGTTTGGCCCGCCAGCGAGACGATCGGCTTTTGACCACCATCGGTCAGCAGCATCGTCTCTGGCGCAACGCACAGGTTGGAGCTGTAGATCGGGTCCTTGTACGGCGTATGACGATTGATTTCGTCGGCAAACGACAGGTAAGCTCGACCCACCTCCAGTGCCTGCGTCTGGGAAGTGATGATGATCTCGCGTGCCGAGACGTAGTTCTTGTCGAACGACTCGTCGGCTTCGTACTTCCGATACAGGTCGGCGAAGCGTTCTTCGTCGCCGGTATAGAAGGCGTCGTACAGGTCCGGCGCAGTGTAGCAGTTGAAGGTGAAGACGTCTTCGTTCAACGCTGCCTTCATGCCCAGGAAGCGGTTGCCGGTCATGTTGTAGTCCATACCACGAATCTGCTTGGAAGCAGGAGTCATGGGATGCTTCAACATCAGAATGGTATTCCATTCCGGATCAAAGGCATTGAAGTAGACGGTACAAGCACCGCCTCGACCATTCTGGAGATTGGCGCGAATCGAACTCTTCAGTCGATCCAGGTAGAAAAATTTCATTTATGTTCAAGGAGGGGCGCAACTCCCTCCTCCGCCCTAAGGCAGCTTACGCTTTCGCGCAAGATCGGACTATATCACAGTCGCTGAGCGACTCCTACTATTTCGGGAACCATTGGCTTGTTCCCTACTCCCATGCGGGATAGTCTCTGGACGTTACACACTTTCACTCTCCTTCTATTGAGTATCGTGAAAGTGTGTCTTCGCTGCTGATTGTCCAATTCTGTCAGTTTTTGACCGTCACGCCCGACCTTGCGGTCCACGTTGTGGTTGACAGACTCTAAGGAGTTTCCAGCAATTAAATAGGTTTGCAATGCAGCTTACGCTGCAATGGGGCAAATAGTTCTACCCTGGTGTGCAATCAAACCGCCCCGCACTGCGTCGCCCAGCGAACGAGTCTTCAGGTGATGACCGATGCCCGCGGACATATAGGTCATGGTGTATGCGATATGATCAGCGATACCAATCGACTTGGCAGTGTCGTGGTTGGTGATCAGGCAGCAGCTGGCCAGACCGTTATGGTTGGTGCCCAGGTTGACGTAGTTCGGCGTCGGTGCGTTGATGACGTTACGGCTGAACAGTTCATACCAGTGCTGGATGTCTTCCATGCGGCGGTCAGCCGGACGGTTCTCGGCCAGGGCCATTGCCATGCGCATGAACACGAACTGCGGCGATTCCATTTCGGTCTTGTTGACGCGATTGCGCAATGCGTACTTGAAGCGGATATGGAACAGCTGATAATGCGCGTAGGTAAAGTCGCGCTTGTGCTTGATCAGCTTTTCGACCTGTGCGTATTCGGCATCGGTGTAGTTCAGCTTGGCCATGAAGCCGGCGCGGTACAGGGTCTCATGCACCTGCTTGATGGTCGGGGTACCGTCCTTACCGTACAGGTCGCGTTGCAGCACGGCGGCGTACAGGCGGCCAGCCATGCGATTGTAGCTGTAGGTACCGCGGTTCAAGCACGCGGTGATCAGTGCGTTCTGCAGGTCACGACTGTGGGTGACCTTCGGCAGATCACGGACGGCTTCCATGACAACGTCAGACCAGTCCACATAGCCGCCCAGCGTCTTGGCGGCCCACTCGCCCCAACCATTGATCTTGTTGGGGGAGAACGGCTCGCTTTCGCCGTCGCGCTTGATAATCGTCTCGATCATTTCCAGGTCCCAGTTGTTGCGTAAAAGTTATTGACTGTGGTGAACGTAGGAGGTGTGCTTACACATACCAAAAGGGCTAAATATAAAAAATGATCTAGCTGACTTTGGATCCTAACCTATTGCTCGTGCATAAAAATAATGCGCACCATAAGCCCCCTCTTACCCATGTGGGTAAGAGGGGGCGGGGGAGATGTCTTATGTCTTGGTTTTCGACCGACGAATCGGTGGATAGTCCTTCTGGACATACGACTCTTGAAGGTAGTTCACGACCCGAAGACCGTAGACCAGACCCCCAAGGAGGCGTTCGCTGCGCAACACAATGCGTCCTTTGATGTGCTCGACACCGCCCCCACACTGAGGGCAATGGACTCGCGTGTCATCACGCATGGGTCGCGCTAAGAGTATTAAGCGGTTCTTGTAAGAGAACCACAAACAGCTCAAACAGTGCGACATGGTGATTTTGCGGGAGACGTAATGGTCGTCATTGGGTGGCATACTAACACCTCATTACTGATTGGTCATTTTACTGACCGGTAGTTTGAACAGGCTTCTTGAAATTCAGAGACCGCGAACGATAGCGCTTCACGATTTCCTTCACCAGACCGCTACGGACAATGTCTTCCTCAGAGAACTCGAAGAACCCGATACTGTCGAGTCCGTCGAGCTTTTCCAGAGCATCCACCAGGCCGGACTTACCCTTGATGTCAACCTGGTCCACGTCGCCGCTGACGACGACCTTCGAGTACTCACCAATGCGAGTAAGGAAGGTCTTCATCTCATCCGGCGTCATGTTCTGCGCTTCATCCAGGATGATGAACTTCCTTTCGAAGGTTCGACCGCGGATGAAGTTAGGAGCAATGAACTCCACCTTCGGGTGAGGACCGTTGATCAGATTGTCCAGATGGCTCTTCCCAAAATGGGTACCGAGCGCTTCCAGAACAGGCACCTGGTACGGTGCGGTCTTTTCATCGACATCGCCCGGGAGGAAGCCCATGGAGCTGGCGGATTCCACAATCGGTCGAACAATCAGAATACCGTCGCAAGTACCGCGATCCAGAGCCTGAGCAGCCAACTTGGCCGCCAGGTAGGTCTTACCAGTACCGGCCGGACCAATGCCAAAGGTCAGCTGATGAGCATTGATCACCGAAACAAAACTGCGTTGAGCTTCGTTCTTAAAGATCAACGGATTGCCGGCACTACGTTCACTGGCTTCGTCGCTTTTGCGCGCATTGCGGCGAGTTTGCTTTTTCGCCGGAATCTTCCCTTCGTCGAGGGTGCTCTTGGACTTGCGCTGTATGACGGACGACTTCTTAGCCATGGGGAAAACCTCTGTAGTTCTAAAGAAACCCGTAGGGTGCGTGTGGTGAAGACAACTCCCATAGGATTACATTAGAGCTTTATTTTTACCCCCCTCGAACGATCTTCGCCTGACCGTTACGGTGACGCTGCGCAAGCTGGAAACACGTATGTGGGTACTTACCGCCGTTGAAGATGACGAATTTCAGTTGATCGCGACATTCATCCAACTGGGGTGAGAGGTTTGCCTCGATCCAGAGAAGAAAGTCATAGACCAGATTCACACCTTCAGTGAGGTTACCCGACATGGAGAGGGAAACAACGCCTTTCTCCACCATGAAGTGTCCGTACTTAGACATTTGACCAAGGACGCGGTCCCAGTTCTCGCGACTGAAGAAAATATCGTCCTTAGGCTTGAACGTATAAAGTCCGGTGAACGGATCACCGTCAAACGGCGTACAGGCCACACAGCCGGCCTTACGGAGGATCTGACAAAGACCGGCATAAACTTTCGGCTGGGATCGAATATTGATCCGCATGTCGAATTCATAACCGGTGGCGTGGGTGTTGGTTTGGGCGTGCATATACAAAAAAGTCCTTGACGTCATAAAAGAGCCACGCCGTGAAGCGTGGCTCTTTTAGATTCAGTTTCGACGCAATACGGCAGGTGCGCAGGTACGGTAGCGCTTACTCAGCCACTGGTGATCGAACTTGTTGATGTACAGGAAGCCCTGTAGGTTCAGCTTGTTCAGATGGCCAACGAGTGCGTATCGAAACTTCTCACAGAAATCAACAGCCGGCTTCCATCCATCTACCGGGTGTTTTTCGAAAGCTTGGAACTCACCGTTTGGAAGCAGGCGGATCCTCAGCACCGAATCTGGGCAGGCGCGAGTAGTGAAGTTAATCTTGCCCATCCGATCGTATACAACAATGGTTCGGTTTTGATGCTCGAACATGATTAACTCCCAGACTCACTTATTCTTCTTCGACAACGTCAGCGGCCTTCAGGGACTTGATGAAGCCCTCAGCCGACAGGAAGCTGCCAAAGCGTGCCACTTCGTCATCCCCATGGAACACCAGGGTGGTCGGCGCAGCGCGCAGTGCCAGGGCCGCAGCAGCCGCCGGAATGGTTTCCAGCTTGAAGGTAGCCAGGGCGTAGCCGCCGTCATCGATCGCTTCAGCCATGCGCGGGTCATTGGCCAGGGCATATTCCAGCAGGACGCAGGCCGAGCAGTTGTTCCGCGACACGATCACCAGAGCGCGTTCGTTGTCGGCAGTGAAGGCGTTCAGGTCGTCGATGGAGGTGAGTTTGGAGATGTTCATGGATGCTTTCTTTTTTTGTTTGGTTGATGAGGGCGGAGGACTTCTTAAACCTCCTACATAGAGTAGGGCAGTTTGCCTGCCCTACTCTTTACGACATGCCCTTATGCCGTCGGATTGCTATCGGACGACTCGACCGACTGGGGCTCCGCCACGTCTGCGGGATCGTCTACCCCGTCCTCGGTCTGCTCGACGTCCTGGTCGCGCACCCGGCGGTGCTCTTCCCAGTTATCGAAGGCTTCCTTCGTGATGCTCATGTTCTCCGGAAGAGTGGACTCGATCACTTCCTCCGGAGTGATGATGCCATCCATGATGCAGAGCTGGATCATGGTGAGCAGTTCCCGCCCGATCGGGTAGGTGTTTTTCGGGCGACTCACCGGATTGATGGGGTCAGGCTGCGCTTCACCGAGCGGGCCCAACATGGCGTAGCCGATGTTCTGGGTCAGGGCGTCGGGGTCGATGTCACTCACCTTGCCCTTCATGCTGGCGCCACGGTAGCCGACACGGCTAGCCAGCTGGAGCTGAGCATACAGGTAGCGCTGCACGCGCGACTCCGGCGGACAGGCGGTGCCGGAGCACGGCCCAGTCATGGCCTCGCCGGACATGACTTCAGCGGTGGACCAATGGTCGGCCGGCAGTGGGTACGAAGCGACGGAGAAGGCCGAGCCGTCCGGCAGTACAGTGACAGCGGTGTCTTCAGACATGTTCTACAACTCCTACGTTGTTGTGGTCAAAGGGTTATGCGTTGCCGTCAGGTTTGACGACGTCTTGTTCTTCAGCTAGCTTCGCGTAACGTGCAACCAGTTCGGCCCAAAACTGCGACAGTTTTGCCGGCATCTCCGGGCAAAGTCTGATCATCTCCCCACGCGACGGATTTTCATCGCACCGCACCTCGACCGGATCAATACCGACCTTTCGGAGAGTGCCCGACAAGAGAGTGATGTAGTTTGCCCCACTCTTAAACCTCAGGGTGTAGTGCTTTATTGTCTCGGTAGTACTGTGGTTTGAGTAGTTGACGTACGGGGATCCAAGCACCAGATAGATGGGAACGACATCGGAGGTGAGCTGCCGTGTGTCCTTATCGTACAGGACGTCCGCTGAGGACTGAATAAAACTGAACGCACCAGCATGCAGTTCTTTAAACCACTTCGCTGTTTCTTCAGCTCGGTAAGTTGGCGCAACACCAAACATCGAAAGCAGGTCGTCCAGCAGACACCAGCCATCGCTACCGATCTGCGACTCGGCAAAGAGGTAGACCTGGTCAATTTCCGACCAGTAGAAGATGGTGGATTTTTGCTGACCGGCCCACTTCGTACCACTCTCGTTAGAGGTAGGCAAGTTGGACAATACCCACACTTTGTGGGTGGTGCTGTACCAAAGGACGGAGCGATAGAACGAATCGGCCTCGTCGTAAAAGGTGACCTCTCTTTTACTCAGCTCTCCGGCGGACAGCAGTTCAATTACCTGATTTTTGTCAATGGGGCTGTCGGTTCTCTTGGCGTTTTCACTACTGTCGAAAGCAGCCTCCAGTGCCAACCAGACCTCAGGTTCCTGTGCATCAATATGCGCGTGGAACGGGTAATCGTGCGGGCTGGCCAGCGGGTGCAGTAGACTGCTCAGCAGATTGGTGCGTTCGGTATCATCCTGACACTGGGCGTAACGCTGTCGAAACCGCGGTCCGAGACCGGCGAGGTAACTGGCGTTTGTTTCGTCGGTCGAACACGGCTGTCCGATCATGCCAGAGGAGAACTGGATAGTTGTCGACAACCGGATCGTGGACGCGATTATACCTTGCATCATGGTCACCTGGCCAGTCAACGTGTTGATCTGTTGTTGGAGGTGCAGTTCATTGACCGTAGGCATTTCCAGGGGAAGCTTCTTTTTATCGCCGGACATCAGTTGTTCTCCTCGACAGAATTATTGGGGACGGTGTCATCGACCATGGTTTAATCGGATATGTTCTTCAGCTCAGGATGATGTTGGAGTTGTTGTCTGCCATAGCCTTGCGGTAAAGGGCTGCCAGTTCCCAGTGGAAGTCGGCGGTCAAGTCGCAAGGTTCGTCGTCGCTATTACGCATTACCCAAGACTGGTCCGGCCGCTTGGCAATGATGAACGGGTAACCGCTCACGGCATAGCAGACATAGCGCCACTCGTCGGCGTGGGAGTTTTCGTCGACCGCAGGATGCCAGTTGTCTTCACCGTACTTTTTGATCAGGGCTTCAAACCCAGCCGGCGTGATGTCGGGTCGGGCTTTGCGACAGACGTCCGCATAGTAATCGTCAGCATCGATGCCCAACAACACATTGGCCGCAACGCTGCGCAGAGCCATCTCAGTGCGCATGTCGTATACGCCGCCGTAAGCTTCCTCCTGGGAGCAGGGCGTCTTGACCGACACGCTCACCCGCGCATCGTTTTCGCCTGCAGTCGGATAGAACTCAACCTCAACGTTAGTGCCGTAGTACTCGTAGCACCAAATGTAGGAACTCGCGCTAAACAACTGGCTCGGAACAGTGGAGAAGTCTTGAGCGACCACACTGGACGATAGAATATCCTCCACCAGCTTCAATAGCACTACCGTTTCTACGAGGCCGTCAACCCTCAGAAGGATACGCTCTTCCACTGCGGCGAGCAACAGTGACTGGAACATGATCGCATGTTCGGGCAAGGTGGTGCCGGATTCAGAAACCCCCTTACAGAAGGGAATGTAGATGCGCAGTGATGCGGACGGTACTGCTTCACTCAGAGACAAGGTACTGATCTTAGCCATTTGTTTAACTCCCTACGGTAGTGTAAAAGGTAGAAGCGGCGACCACACGGTCGCCGCGTGTTGGGCGCTTGAATCGGTCAGCGGGTCAGAAGAACCTGCGCGATGCGCACGATATACTCGGACAGGTCTGTAGGGATCTCACTTGCCACTTCGTAACCGCGTACGTGGTGGTTGTTATCCACCACACTCTTGAAGACCGGGTATTCCGGGGACGTGGTGACAACACACTCAACGTAATTCGTCTGGATGTAGAAATGCGACACCTGGGTATCGTACTCCATCTCCTTGAACTCAGGGTAAGGGCGGGAAGTTGCGAACAGCGCGCCGGCGCGTACCGAATGCGTCCGACGAAGGGCCGCCGCCACCGCCTCGCGTGTCAACATTTCGAGCTGGTTACCCAGCTCCCGCCGGTCTCCCGTTTGAAGTCGCGAACCCAGCTCCTCCAAATGCTGGAAGAACTCCGAGGCGCGGCCGCTGTCGTGCAGTGCCACCTTCAGACCGTCGGTCGAGATGACCAACACGAGCTTGTCTTCCTGATCGTAGACCATAATGCCGGCGGAATGGTTGAAGTCATAGTTCTTCACCACATGCAATGATTCTTCGTCGGTAATGGCGATCTTTTGTTGAATCTTGATGCGACGGCGGAGTTCCCAGATGTCGGGACGGAGGGATTCGAGACGCACGCCAAGTTCGCGATCCGGATGACTTTCAATCAGCGGCAACACCGAGCGAGTGTTGCCGGCCTCCATCATGGAAAAGGTCAGCGCGAACAATGAGTCTTGCGGCAGGTTGAGTTCCTCCGCCGTGGCGCTGCTGATAGAGGCCATCAGCAGCGCCACGAAGTGTTGCGTTGTGCGGGCCAATGCTGCGGCTGGGCTGTAGACAACATAGCGATAACGATCGCTCAGAAGAGAAGGGGTGTTACGCAGAAACAGCTTCCCGAAATTGACAGTGGCGTCCATGATGTTCTCCTTAGGAGGGTAGAGGTGGTAGTTTTTACTTCAGTAAGTGTTCCTGAACCGATGAACGATTAGGGACATACGCGCGCGGATAATGGCGTGAACGTGGAACTCGCTTTTGGGAACGAGTCGGATGGAATCGCCGACGAGGATTTCCACCACCGCCGTGTGGTTCAGATATTCCCCACCGACATGTGGGAGCAGGGCGACGCCGTAGCGCACATTCTTCAACAGTTCACACCCATCGAACACGCCGACAGGACAGATCACCGAACCGTCGACACAATAAAGATCGCTGATCTCCGACTGCACGCGTGCGGTAGTCAGACCAATCAACGCGTTAAAATGCTTTTCATTGAAAGCACAGCCGGCAACTTCAGGAAATGCGGCCGTCCATGTCTTGAAGTTGTAAAGGTGTTCGACCAAATCGTCGGCCCACGTAGCAATAACGGACGACGTGGTGATCTGTCGATCCTTGCAGTATGCGTGTTGGTCCAAAGCCACCACGGTGTCAGTCTGCCAGTCGAAATCGACACTCTTTCGAGTTTGGCGTTTAACGCAGTAATCGACCACGTGGATGTCGCCCACTGCGGTAATTTGGTCCTTGACCACCATCAGATCAACAACCAAACGACTGGTCGTACCGCCCAGACCTTCCGGGGTTTTCAGCACCAGGCGCGGTTTCTCTGAGTAACTGAACACCAGCGCGTTATCCGGCGGACCAAGCGTTTCGTTGTCTTCCACGCAGTCAAAGAAACGCAAATTCGGGTAGCGGTACGAGTACTGCCGGATAGAGGCGATGTCCTGGAAATAACACTTCGACTTTTTATCACTCGGCGGGTAGGCGACGTCGATAAAGTCGCGGCCTTTTGAGCTCAGATAGAGATCAGTCAGGTGATTGAGTATCACGACATCCGACACCACCGAAGCGAGGGCACTGTCGGTTTGAACCAGGCGTTGCTTCACTGCATCTACGAGAATCTGAATGTCCACGAATGATCCTGTTTGTTAAAGGTAGGGTATCTTGGAGATACTAAGGTTCCCAGATCCCTTTAAATAGGTGAAAAAAAAAAGACAGTGAGGTTAGTGGGCGCCCCCGATGGGCGCCCACTAACCGTACCTTACTCCCGACGGCTCAGGTGGTCAGTGATTCGGTCATCACGCGGGCCAAATACTCGACCACTGCCTCTGAGAAAGGTAAACTCTGAATGTCAGCGTCACCCTCGCCTCGACTGCATGAGCTTTGCTCAACCTTCCGTGCACTGTACACGCTGTGTCCGTCGGCGTAAACAGCCACGCGACTGGTCCAGAGTTCCCAATCCGAACCGATGTCCTCCAGAGCAGTTACGGCAAAGAGAATCGGCGCGGCAGCAGTGCAAAGCACGTGTTCCCCTAGAACAGTCAGTGCGGCAGACAAGTCTTTGTGGGAGCGTGCGCTGAAATAGGCATCAATCTGGACGTGATCGGCCCGGGTCGAAAACTCTACGTCACCGCTCGTTCGGTCAGCACCAAAATTACCATGGACGGTACTGACGCCGTAGTTGTCCACTTTCCAGTTACCGCCAGCGTAGCTGAATGCATCAGCCAGTGTCGACACGGCTACCTGTTGCGGCGTCAATTCTTCGCCCTGACCGGTCGGCTTGGCGTCCTCGCCACACACGGCTTTAATGAGCATCTCACCGAAAGCCAAATCGACCTTGGCGAAAATGCGGTAGTGTCGGTAGTGACCCATCTTACTTCAGTCCCCCATTACTGCGGTTGAACTACTTGGATTACTCGAGGACCCGGTACGGTACGTCGAGCGCTTTCAGCTTTTTCCGGAAGGCTTTCTTCACGTCTTCGATAATTTCTGTGTCACCGCCCCGCAGCGCCACGTCAACCAGACGTGACATGAAGGCTGCCTCGGCGTGACACAGAACACCGGCGTACCAGGAGACGAAAGTTGCCAGGTCGACCGTAAAGAACGGTCGCTTCTCCTCGAATTCAAAGTCGAGGCCCAGTTCGGGACATTCAACGGTGAGCTCGAAGTTTGGACGATATTCGGTCAATGACGAATCCATCCTGCGGAGATTGGCGCTTACTGCACTTTCGGGAATGCTCGGCAGGCCGCGCACATGGTGAAGCGCATTGATCTCCCGCACTATACCGCCAGTGTATGCGCCCACCTTAGCGTTAACTGTAACTCCGCAGGTCAAACCTACGGCGATGTAGTTCCCGCCACCGAGCGGCGATTCATTGAAAGTCCGGACCACTTTGTCAAAGTCGTGATCAGCCAAGCTGACGTAGTCTTCCATCGTGTGAACCGACATTGCTGCAGACCTGGCGTCTCGATCAATACGAAAGATACGCCAATCCGACCCGCACTCTTCAAAGGCAGCGGCAGCATACGGTACCGACTTACCTACCTCCAACTCATCCGGAGCACCACAGACCCAGCGCCCCAACCAGCTAAGTACCTCAGTCAGGTCATTGATGTCGCGACGGTTGAAGTACGCATTGATGACCATGTCGACGTCGCCAGCTTCGAACTGAACATCGCCGGCATGTTCGGGCGTCAGTGTGCGATCATCAAGGTGCTTGCCGCGATTGCAAACAGACCAACCAGCATAGCGACCATGCATGAGATCGGTAAGACGCTCGGCCATCTTGATGTCGGTCATCTCAAAATCAGAAGGCGACTGCGGGAAATCTTCGAGCGATGGTTGGTCAAGCTCGTAGATCTCCTTGAGGTATTCGCCCACTTCAAGTGGGACGACGGCCATAATGCGAACCTGGTAGGTGGATGGCATGGTATTTGTTCCTAGGTAGAAATGTTGAATCAGCCCGCGATAGAATGCTTGACGGGAACGTGGATGCGAATGGGCTCTGGCGGACTGAACACGCCGGTCTTGACCACAGGCTGGTTGTTGTGAACCGTCATGACGGACGGAGACTCGTAAACGTAGATGTCAGCCATCGACTTATCGTCCGGCCGCGATTGCAGCCCACCGATTATCGGCTTCACGCCTTCAACGCCACAGCCTACGTTCAGGTTATCCATGTACTTCCGGAAAGCCTCAAGCGCGCTGTCAGTGGCGTCGTAGAAGTGCGCCACCAGGAAGGGTCGACAGGAATAGATGCGGAAGAGATACGCGGCATCGCTGACGAAGCCGACGCGTTCCGAACGCATGGGTCGATTATTGCCGACTCGAATCTTGCCGTACAGGTACTTGAAGAACGGATTGCTGATGGCCTCGATTCCACCAACAGCAAACTCGCACTCCGTTGCGGTAGCCGCATGCATCACTGCATTGGTGGCCTTGATTTCGATACTGATGTGACACTTTTCTTGAGTGGCGGACATTTCGATTATTCCTTAGGAGCCTATGGCGACGATAGGAGACCGGGGAGATCTCCTCCCTCGACATTTGTTTACTGCAGCGACTGGGATTCCAGTCGCGGGAACACATCGCGGAAACGCCAGAGGGTTTCGTGGATGTCAGACACGACGTGTACCGACGGAACATCTGCTCGATCGTTCAGATCTTCGATCTGACTATACAGCCCATTGATGAAGTTCTTGGAGAACTGCGCCAGGACACCTTCACGCTTACCCAGGAAGACATCGACATCGTCGGTGTAGTAGGTATTTTCGATGGCCTGCCGGTGAGTGTGATGTCCGAGCATCGACTTCACTTCCAGTTCGACTGAATACTGGAAACGGATACCGGTGGCGGTGGGGGCGTTGGTGAAGGTGATGTCCGACTGGGCGATCAGGGGACGACCTTGGGCATCCAGACGCGCGTGGATGGCATCGCGGATGGAATGGGCCATGTGGGCCTTGGAGGTCGGGATGATCACTTGGATGACTTCATTGAAACTGCTGCCAACAACTGCGTTCATGGAAACATTTTCCTTAATTGATGGCGGGGTCGTTGTGACCCCGCCTTATGAAATTACCGCTTACCGAACTTCTTCTTGCCAAATCTCTTTCCACCGCCGGCAGGACGGCTGGCGGTTTCTTCGATCAACCGCTGACAGTCTTCCAGGGTCAGCGAAGTCGGTTCGGTCCCCTTGGGGATCTTGCCGAACTTCTTGGTCTTCTCGTCGCGGAGATACGGGCCATACATTCCATTCAGAACACGGATGGTCGACTTGGGGAATTCCTTGATGACCAAGTTCTTGAAGAACTCCAAACGAGCGTCGATCAACACGATGGCGCGATCACGTTCGATTGTATACGGATCATCACCGTCTTCCAGCGAAGCGTAGGTTTTATCCAGCTTCACGTACGGCCCACGCGGACCCATGTTCACGATCAGGTCATGCCCCTTGTACTCGCCCAGGTTACGTGGCAGACCAAACAGCGCCAGTGCTTCCTCCAGGGTGATCGAGGCAATGGTCTGCCCTTCACGAATCGATGCGTAGAGAGGCTTCTCTTCGTCTTCGCGGGTACCGATCATGACGTACGGTCCATGCTTACCCAACTTGGCCGAGACCAGACGTCCAGTCTTCGGATCCTTACCGAGTTCGCGACCGCCCGTAGCTTCCAGGCGACTGACCGACTCCGACTTGTCCTTGATCAGCGCAATGAACGGTTCCCAGAACTCACGCAGCACACCCAGCCAGTTTTTCTCACCGCGCGACACAGCATCCAGGTCATCTTCCATACCGGCCGTGAAGTCGTAGCGGACGTACTGAGTGAAGTGCGCACTGAGGAAGTTCACCACAGCGCGACCCACGTCAGTCGGCACGAATGCCTTCCCGTCCATCTCGACGTACTTGCGGTTCAGCAGCGTCTGGATAATGGCGGCGTAGGTCGACGGGCGTCCAATGCCGTATTCTTCCAGTGCCTTCACCAGCGCCGCTTCGGTAAAGCGTGCAGGCGGCTGTGTGTAGTGCTGATCGATCAGGATGTCGCTGAGGTTCAGTACCTGCCCCTTTTCCAACGGAGGCAGCTTACGATCCATGTCGTCGTCATCGTCGGACTTGCTGTCCTTACCTTCCTCATAAGCGGCCAGGAAGCCCGGGAACACCACGGTGGTACCCGACACGCGGAACTGATGCTTGTCCGTAGCAGAGAGATCCACCGAGACGGTTTTCAGCTGAGCCGGCGACATCTGAGAAGCCATGGTGCGCTTCCAGATCAGGTCGTACAGCTTGCGCATGTCACCGTCCAGGTACTGCGCCATGTGCTCGGGGATGCGCTTCAGCGACGAAGGACGAACGGCCTCGTGCGCTTCCTGAGCATTCTTAGACTTGTTGGCATGGGAGATCGGAGAACCCGGTACGTAGTCACGACCGTAGCGCTCCACAGCCACCGAACGAATGTCCTCGATTGCTTCAGCCGACAGATACACCGAGTCGGTACGCATGTAGGTGATCAGACCGACGGTGTCGCCGTTGATGTTCACACCTTCGTACAGACGCTGTGCCGCCTCCATCGTGCGCTTGGTGGACAGACCCAACTTACGGGCCGCTTCCTGTTGGAGGGTCGAGGTTGTGAACGGCGGGGACGGATTGCGGCGACGATCCTTCGCAACGATGTCTTCCACAACCAACTTACCACCAGCGTCGGCCAGCACGCGCTTGCGCGCAGCAGTGGCGTCAGCTTCATTGGTCAGGGTGAACTGCTTGAAAGGCTGACCGTCCAGACGAGTGGCCTTAGCAGTGAAGTTCTGACCCTTCGAGGAACTGGCGGCCGCGAGCGACCAATACTCCTGTGGGTCAAACTTCTGGATCTCGGCGTCACGGTCTACGATCAGACGCAATGCCGGACTCTGCACGCGACCAGCCGACAATCCGCGCTGTACCTTGCGCCACAGAACGGGCGAGAGGTTGAACCCCACCAGGAAGTCCAGAGCGCGGCGCGCCTGCTGTGCGTCCACCAGATCCTGAATGATCTCACGCGGATTAGCAACCGCGTTCTTGATGGCTGCCGGGGTGATTTCCGAGAACGTACAGCGGACGATGCGCTTACCCTTATCCAGGCCAGCCTGCTTCAGTACCTCCAGGATGTGCCAGCTGATGGCCTCACCTTCACGGTCAGGGTCGGTGGCCAGGTAGATGTTCTCAGCGTACTTGGCGGCACGCTTGATGGCACTGACCTTGTCTTGGTTGCGTTCGACTAATGCGTAATGCATCTCGAAGTTATTGTTGACGTCGATGGCGTCGTTCTTCGACTCCAGATCCCGGATATGGCCAAACGATGCCAACACGCTGAAGGTGTCGCCCAGGTAGCGATTTATGGTCTTCGCCTTTGCGGGACTTTCGACGATGAGAAGGTTCTTTGCCACGAGTGGCACTCCTTAGTGGTTCATGTACAGAGAGATATTAAGGTTCCGAAACTTGTTCGGATAGTAGGCACGGTGCGTCGTAGTAAAACATAGGTTTGAGCAGACCACGACCAATCCCAGCCTGCGGCAGGTAAGGGTGTTTGCGGTGGTCGACAGTCCCATCGATTCCTTTACCGGTCGGGATACCGGACTCGGCGACATCGCCCTGTTCGCGGGAGAGCTTCTCGAAATTACCGCATAACGAAGGGGTGTCCATTAGAGCACCTTCAGTGTCTGTGAAACGACAGCGACTGCTTCCTCACTGAGCAAAGCGTCAACCTCGGCGCGCGAGATCACCCCCATCGCCAGGGCCAGGCGCAGTTTGGCCGCTGCGTCAACCAGCAGATTACGCTGTCTGTCCTGCACTGACAGCATTTGCATCCGAGTGGCGGAGACATTCAACTTAGTAATCTGGTCGTAGAAATCACGACCACCACCTACAAGACTTTCCGGTACTTTGACCAAGTTGTCGTTATCGTCGGTAATGTGGGCCATTTTCTCAGTATCTCCCAAAGGTGGTTGCACTGTATGCGGGGGTTTCTTTGGTTCCGTGCAACGCGGCCACTCACAGTGAAGATTGTGCCGAGAGCAGCTGCCGTTCACTTCGTTGGGGCAGGGTACTTTATCGGTCACGGTAAGCACCTCAGGGTTTCGCGCACTGTCTCAAGGGACCGTTCTGAGAAACGTTCAAAGAGTGCTTGTTTAGTGATAGACCCGTCAGCCACAGCTACTTTGAGAATAGCAATGGCGTCCTCGATGCGGTCAGGCTCGATCCACTTTCTACTGGGGGTCCGGTCTTCAACGACCGACGTAGTCGGCGGTGTCGTTGGGTTCCGTTGTGGTGGTGTTACGTGACTCAGAGGAGGTCTCATGACCCTGCCTGCCGCCCTGGTGTATTGTGCCCAGCAGGAGTAATGATCACATTCCAGCGGTGCCTGTCGTGCCGTGCGGATAAGACAAGGGATTTTGATGGGCGATTTGGTGTCAACCGGCCCAGTGTCTTGAAATTCAGCCATGGGTGTCTTCTCAGTGGTATTCGACCAAGTGGGCGACTGTGTCATTAGTTCACTCGCATAGGTAAAAAAGAAATAGAGGCACGATAAGGGAGGGTCCCGAAGGACCCTCCCGTTTATGCGTTTGCACGCTTACAGACCGTGACGCACCAGGCGATCCCAACGTTCAGGATTGGTGACCGGCGGGTTTTTCTTTTGAGCGCGTACGAAACGCAACACGGCCAATTGCATCTGGCGCAGCACGTTAACGCGACCGACGGTTTTGTACTCATCAACAAACACCGGCATCAAGATAGTCTCAATGCGTTGCTGATTAACACGGGCGTCGCTTTCGTTGTAGTTGTGGATATGACGCAGTGAAGCCAGCACCGCATTGTAGACACCGTCATCGGTGGCGCTTACGCCACTGCGATGACGATGCGTTGGTACGTAGATGACCTGATCGGCCAGGTCAGTCAGACTCTCCACACGAATGGCGTGGCCGACCGGCAGTTCACCACACCACTCTTTTTTGATGATCTTGTAGATGTTCGGATAAAGGTCAGGATCGAAGGCATCGGCTGCGCGGCCCGCCAGTGTACCGGCCATCGTACCGTAGCAGTCGCCCGGGAGAACAACGGCGTCGTAGGTAATCGGTGCTGTCGTGATGTCTTCGATGGCCACACGCCCCTGAACTCCATTGCTACGCAACACTGCTGCAAAAGACGATTCGCTGTAGTTGGTGTGGAGCAAATCGTTAGCGGCATTGTCGGTTGACAGGAAGGTGATGTCAAACATGTGTTATTTCAATCCGTTGTATTTGTTAGACGGGTGGGTAGGTGTGTCGGCATCGCGATGTCGACCTGCCGGCTGGCCGAACATCTCTTCGTAGAACAGGAAGGTCTTGTGGTAGAAGTTCCCAACACCACATTAACCCAGCGGTCTTTTGAGTGTCCAGCTACTGTCCATGAAGTCAAAAATCCTGGATACATTGCCACAAGGACACGGCGGGTACCTCGGACCACCTATTGTTTCTTCGATAGCCAGATGGATAGCGTTACAGCCGGGACACATGCGGCAATAGGTAACGACTGGTACGTCCGTACCGATGTACAACTTAACCCCGCCGAAGTAACGTTGGTTAAAGAGCTTCGATATTTTTTTGCCTCTCGACCACATCGGCACGCCAGAGCTTCAACTCCCATCGGCGTGTGCGGTAACGGCGATACCGGTCAATAAGATCCTTGATTATTTTCATATCTCACCTCGTCTATAGGGTTGTACTTGACCGTATAGAAAAAATTAAGATTAGCGATTAGGGCGCCCCAGTGGGGCGCCCTTTGTCTCAGACCGCTTCAACGAATCCCCGGTGGACGAAATGTGACGTCTTGGTGACCGTTCCATCGGGGCCGGTGACGTCCACGCTAGCGCGCTCGGAGAACGCGTAGAGTGCTTTGATGCCCCGCATCTTGAGCTGCCGCTCCAGCTCTGCCATCAGGAATGGCGCGCCGCCAATCATGACGGCGAACTCTTCCGGCTGATCGCACTCACTGCGCTCGATGTTGGCCAACTCAGCCAGCTTGCAGGCGGCTGTGATGATATCACGGCGCTTCGGCAGTCCAGTGAATGTGAGCAGGGACTTCAGCTCACTGTCCGCACAGTCCACCACGCCGGCGGCGAGCTGGTCAGCGGTAGCGTTGTGCTGGGTCAGGTTCAGAATCTTCATTTGTATAATCCTTGTTTGACAGGGGGTTTTAGATAGAATAACTGCACGAGTGCCCCCTCCGAAGAAGGGGCACCGATTCAATTACTCGGCCTGCTCGTAGCAGACTTCGTTGTCACGGAGCAACTGCTCCATGCGCTCGACGAGGAAGTCCTCGCCGCTGATGTTCCAGCCACTGATGACGCGGCGGTCCGGGTTGTACCCCGGGACTACGTCCTGCCCGTGGCCGTTGGCCACGATGCGCTGGCCGGCGGCGAAACGGCAGAAATAAACCACGTTGCCTCGATCGCCTTCCAGCACAATCCCGCGACGACCCAAGTCGTCGACAAATGCACACGGGACGTCGATGCGGCGGTCCTGGACCATGCGATCCAGGTAGCCGGTGCCATTGTGCCATTCCTTCTGGAACGCCAGGGTCTTGCCAGCGGCAGTGAGGGCGTTGTAGGCGGCGATCAGAACGTTGAATGCGGACATTGTAAATTCCTTTCCTGTTTGACAGGAGTAAGTGATAGGATTAAAGGAGCGACTTGCTCCACACTACCCCCTCCGAAGAAGGGGCAGTGGGAAGATCGTCAGGTCGTGTAGCGGTCAACACCGTCGCGGACCGCATCCGCGACAGTATCGCCCAGGTCTGCGGCGGCGCCCTTGGCAGCGCCGCAGGTGTAGTTGATGCAGGTTGTGATACCCGTCACGATGCCGCAGGTGACAGCACCTGCAGCGATTTTGATACCACCGACAACGGCGTTACCGGCGGAAATGTCATTGACCCCACCGCGAACCAGCGCGGCGCTAGCCACCAACATCCCGGTGGCCAGACTTTTCGTGAAGAGACCCATTAGACCACCTCCTGGTTGACTTTGCGACCGAAGGCGTAGCCCTCGGCGTGATAGGATTTTCCGAGCAGCGTGTGGCTGACTGCGGTGACCGCAGTACCAGATACCAGCCTTACCCAGCCGACCACGTTGGACGGGTCAGCACAGACTTCTGAAAGACCAGCGGCGGCAACTGAGCCGCCACCAACCATACCGCCGATCATGAGTGCGCGGGCCGGAGACGTCTGCGAGAAAGATTTGATCTTTGCCATGTTATTACTCCTTAGCCAGTAACGGCGATGTCGAGGTGGTCGACAGTCACGTCGACCAGATCAAAAACAGCCTTCGTGCAAAGCAGGCCGGCGAAGAAGTTGCCGGCAGCTGCCGGCAGCTGCCGGCGCGTTGTTCTCCACCGCGTTGGTGATGGCCCGTTCGAAAAAGTGCCGCGCACCGTAGGCGCCACCGACGGCACCGCCGAAGGTGACGATTGCGCTAGCGCCGTGGGCGATGCGTGCCGACTTGCTGAAAGATTTGATCTTAGCCACGGTATTGCTCCTTGTTTGACAGGGTTTGGCAATCGCATTATTGCTCTTGCTCACAACGACTATATGGTTGTGAGATTTTTTTAAATCCACTAAAAAATAAAGGACGGCATAAAGCCCCCACCCCGAAGGGTGGGGGGCAGTCACTTAACCGCCGGACGTCTCCGTACCGATCCGAGTGGAATCCTCCAGCCGGCGCAAACGATCCCGCAAACCAGCCGTCAGTTCATTGAGGGTCTGGTTGTCCTGACGGAGTTTTTCAACTTCTGCCAGAGCAGCAGCCAGCTGGTCCTCAGTCTGAATCAGCGGCATCCGCGGAACTTCAAATGGAACGTCCTCGTCGGATCCATCAAATGGAGCGTCCTCGTCGGATTCATCATTCGTCGTTTCGTCCGCAGTCCGGAAACGTAGCTCGCGCTCATCCATTTCGCGACCCATGGCTTCCAGCTCCGCGACCAGGGCGGCGTCTTCTTCCGGCGACAGGGCGTCGGTTTCAATCACCCCCACTGACTGCGGGGGTGATTTCTGATTCGCTTCCAATGCTTCGATCTGCAGCGCCATACAGTTGACCTTCTGTTCCAGAGTAATGCGATCGCCAATCAAATCGTCAATCAACCGCACAACGCAGGTTCTGGAAAGAAGGGATCCAGAAATCTCGTCCACCCAGCGATGATTCGAAGACATGCTGTGATAGACGCGCGCGGCTTCACTCACACGTCGTGAGAGGTCGTCTGCGTAGAGGTTACCGTTGATGTAGACGTAAACGCCTTCAGTCGGAACAACCATGCAGCGCTTGAACTCATTGGCGATCTCTGCGTAGACAGCGTAGGCATGGTGCGCTTCAAGGCCGACCATGTCGATCACCAGCGGCGCATGGAAAACGCGATAGCCCGGACCGCGCATGGCCTGGTCGATTGTACGCACGATCACTTCAACCGGATGCCGGCCTTCGATGTGCTCGTAACGCAGTCGCACAATAGCACGGTTGTGGGGCGGTAGCTCGTCGAGCTTGGCGGCAAACACCACCTTTGCAACGAAATCCTCGTACTGCCCCGTCTCCAATGTAGCCGCATCCGCCCGGCCGGTCAACGGCCGAATGAAGAAGGTCTCGTTGTTTTCCTTGGGCGACGTCGGATCGTAAACGTAGATGGGTGGCGTTTCCAGCTCAGGTGCTGCAGTCGGTGGGACGCGCGGGCGCGAACCCATCTCGACTTCTTTGGCGGTGATGGGGTCAAAGTTAATGCCCGTCATTTCTATCTCCTTTTTTTTTTCTATGGCCGGCGGGGCTCAGCCCCAGTCGTCATTACGGAAAGAACTATCTCTGGCTGGATATTCGTTATTGTTGAAATTAAACGCCCGCCAGTTCTCGCGTTCTTCGTTAATCATTGGGGATCCTGGTGAGCGTGTCTTCCAGGTAATCGTGGATGTAGGTGACCTTATGTGCCGAAGTATTGGCGTAATCGAACACCTTTCTACCAAACGACTTTGACTGCAAGCTGACAAATCGCGGGTCGGTCTTTCTAGACTTTGGGGCCAACTTATTGCGAGCGCGGGCCGTTGGTTTCAAGTTGGCGACCGTCGTCTGCAATTTATCGCAGTGCATCGCCATGTAGTGGACGGCCATCCAGGTTTTTGCACCGCGCAAACCTTGGCCGGGGCGCAGCGGATCGACTTTGAGCTCAATCCTGTCAGTTTGACCGCCGTCTCGGATGGAAATGAGCGTGATGACCGCCAGGCCGTTCAGCGTCAGGTATTCGAGTTCGAGATCGGTAAAACAATCCAACGGCGGGCAGTCGAACACAAACGACTTATCGTCGTAACTGGCAGAGTAAACACCCTGCTTTCGGCGTCGAAGATTGCTCAAATACACCGAATTGATTCTGCCGTCTCGACCAATACGTTTACTTTGATGTCCGTTCATCGCACGGAACTCTCGTGTACGGCCGCACAGCCAAGCGAGCCAATATGCCGGAGATTGTAGCAGGCAATACCTAGTTCACCGTCGTAGTAGCGCGTCACACCACCACCCATGTCCCTGACCTCAAAATGACCGTTGTTATTGCCGACCGCCAGAGAAGGTCCGGTTTCCGCGTGGACCGCCGCACTGCAGCCGCTAAGGCTCAACACCAGGATAACCAGCGCTAGAGCAATGAAAAGACCAGCGATACCGCCACCGCTGCCACCACCGCCATTACGGCTATTGCAAAGACCACACATGTGTTGCTCCTTTATGAAATGACGAACGTTTGAAAGAAAGCCCGAACTCAAAGCTCGGGCTCAAAACTGATTTACTGGCTGGGATACTCGATGTGACGGATCATCAATTGCGGATTACGCCACTGCTTGTAAACATTCACGTTCAGTTCGTAAACGACACGAACGCGTTCCGGCAGGTTGTGCTCCGGCGCATTGAAATAGATCCCCTTGATGGACGCTCCGTCGCGCGGATCAATCAACGTCAGCCGCAGGTGCTTCTCCTTCAGCACTGTCGCCTCTTCAACGATGAACTCGTTTTCGAACAACGGCATCGGGAAGCCCTGACCCCACGGGCCATAGAAGTTCAACAGATCCGCAAACTCAGTGGTCAGGTGCCCAACCGGCAGAGGGCCGTCGGTAGTCAGCGTCGCATTGAGGAGGTCTTCAGTCAGCAGCTCTTCAGCCACCTTGTCGAACTCAACCTTGAAACGCTCCACGTTGTCGGCGTGCAAGCTCAGACCAGCGGCCATGGCATGACCGCCAAACTTCTTCATCAGGCCTGGGTTGCGGACGTCAACGAGCGCAAGAGCGTCTCGTAGGTGGAACCCTTCGATCGAACGACAGGAGCCGCGAATTTCCGTAGATCCAACTTCGGCTGGGGCGAGGGCGACGACGGGCCGATAGACAGCATCTTTAACTTTCGACGCAACGAGCCCAACGATTCCCGAGTGCCAGTCGGGGCGATAGAGCACGACGCCAAAGCGGCCAGTGTCAGAACCGCCTGTCTCGACAAGTGCCGCTTCTGCTTCATTGATCATCTCCTGCTGACGTTCTTTACGGGAGTCGTTGATGGACTCCAGCATGTCCACGTATTGGTCGATCTCATCGGGGGACGTACTGATCAGTGCCTGGATGCCGATGGTCATGTCTTCCATACGACCAGCTGCGTTCAAACGCGGCCCCACAGCAAAGGCAAAGTCGGTAGCGGTGAGTTCCTCCAGCCGCTTACCGGCTTTCTCGATCAGTGCCCGCAGACCCGGAGAGACGCGACCTGCACGAATGCGACGCAGGCCCATAGCCACGAGGATGCGGTTGTTGTGATCCAACGGCACTAGGTCAGCGATGGTTCCAAGTGCCACCAGATCCAACAGCTCGGCCAGGTCCGGATAAGCCTTCTCAGGCGGACTCACTGACTGCAACCAAGCCCGCGTAGCCAACATCACGTAGAACGCTACACCCACGCCAGCTAGCGCCTTTGAGGGGAACGGGTCGCCGATGACATTAGGGTTCACCAGCGCATCTGCGTCGGGCAGCACGTCGCCTTGGAGGTGATGGTCGGTGATCACTACCTTACGTCCCAGCTCTTTGGCGCGTTTGACGCCGTCCACACTGGAAACGCCCGAGTCCACCGTGACGATCAACTGGGTAGTGGTGTCCATGTCGTCCACCAGTTCCGGTGACAGACCATAGCCGTGTACAAAGCGGTTCGGTACGATGTAGCGCACGTTATGTGCACCCAACAGACGCAGGCCACGGTAGAGTACACCAGAGCCAGTAGCGCCATCACAATCGTAGTCGCCTGAGATCGTAATGGACTCTTGGTTCAGGATAGCCTTACCGATCACCTTGGCGGCTTTCCCAATACCACCAAGTTCTTTCCAATGAATCAGGTGGTTCGGACGCAGGTCAACGCCTTTGGGGTCGCTACATTTACGACTGGCGTAGATATTCCTGATGACCTCAGGCACGTTGACGGGCCAGGCCGACTTGTCGTAGTCGGGGATCTCGCGCTGCTGAATTTTAATTGCCATTGTTCCTTTCCTTAGGCAACGAAACGTGCCGTTACATTCGATTATTCCGGTACGTTAAAACTAACCGCTCAGACAACACTCATAGCGCGCAGGCGTTCCTCAACGATCTCGGCGAGATCATTGTAAAAACTAGATCTTTGTTCCGAGGTGAGCTGGATGGTGTTCGTGAAGATGAACATAACGGCTTTCCACCCATAGAGCACATCGGCGGTTTTGCGCACCGCCGCGGAGTGCAATAAACCAAGGTTGATATCCGAATAGAGGGAGTCGATACGGAGAGTCACCGGCCTCGGCAGCGAATTGGGGAAATAGTCCAGGAAGATATTGGACCGCAGGAGATGGGAATGAAGGTCCAGTAGAAACTTGAAGCCGTCTCCGCGCACACTCATGGCCACGTAACCGTCAATTTCGCCACAGTCTCCACAGGTAGAGCTATCGTCGTTCAGGTGACCGGAGCAAGACCATCGAGTCTTGACATCCGGATGACGGTTCAAGGCACGAAGTAGTGGGATGATGGATTTGTCGCGGTCGTCAATGAACGACCAGTTGGAACGTTCGGCGTCAGCCACCATCGCTTGGTGGACCTCAAAGATTTCAGGGGCGGTTTCAATAGTCATCACAGTGCGGTCTCGTTAGTTGAAGATGGGAAGTACGGTGTGATAAATCAGGCGTGTCCCCACTTAACCAAGAAGCTTTCGAAGAGAGCAGCTGCTTCGCGGTAGAGTAACTCACGCATCTCCACAGGGAGGCGACCGACGGCCCTGAACTGCAGGCACACCATCGCCCAACCCGTCTTGGGGCGATGCCCGAGGATGCTGAGATCGTTGATGTCGCTCCACAGTTCGTCAAAGTTGAGCGTGATGTGCCTTATCGGTTTTTGTCCTACCTTGAGTTTTTCGCTGCGCATGGCTTCGACGTAAAACTCCAGCAAATCAGTGGCAGCTTTTCCTCGCACGCTCATGGCGATATAGCCGTTTTTGGAGGCACTGCGCTTGTCTTCTTCAACAGGAGGGTGGCCGGAGCAGCACCAACGTGTATTGATATCGGGATGTTTGTTGAGAGCATCGAGCAAGGGGATAATGCTCCTGTCTTGGTCTTCGATGACGTCCCAGCCTGCGGCAGTGTGGCTGACAACTTGTTTCTGGTGAAGGTCAAACATGGCCTTATCGGTTTCGAACACGATTATCTCCTTAACGCGCGGCATAAAGCCCCCACCCCGAAGGGTGGGGGGCGGTAGGGTTACTTAGAATGCTTGCTCAACAATTCTCTCAACTCTTGTTCGGTCATCTTCGGCACGCCGTGTTTCTCGGCAGCCGTGACCTTACTGGCACCAGGCGAATCTCCCACAATCAAACACGTGGTCTTCTTGGAGACACTGCCGGTAACGGTAGCGCCCAAGTCCATCAAACTCTGACTGATTTGATCACGTGAGCCCAGGTCGGTCGCAAAACCGCCCGTGATGACATAGGTCAGCCCATCAAGCGGTCGGGCACTTCCCACACTACGGATCGGGTAAGTCCCCACGACGTAAAGGTCGACGTAGTTGCATAACAAGTCCCACGCATCTTCCGGATCAGGGAAATCCCTGAACAGACTTGCCGGGCCGTGCTCGGCCTGTGCGACCAACTCCACCCACGTCAAGTCCGTGTTCTGTGCTTTAGCTTGCTCGACATCGGAAACGTAGGTCTCGATGGCCTGCGCCAATCGAATGCGGTCTTTCTTGCTGAATCCGGTGGGCTTGCAAAACTCCACAAACGCCTTCGGTTCGCGATGCTCTGCGTACTGCGGAGCCACGCCTTCGCCTTCTTCCACGTCGAGGACTTTGAGCAGCTCAGTCAGTTCATCGTCATTCTTGAAGTACTCCTTGATCTGGACTGCCGTGTCGTGACCGACATCGCGGACAGATTTCAGCAGTGCGATAGACGCACCCTGAATCAAGCTGGCATAGGACAATGCATCTACCAAGCGCTTAGCGCCGCCCTTCCCTACCTGCGGAATACCCAGTGCAATCAGCACACGCTCCAGCGGTACCTTACGGCGATCGTCGATTGCCTTCAGGATATTGCGTGCCAACCCTTGCGAGCTTTCCGTCGTGACGTCCAGAATGTCCTGGGCCGTCAACGTGAAGATATCGGCGAACTTCGCAATCTTGCCCGTATTGAGCAGACGTTCCAGCAGCTTACCTGCCATGCCTTCAATGTCCAGAGAATCACGGGACACAAAGTGCTCAAACTTACGCAGGACTCTCTCCGGACATTCCAGGTTGGTGCACTGATGCTGCGCCTCTCCTTCTTTTCGAACCAGGACGTTCCCACACGTACAACGGGACGGGAAAGCCCACGGCGCGGTGTGAGACTTAGGGCGGTGGATCACGCGGACGATTTCAGGCACCACGTCACCTGCACGTTGAATCTCCACCAGATCACCCACGTTCACGTCCAGGCGATTAATATGGTCTTCGTTGTGCAACGTGGCGTTGGTAACAATCACTCCGCCCACAGCGATGGGTTCGATGATCGCAACTGGAGTGACGCGCCCAGTGCGGCCTGTCTGGATGATGATGTCGCTGATCCGGCTTTCCTGTTTCTCAGCCGGGAACTTGTAGGCGATACCCCACCTCGGTACCGACGAGGTGGAACCCAGCCCTTCGCTTCGCTTGATGTCATCGCAGCGGAACACCAACCCGTCGATTGCGTAGGGCAATAGTGCGCGTTGTTCCTGCGTCTTTTCGATCACGCCCGCACTACCTTCAGCAGTCAGCGGAATGCCCACCACAGGTTCGAAACCCGAATCCATCAGCGCGTACATCAGCTCATGGTGCTTGTCAAACGGAAGTGGTTTACCGTCAGTCGAGATTGCACCGTACGGGTAGAAATACACCGGCACGTTGATGGTACGGTTACCCTTGTCGTGGATTCGACGCAGCTGACCGGCCACCATATTGCGCGGATTGGCCGGCGACTTGATGTCGTTGGCCTCTGCAAACTCCACTGCCTTCTGGAAGTCGCTATTGAGGATCACCGTCTCACCACGGATCTCGACGTTCTGCAGTCTGGGATCTTTGAGGTAATGCGGGATGTTCTTACAATGCTTCATGAAGGCGCTGGTGATGACCTCACCGGTAGTGCCGTCGCCTCGCGTGGCCGCCATGACGAAATGGCCGTTGACATAGCGCAGGTTGGTGGCCATGCCGTCAGCCTTATAGCTGGCGTAATGTTCAACGCCCCAGCTCTCGCCCGCTTTCAACAGTTCGGGCAGATTGAACGCATTGCCCAGGGAGAGCATTGGTTCGGCATGCCGGTAGATCTTCAAACCACTTCCCTCCACAGGGGCACCAACTCGGTTGGTGACGTCCTCCAGGGCCTTGAGCGCAGTAGTCAGTTCGGCGTTGGTGTTGTGTCGCCGACCGCGCTCCACAATGTCGCGTGCGCGACGCAAGAGCTGATCGTAGACCTCATCCTTCAGTTCCGGGTTGTCATCGGCGTGGTACTTGTGCTGTGCCTCAGAAAGGACCTCGGTCAGTTTGACGATGGCGTCAGTAGCTGTCAAAAGACTATCGTCATCGCCCAGAAAATTCTGGAAGTCGTCATTGCTTGCGGACATTGTAAATTCCTTTCTCAGGGCTTTGTCTCTAGTGGGATAGTATGGTTTTGAGATCCCGTACATTAGATGAGACCAAAAAATAAAAAGCCACATATCAGCCCCCTCCCCGTTCAGGGGAGGGGGCTATGACATCAAACGCGAGTAAGCTTGCCCGTAGACAACACAGCCACAACCGGCAGCTGTTTGTCAAATGACATGTCCTGCTTCAAGAAACTGGACAGCATCACGGTGCCGTGAAGGTCCATACCGATCACGCGCCATTTCTCCCCAGTGTCATCCACCCAGTAGATCGGGTCGATATGCCCAGTCAGTGAGCACACGCCAACCGCCGCAGTGGTAATCAGGTAGTTGGTAATTTCGCGACACTGAGGATTGTCCAACAGGTAGTCGTCTACCAACATCTGCCACGGCACGTAAGGGCCAAATGACAGATCCAGCTTGACCGTCTCACTACCGATTTCATCGGTGGGGATATAGTCGCGGTGGACAGCGAAGTACTGACACAGGCCACGCATGCGACCCGTGGCCGGTTGGACCAAATAGCGAATACCCTTGGCAGTTGCGGGCACGGCGATGCGTCGCTGCATCCAGAACGCTACGACTTCCTGCAAGCGTTCACGGTCGTCTGGAAGGACGGACAGTTGGATGAAAAACACCGCCGGATGATCGTAGTCGTCCGTACGCATCGGGAAACTCAAAGTCTGGATCGTGCCCCTGGTAAAGATATCCTGCAGGGCCTCACCGTCTTCTTTCTTCAACAGGCCAATGTAGTCAAAGATGACCGCAGTGGGTTCCTCGCCGTAAAGAACGGCGATGTCCGCAGACGTCAACTGAGTCGACAACTGCGGAACCTTGTATTCCGAAAGCACCTTTCTGATTTCCCGATACAGCACGGGCAGACTTTCCTTGTCGATCTGCTCGACATCTTCTTTCAGCAGATCGTTGTTCTGGAGTTTGATCTTACTCCAGTCCAGATAGTTAGGTGCAATCAGAAGCCTCTCTTCGTACGTAAGGATACGTACGTCCAGGGTTCTGTTTGCTTTCATGGGGGCTTACTCCTCTACTGCGAAATGCCCGCCTTTAAAGGCGGGCGGGTAGTTGTCGGTAGGACTCGAATGCTTGGCAAACACGTTCGTGGAAATCTACTGACTGACAGATACCGAGACCTTTCGTGCGAATAAGTACCATATCGCGCTGATAGATCTCTATGCGAACACGGTCGTTGGCATTGGGTTTTCTGTTGAGCCGACTGAGGTCGCTGTTGTCAAACAGGTCGATGTATTTGACCACGGCACTGTGTTCGGACTCAAGCACCCGCCTCAGATACTGCGAACGGTGCTCTCCTCGGCGACGCGTGAGACGATGGAGATCATCTACAAAGTCCCAGCACTTGACGGTCATGAGGACGTCCTCGAAACCGCAGAGCCCGTCCTCTACGACGTCATGGCTCAGACCCAGAAGTCCAACGATCGGCGAACCAGTGACATCTTCAGCAACCGCACTAACGCGCTGAAGATGTCGAATATACGGGGCACCGCCGAGGTCGAAACGTCCGAAGTAAAGATTCTCCACACCATCTTTCAGTGCGTCCATCTGGGCAGGGGTCATCACATCTTCCATTTGAAAAACCTGTCACAGAGAAACAGCGTTACCGCCGGGACCAGCAGGGAAAGGAAAACGTCCTTGTATTCGATGGCCGTGCCGGCAACAACCATCAATGCGGCCAACAAAAACATGAACACATAGAAGGTACGCACAAGCACAAGGACGATAACGCCAGCGGCGCGACTGATTGACATGTTTGACATATCCTCTTTGATTGACAGGTAGATGATACGGTCTTTAAATTACTTGGGTTAGCGACCGCGCTTGCGTTTCTTACCGTACGGGGCGCTGGCCTGCATTTTACGCCACAGCGGTTCGTTGTCTTCGACGTGCATCAACACCTTATTGTTCCAGGCATCGAGCTGGCCTACAATGGCACGCGAGATCAACTGATCGGAACCGGTCACGACGGCGACTCGGGTAGGGGTCGGCACAGTAGGGATGCCGGCTTGTTCCAACGCCTGGAGGACCCGCCGATGTCCAGCGGGGTTGAACCCTGCCGTCTCCACATAGACAGTCGGACCTTCCAGAAACTTTGGCGACGGCGTCGATTGCGGCGCGACCACATTGTCAGCTGGAGTCCGATCGAGATCGAAGTCTGGATCCCAGTCAAGTTTTTTGGTTTGCTCAAAGGCCTCCCGTAGTTCAGGCGTGATGTCCTCGGGAACACTACTCAACGCGGCGGTCGTCAGCAACATCGTAAGTCTACCAAGGTGATGCATTCTATTCCCCTACGGTACGTTAAGACATCTGGTGGGATTCGTTGGCCAGCAGGTCGAAGAACGAAATCAGTTCCATGGTCTCAACCGGCAGTTCGGTCAGGTGCTTAGCCACGCCGTTGCTGTCGGCCCAGTTGTGGAACTTCTTCTCATCGACGATCTCAGGCGGATTTTTCCCGAGCAACACAGCGACCGCATAACGCTCGCCGGTGTTCAGCTTCCACTCAACCACGCTGCGGAATGCGTAGAACTGGGCGAGGTCCAGCTCGGCGCGATCGGTGTAACCGGGGCCGGGGCCGGACTTGGCGCTCAGACCGATGTCACCCGTACGACTGGCCATCACGATTTGGCGAGTTTTGCCCTGGTACTGGCAGAACAGCTGACGTTCCTTGGGGTGGTTGAAAAAGCGGTCGGTGGCGATCTTGAGAGTGGCCGGCAGGGTTTTCCAGTTGAGCCAGTAGACGAGATAACCCAGGTCGTCCCAACCGTAGGTACTGGACACGCTGTCCAAGATGGCGTAGACATGCTTGTCGGTACCCAGCATCTGGAGGCGATCATCTGCCGTTGCAGCCAGTCGGCTGACGATGACTTCACCGTGCTTGTGCAGGTCGATATAGTGACCCAGACCCAGACCCAGGCGTTCGAACAAGGACTGGGCATCGGCATGCCGCTTGGCACGCACCGCACGGCGTTCTTTGATAATCTCGGTCATGCTGGTAGCTTCGGTCATGGTAGTTTTCTCAGATTAAGAAAAGGAGATACACGTTATCGGTCGCGTGTTTCAATAAAAACGGCATAAAGCCCCCTCCCGTGGGAGGGGGCTGGTGTTACAGCGTCATGTAGTGCATGATGTCGGTACTTTCTGAAATAGCAAAGCCCAGTCGCTTGTATAGACGCATGGCGTCGTGGTTCGACTTGGAGACAATCAACTTTCTTACATCACGGTCATTGAAGAACCGGGTACAAATCCCCTTACCGCGTGCTGAGGGATGAATAAACATCTCCGGACAGTATTTGGTCTCAGGGTCATAGCCGACATAGCCAACAAGGACATCCTTGATGTAGATGCCTTCGTACTCATACGACATACAGATCTTTTCTTCGTCGGGGATAATGCGATGCCCATCGTCTGGGTGTCGCATTACTAACCCGCCGTCGGTAAATGTGGACAGTTCACTATACGTAATCTGGCCGTAGATCTCCATGCGTTAAAGTTCTCCAATCTCTTTCAGGGCGGGTTACCCATAAGGATTAGTGACGGCAGTTGGTCTTATTCGCGCGCTCTTGCTCTATCTGTTTTACCCTGTTTGCGCGCTCTCGTTCAAGTTTGCCGTATTCGATGTTCTCTTTGTGCTCAGCCACGGCCGCCTTGAAAACATAATAGCAGGGGACAACCATGGTGATGAAGATAAACAGGATACCGATAACGATACCCATTAGAACCTCATATCTTTCGGTACGACGTAGTAGGGATCGAGCAGGAAACGATAGCCGCCACACGGTAGCGGGCCCGGGTGGACAAGCGTTACCTTGATGTGTGCGATGACTTCCTGCGGAATGTCTTCGTCTTCCGGGTCGGGATTGGTTTCTTCCAGATAAATCACAAAAGACGACGGATTAAGTCCGTCGCCAAAAAGCTTCCCCATCAGAGACTTCAGTTGATCCTTGTCGGGATAATCCCCGCCCACTTTCATGAACTGGGTCGTCGGGCCGGGGGCATCGCGACCGTCGCCGGTTTCCAGCAAGTAGCCCAAACCAGCGCAAAGCTTCTCAGGGCTGAAGTCGAAACACTGTACGAATTCGCGCAGGTCGGCACGCTTCAATTCATTCGGACAGGACGACATCGAGCCCAGCGAGTGTTGATACTTCTTATTGGCTTGTACCATTTTATTTCTCCTGCTTGAACAAAACAATGACCGGCACCATGGTGACTGGTGACGTCCTTTATGACATCAAATAAGATTCGAGATCCTTGACTGCGGCGGTAGCGGCTTCGGTAGCCTTTGCGGTGCTGCCCGAGTGAGTGAATTCAGCCAAGTAGACGGCCTTCCAAAACTCAACATGTTTAGAGGGGGCGCTCGGCTTGATGACGGACACTTCCGTGTTTTGCACCAACTTCGACTTGAAATCAGTGTCGGGTGCGGCGGAGTCATCGGCAGTCAGTCCGTATTCGGCCGCAAGCTTATTGATGTTATTTTGGATGCGGGCGTTAAAGCGAGGAGGACTACCCGTACCTTTGTGCATGACCTGGACCGGCGCGTCGTTTACTGCGCGCCGCAACATCTCATCACGGTCATAGGACTTCAGGACCGTCCGCTCCTTCGCGTAGGGTATCGAAGTCACGTAATAGAAAACCTTCTTCGCGTTCGCAAACCAGTAGGACTCAACCACATACCCCGTTTTGCGCGAGGCTTCCATCATCACATAGCGTGTGAGGTATACGGCCTTTCTCAGAGCGACCTTATTGCTCTCGCTGTCCGAGTAGTCCATGCTGGTGACAAAAAGCATGCCGGGCCTTGCATTTTCAAGAGCCTGGTAACGACCACCGTTTCGAGCAACCCCGCCCATCGGCAATACGTTTTGGGTAAGCTTCGAGAAATCGTCTTTAACGAAGAACAGTGTCGCATTGAACGAGCCAGCCAGGCCACAGCCGGAGATCCAGTCGACCTCGGTCATTGCGGGGTCAGATACCGACCCCTTCGTTGCAGTAACCTCGCTTGCTTCGCACACCACTGCGGCACTGACCACTTCGGTCTGGACCGCTTCTTCCGGACTGACTTCTTCACGTTTAGCGGTGCCGTTGCCCTTAAAGCCGTAACGATCGGCTAGACGATTGACGATGTCGGAGACCGACAGATCACCACCCATGCCTATATTCTTCTTTCCACGCAGCGACAGGTTCAGTGAAGACGGAACGCGCGTGGTGAGGGTCACTACCTCGTCTACGTCTGCCAAGAAGTGCTTGACGGCAATGACGTCACGCATGTTACCGCGGTACCCTACCAGTTCGACATTGAAGACTTGGAACGGGAACTTCGCAAATTCGGCGTCGGTCAGACCAAAGATACCAACAGTAAACATACGCAATCCTTATAAAAGAGCGCCCGTTTGACGGGCGCGTGATGGTTAAAAGTGTGTACGCTTCAGGGCGCTACTTAGTCGCAGCCGCGGCAATAAGCCCTATAACTCATTGCTCTCTTAGACATTTCCGTCTCCACCGTTTTCGATCTCAGTGACTGCAGGCGCACCTACGACGGGTTGGGGGGCATCTCGTCTATATCGGCGATAGTCCTCGAAAGGCTTTCGAGCCATTCAGTCATCACACTGTGGAGATTATTTGAAACCTTATAGGTCCAGGTGAGAGTGAATTGTCGATTCGTCAATCGATGCCGTTTTGGGTAGTTCGGACGACCCTTGAGTTTCTTACTCTTGTGTCGATAGCGGAGAGCCTGAGAGACAATACTGCGGCCAGTAAATGGACCGTAGCTACACCACCGAAGAGGAAGACCGCAGTCGTCCAATTCCGGTACCGTGGCCAGTATGATGGGAAATTTTCCGATTGCCCAAAAACCTAGTCGCTGTTTAGCGCGTTGTTCTGCCTGTGCGTGATTTCTTGCCGTTAGAGAGAAGGTATACGTCTCATGATCTTCGAGGCAGAAATCTTCACTGTACCTGGGGTTGGGTTGCTCTTCGTCAAGATCGAGGTAATGTACGGTGTATTTGTAATTGCGGTGTTTCATTGACTCTGTCTCCAGTCTATCGTGAACATGATACGGGTCTAAAAAATAATTAACCGGTAGGTAGGCGCTCCTCGCGGAGCGCCTACCTACTGTCCGTCTTTTTACTTTGACCCGGCAACAGAGAACGAAAGCGTCGTGGTCAACACTGCGTCGCTCGGTACCTTGATGGTCTCTCCACCGAAGCCCGTGGGATAGCAATTATCGAGCTTTACTCTCGACACCAGCGGTTTGTTCGTCAGCGCATGCTGTCGACTGACAGATCGTTTGTGCCGATGGACGAACTGTCCCCGGAAATAACGAACCAGCTGTTGCCGTGAGACCTTGAATCGCCTCGCCTCACTTTCTTTCAACTGTTGATCGAGTTTACCTTTCTTCGGCACCAAGAGTCTCTCGACCACGATGGCAGTGGAGTAGCTAGACCTGTTCATTGCCTACACCCTCATTCCTGATCGACGTTATCGTCGGTAGCTTTGTCAGAATTCAAGATTTCAAGACGGCGTTGCTGAACGACAGGAGGGCGGAATTGAAGAATGTTCGACACGGTAGTTATCCTTCTGTGCTTTACTGGTGGGTAGTGACGGAAACTACGGCGCCGGATCCCCTTAGACCAGAGGCAGCTGAACGCCGGTCTGGCCCTGGTACTTACCACCGCGGTCACCGTAGCTGACTTCGCACGGTTGATCACCGCGCATGAACAGGAACTGGGCAATGCCTTCGTTCAAGTAGACGCGTGCCGGCAGCGGGGTGGTGTTGGCGATTTCAATTACCACGTTACCTTCGAAGCCAGGTTCGATCGGGGTGGTGTTGATCAGGATGCCCGCACGCGCATAGGTGGACTTACCCAGACAGATCGCCAGGATATCACGCGGGATGCGGAAGTACTCCAGAGTGACACCGAGCAGGTAGCTGTGGGGCGGGATGCGCACGTAGCGATCACCGGTGAGCATGTCAGTGTAGACGATTGGGTCCACCAGACAGTTCACGGCATCGAAACGCTTCGGGTCGATCTCGGTAGAGTTCTGGTTGCTGAAAAGCTTCAGTCCAGTCTCATTCAAGGTGACGTCATAGCCGTAGGACGTCGTGCCGGATGAGATAACCTTTTTGGTAATATGTTGAACGCCCAGCTCAGGGTTCTGGTTCAACAAACGACTCACCCCGCCCCGGAGCGAGAAGGTCGTGTGGTCGACACACATCTCCACTTCACGCGTTTGACCCGGATTGAACGGGTAGATCATCCCGTAGTCCTGGAGTTCGAACACGCTCTGCGCCAATTCGCTTACAACCAGTTCAACCTGACTTTTGGAAAGGCCGTACTTATTCAGCGACTCCAGCTCATGCGGTTCTGAGGAGAAGAGATTTGCATCGACCGACTTGGTAAGGTCGCTTTCCCGGCAAGTGCGAATCAGCATTTCGTCATCTGCACGGATGATCTCGTGCAGCTCGTGCAGTGGTTTCGCGGCGAGGGACTTTTCGCAAAGTTGACGAATGGTGGTATCGGAAAGGATGGACATGATGGTACTCTCTAAAGGACGTTAGTTTACGGGACTAGCTTTTTTTTTTTTTAAGGTAAGGGAGCATGGCGTTAACGACCCAATTAAGTTCTGCCCTAGCGATAGTTTCGTTATCCCCAGGTATCCATCCACCTAGATATTCGATGATCGCACCACCGTCGGTGTCTGGTGTCCGCAGGGCCTGATAGCCATGTCTGACGAAAGGAGAAACGATACTGCGCGGCCTACCCCGCACACGCTTTGCCGCTGCGACCAAGAAATCGCCATGTGCTGTTTTGAAAATAATGGGTTCAGACAACAATACCGTTCTGGTTTCTTCTTCACCGAAGACCAAAGTAAGTAGTCGGTAGTAGCTGCGGAGAATGATACGCCACAATGTTGTTACAAGGGACATTTTCATGAGTCGATTTCTCGTCGTATGGTGACTGTTCTAATTGATAGGACTGGTAGGTAAGAAAATAAACCACCATAAGGGCACTGGAGCGCTTTCGCGCTCCAGTGCCCGTGGGTCAGTTGGTGTCGTCGATGATCGAGAGCATCAGCTTCACAGCTTCGTCACCCGAAGCCGCATGGATCTTGTCAGCAAAATCCTTGTTGGCTGCGGAAGTCATCTTTCCGAGACTGAAGTAGTTGAAAAACGCCTGACCCAGACGCAGTCCAGGCTTCGGGTTTTTAACCATCTCTTGCAAAAATGCCTTGTACTGCGATCGGGTGATCTGGAAGGTGGGTTCCGTTTGCGTACTCATTGATTTCTCTCGACAGTCCTTACAGGTCCAACCTTTCTTGCGAACGGCTGGTGCGGGTTTCATCGACTGGCACGTCTCGCAGAAGCCGCGCCCACGGTCATACGTAGCTACCAGAGCTACCGGTACACCTTGTCTTTTATTTTCGAGGCGCTGGATACGACCGCTCCAGCGACTCATCATTGCTTCTGATTCCACTTTTGTTCTCTGCGCCTCACGGCGTTGAAGTTAATGTCCGCCGATCATTTCGGCAAGTACGGCGATGCATGCATTCTGGAAAGACTGGCGATCATTACCCTGCGGCCACCACCTGATGAGCTCTTTATGTGCCACATGGCGACTGACCATTGCTTCGGCGGCCCGGCGGATAATGAGAATCGCATTACCGCCAGTGTCCGAACGGCGGAAATCACTCAAGACCGAATTGTACGCCATCAGTAGATTGGCGTAGTAGCTGGCGATATTGTCACCAGATACATTACCGCCATCCAGGTTCAGTTCGGCCCACGCCTGCAACGGTAAGCCGTTATCGAGAATGGTCAGACGTGCGTCGACGTCGCGCATTTCCGGCACGTCCCCATCAACGGCGATATACCGTTGCTGCCCTTGCTCGCCCAAGAAGAAGAACCTCGCGTCCTGGTTGTATTCCATGCGCAGCAGGTCCTTGACTTTCTTCAGGTGTTCAAGGATGAACGCAGGCGCTTGCACGTACCCGGCGCAGTATGCGCGTACCACCTGGCTAACCGACAGCTTGTGGGGCCACTGGTGGGTCGACGTGGGCAGCGGATGCACTTTGCTCGAACTGAGAGGAATTTTTCCTCGGTACGAACTCCAAAGCTCGCCATTGTACGTGAAGAAAATGTCGTCTTTTTGCTGGGGGTAGGTACGCGCACTCAGTTGCATTCTTCCAGCTCCTTGACACAGTAGCGAAGAGGTTGACGATAGTCTTCCATCGTCCAGGTGATGATGCGGATCAATGCGTCCGCCGCTTTGATGAGAACAAGTGCGTCAGAACCACGCGCATTGGCGCGCGAGAAGGCATGCATCTTGTTACCCATCATCGTGCTGCGAATATTCAGAAGCCTGGCCGGCGGGCCCGGACGCTTCGGCGGCTGGATCTTCACGTTGCTACGCGTCATGTAGTCTTCATCGTCAGCAATGACCAGATCGGACAGCGACGGATCCAACTCCTTGCGGTAAGCATTGAGGTAAGCGAGGCACAGGAGTCCCTGCTGTTCGACTTCCGCGGCATTGCGGTCCTGGAAAGCCGCAAAGAAGAACGAGGGCTCAATCGCCATGAAAGAGCGCAGCGCTTGGGAATTGTTGATAGTTGACATTGTTTGATTTCCTTATCAGAGGCCGACGAGCAGAGGGATCTCATTGTACCGACCGTGACACCAGCGAATGATGCTACGTGCGTCAGCACTGTTATTGTAGAAGTAGTGGGACTGGAAGACAAAGATGCGGCGAGGGCACCAGGCCGGATCCGGCGACAACGGCACTCTATCGGCCATTGGGACACCGCGAAGGTTTTCAGGATTGGCACGCAGTTCATCTTCGAAACGTCTGGACATCCCAATGACAACGGGGCGGTGACAGAACTCTTCCAGCATCTTGTCAATGATTTCTTTGTGGTGCCTGTCTTTGATGATGACAAGGTCGTCGGGACGGTCGGCCAATACTGCAATGGCTCTTAGACTTTCATCCCACAATCCGCACGTGACTGAGACGTTGCAGAATTCCATCCCGTATCCAACAGGGCTCGTTTCCCTGTAGAATTCGGCAGCAAGCTCGCCGTTATGACGGCGAGTCGAAACTCGTTTGTTTTCATTGAACGTCATCAGTCGGCGGACGATATGAATAAGTTCAAGGGTTTCGGGGGTGCTCTCTGTGGTTTGCATCTGCATTCCTGTGATTGCTAGTGGGTTTTAAATGGGTCGGCTAGAAGCGGTTAAACAGCAGGCCGAAGGTATTCTGAAGCTTCTCAGCCTGCTCTTCTGCATAGGCGCCGTACTTGTCCTCGCGCGATGTAGCGTAGGCTCTTGCTGCCGCCATTCGCTCATCCAGAGCTTTTTGTTGACGCTCGGCGGCTACGTCGCACATTTCAACAAAGGGAACTGGTTCGCTGTAACTGCGATCCGTCGAGAAACTACCGGTCTTGAAAATAACCGACTTCTCTTCGATCTGGGCTATACTTACAGAAACCTGATTGGAGCTGTAATCCAAGTACAGGACGTAGGTCGGTACAGGGAATTTAGTACTCGAACTGTCATCTCCACTGCCGGTATTGAAGATCAAGACGGGTACGTGGTAATCCCGCTTACCGTTCAGTCCAAGATGATGCTGGACCGTATACGTGCCGGCCAGGTTAGTAGTCAGCTCATCACTCAGCCAAGCGAGGATATCCTCGACCGACGTACCGCTGTGTGCGGCTGCGTTAAAGACACCCAGGACATTGTTGACGTTCAGTTCCGCTTCTTCAACAAAGCGGCGCAGGAAGTGAAAGTCATGTACCGTCTTACCGGCGACTTTCATCGACTCGCCCACCACGATGGAGTTACGACTGTTGGGTCGATATGCGGACTCTTTCGGCGGGGTGGGGCAAATTCGGAAACGATTTACCTCGTGGTAACGCTCCTCGGACAACCGGTCATTACCTTTCTTACGGGAATCATAGCGGTTCGACACACTGTAGGTGAGGACCGTATCGTTCAACCCCCACTTATCGGTAGTGGGAGTAACTACCAGGCGGAGATCGGCACTGCGCATGGCGTCGAAGCGACCTTCGGGGGTAAATTTATTCTGCATTGCTAAGTTCCCATTAAGGATGTAGTCGGTATAAGGGGCGCTGGTATTTACCAGCGCCCCGTTCGGTTACTGCTCGGTTACTTCTTCCGGTACGTCAACCGGGATGAGGTTGCCGTCGATACGCTCGACCGCCTGGAGACGCTCATCGTCCTTCAGACGAATCAGCGTGACACCCTGAGTGTTGCGCCCCACGCAGGAGATGCCTTCCACCTGCGTACGCACCAGTCGACCACTGTCGGTAATCAACATGACGTGGTCATTGGTTTCAACCAGACGCACCGAAACCACCGGACCGTTACGGTCGGTAGTCTGGATACCGATCACACCACTGGTTGCACGGCCCTTGCGCGGGAAGTGCGACAACGGAGTACGCTTACCGTAGCCGTTCTCTGTTGCCACGAGGACAAACGGACCGGCGTCGTTCACCGGCTCGCTGGCGGTTTCTTCGTCCTGCTCGACGCCTTCGACCTGAGCCATAACGGCCTTGTCGTTGACGGCGATCATGCCAGCCACCCGGGCGTGCCCAGAGAGCTTCATGCCGCAAACACCGGTGGCCGTACGACCCATGGAGCGAACGTTGGACTCAGCAAAGCGCACGGCCTTACCGTTGGTGGCCAACATCAGCACGTCGCAATCACCGTTGGTGAGAGCCACGCCGACAAGCGAGTCACCTTCGTTCAGACTGATAGCCATCTTACCGCGAGCCAGACGGAAAGCGAACTCAGTGAGCGGCGTCTTCTTGACCGTACCACCCGCTGTCGCAAACAGCACGTACTTGTCCGGACTGTAGTCCCGGACAGGCAGCACCGCCTGCACCTTCTCATCCTGACCCAAGGCAATCCAGTTGACGATCGGACGCCCACGCGAGTTGAAACCTGCGTCCGGTAGCTGATACACCGGCAACCAGAACACGCGGCCGGCGCTGGTGAACACCAGCAAGGTATCGTGGGTGTTGACCGTCCACAGTTGCTCGATGGTGTCGTCTTCCTTGGTCGCTGCGGCCGAACGCCCATGACCGCCACGGCGCTGCGCACGATAGTCGGAAACCGACTGCCGCTTGACATAGCCTGACGAGGACATCGTGACCACGACTTCTTCCGGCGGAATCAGATCCAGGGTGTCCAGATCTTCTTCACTCTGACGGATCTCGCTGCGTCGTTCGTCGCCGAACTCAGACAGCGTTTCTTCCAGCTCCTGATGGATTTTCGCCATCAGTACGTCCGGACTCACGAGGATACTGATCAGATCTTGGACAATCTCCAACAGCGAGCGGTACTCGTTGTGGATCTTGTCGCGCTCCAGACCGGTCAGACGGTGCAGTCGCATATCCAGGATCTGAGTTGCCTGCACGTCGGTCAGGCGATAGCGGCCATCCACCATGCCTCGGCCAGCCGGCAGGTCATCAGGCTGCGCTTCCTTGGGTGCACTGAGCAGCCAGTCGTTGTCGCCAGGATCCCAATCGCGCTCCAGCAGTCGCTGACGCGCTTCGTTCGTGGTGGCCGACGTCTTGGTGATCTCCACCACTTCGTCGATATTGGACAGGGCCACCGTCAGACCTTCGAGCAGGTGCAGACGCTCACGCGCCTTACGCAGTTCGAAGATAGAACGGCGAGTAACCACCACGCGCCGATGGCGAACGAAGGTCTCCAGCACCTGCTTCAGGTTCATGGTCATCGGGCGACCATCCACCAACGCCACCATATTGATGCTGAAGGTGTTCTCCATCTGCGTCTGGGCGTACAGGTTGTTCAGTACGATATCGCCCGCGTCGCCACGCTTGACTTCGATCACCACACGCATACCGTCCTTGTCGGACTCATCGCGCAGTTCGGAGATACCTGCAATCTTCTTCTCACGCACCAGTTCGGCGATCTTCTCGATCAGTCGTGCCTTGTTGACCTGGTACGGCAGCTCGGTAACCACGATGGACTCGCGACCACGCTCGTTGGTTTCCACCGTCGCCTTGGCACGAATGCGAACACGACCACGACCAGTGTGGTATGCGTTGATGATCCCGGAGGTGCCGTTGATGATACCGCCAGTCGGGAAATCCGGACCGGGGATATAGTCCATCAGGTCGGCGATCGAGATCTCCGGATTGTCGATCAGTGCGATACACGCCCGGATGGTCTCGGACATGTTGTGCGGCGGAATGCTCGTAGCCATACCCACTGCGATACCAGTGGTACCGTTGATGAGCAGGTTCGGGAAGCGCGTCGGCATGACCGTCGGCTCCTTTTCCTTTTCATCGTAGTTCGGCTGGAAGTCGACGGTTTCCTTGTCCAGGTCAGCCATCAGCTCATGGGCCATACGAGACATGCGTGCCTCGGTGTAGCGCATTGCTGCGGCGGAGTCACCGTCCACCGAACCGAAGTTACCCTGACCATCAGCCAGCATGTAGCGCAGCGAGAAAGGCTGAGCCATGCGCACCAGCGTGTCGTAGACAGACTGATCACCGTGCGGGTGATACTTACCGATCACGTCACCGACAATACGTGCCGACTTGTAGTGGGGGCGATTGGAATGAGCGCCCAGCTCACTCATTGCATACAGAACGCGACGATGTACCGGCTTCAGGCCATCGCGCGCATCGGGAAGAGCTCGGCCAACGATCACGCTCATTGCGTAGTCGAGGTAGCTCCTACGCATCTCATCTTCCAGATTGACCTGGATGATGCTCTGATCATCTTGGCTCATGGATTGTCCTCTTGAAGCAAAGCGGCCGGCGTTTGACACCGGCCGCTGAGTGGATTACTGGGCGTCGTCGTTGACAGCCTGGCCGGCCGGCACCACGTCACCTTCGACGACCTGCGGCATTTCCGAGGTCGGCTCTTCGTCTTTCTTTTCCAGGACCGGCAGAACGATCGAAGCTTCTTCGAAGGAAGGTTCCTGGAAGTTGATGCTCTTCAGGATCTTGCCCTTCGGATAGAACTTGCCGTCCACTTCCTGATCTTCAGCGCAGACGACGACATGGTAGCTCACGCCGTCGTAGTCGACATTGCGGATTTCAACCTTCAGGCCGAGGGCTTCGTACTTGGCCGCCGACAGGTCAGCATTGGCCAGGTCGATATCGAACTTGGACAGGTTGGAGAGGCTGACAGCAGCGTGGTCCTGCTCCAGCGGGATGCCGCAGATCGAAGCGAACAGGTTGATGAAGGTCATCAGGTGGTAGCAGGCCTGGCGCAGCTGATCCTTGTCGATCTCGCGACCTTCATGAGCGATCTGCTTGAAGGCAGCGCCGATGTTGCTGATCGAGTTGATGCAGAGCATCAGGGTTTCAGTCGGGTAGAACACCGGGCCCGGGATCAGGAAGGTGTCGAACTCCCAGGAGTGTGCTTCGGTCGGGTAGGCACGATGGAACAGGCCGGACACGGTCACCAGGAGATCAGCCAGACCATCGCGCACTTCGTTCTTATCGCCAGCCATCAGGGCAGTCAGGGTTTCTTCGGCCTCTTCAGAGATCAGGCCGGCTTGATGACGGATGCGTGCTTCGATTTCTTCCTGGGAGGTGTCAGCCGTTGCCGCCGGGTTACCGCCGATCAAGTTGAAGCGGGCATTGATGGCGATGACCCCGGCCAGCTTGCGATTGAAGGTGCTGTGCAGCAGAGCGACGGACTTGCCCGAAATGATGTTGATCGGGGAGATGGCGTTTTGGGTGTTCATGTACAAATACCTTTTGGTAGGAGGTTGGGTGGATTACTTCTTGCGACCGAAATTGCCAACGATGACGTTTCCGTCACGGCTTTCGATCGGCGTGGTTTTGTCTTGACTGTTGTCGGTCTTGTCCGAATCTTTGTGCCTGGCGATATGGTCGGCCGAAGTGACGATCTCGCCAAACTCTTCAACCGTACGGGCGACGAGTGCAACCGGGTTGAGCGGAACGTAGTGGTTAGAGCCGCGCATCCGCAGACCGCCCATCGCTTGGTACGGAATGAAGACCATTTCCGACTTACCGCCGAAACGTGCGCTGAAGGACACGCCTTCCACGTTGTAGTCCACGCCGCTGATTGCTGCGGTGCTCAGGTTCAGGATCAGAAGTTGATCAGCCTTCTTCGGGAGGATACGCTCGGGCACCATCACGTTCGGATGGATGACGTTGATGGTGAGGTCCGGTACGAACCCCTCGGCCTCGATCCACGCGATATATGCCGGCAGAGTAAACTGCATGGGATGGTACTTGAGCTCGTGGGATTCAGTCACTGTAGATTCCTTTTTAGAAAGGGTAGTTTAGACGTTGCCTGTGGTTTACACTGGGCACTCACATAGATACTAAGGTCCTCAGTTTTTTTAAACTATCCTTACCTGGTTGGCGGCATAAAAACCCTAGGGAGCCGAAGCCCCCTAGGGTCACCAAGAAGCTCCGTAGACTTACGTCCACGTCAACAACCCCGAAGGTGATGGCTACACAGGCCTACACCCCACAGACCACTCAGTCTCCGCACAAAGGCGAAGTTACCGAATGGTCTGTAGGCTGCACGTCCTAAAAAGAACTACAACTTGACCCCCGATCGTGGAGCCCATACGGTTTCGTCTGCGATATCGAATACAATTAAGTTGTCACTATGGACCCCTTAAAGAAACGATGACTCCAAATACTTCGTCGCGTCTCACCGTTAGTACACGCGACTGTAGAGGCTGTATCTGGGTGGGGACTCGTCGTCACCATCACCCTGGCCCCGCACTGTACGTTAAAGAAGCATCGCTGGCGATCTATAACGTACAACTTTCTTGAAACTGGTTACGCACGCAACCCCTTAAGTGGCCGCTTAGGCGAACCTAAACGTCTGCACACACTGGTGCTTTAACGCTACAGTCCAACTAACGCAGACGGCGAGCGCAATGTTGCGTTGGCCGGTTCTGGGTCTTGACGATCCCGCGTATTCTTAGGATCTAACTGTAACATTGAGGTGATCACCTCAAGGGGCTGCGTGCGTGAGTAGAACCGCCGACTTCGTTATTCAGAGGGAACATAACGGATACGCTGACCGCTAAGGCTAGCTTTATCGATGTCCGAACTTACTGGCGAACTGAAGGTAGTTCTACATGATTAACCGCTATGTAAAAAAATAAGTAATCATATGTTTTACAACCCTCGAAACCTTTCACCTACACACCGAGAACTCTAGGCAATAACCATGTCCACCGATGTTTCCGCACAAATCAAGGCAATCCAGGCATCTGCCGAGTACAAACAAAAGCGTAAGCTCGTTACCGTAGAAACGGTGGTCGGTAGCGAAGTACCTTTCCGTTTGTGCAAGAAAAAGACTGGAGTGCAGCTGTATGCTGCGGCAGACATGAACAGTATCGTTCTGTTTCTTCACAACTACTCGCTCGACTCGCTGACGGTGGTCCCTACCCGTCGCAGTAGGCGCTAATCAACATATAGCCACGGAGGGTAACCTCCGTGGCTTTTATGCCGTCATTTTACAACTTTGAGTACCACTTTCGGTCTGACCGGTCCGGGATGTTCCAAAAAGAGCTCGAACTCTCGATATGTTTCGTAGAGGGTACTGACTTCGTTGGTAAACTCGTCCCAATACCCGATGTGGTAATGGGTACCTTCTACCGTTTGACACAGGCCCACGATCACTACTGACAAACACCCGTCTAGGTAAAGTGGGTCATCAATGGCTTCCGCCAACTGCGCCACGAGCTCGTCTGCCGTTAGCTGTGCCCAGACACGGTCACCGATCTTGAACTTAGGCGGCGCGATCTTGGAGAGCACTGACATGCTCAGGATATCTTCGTCAGCCTCATCTAGAGGCTCGTTGCGGAAATTGTCACCCTTCCCATCATTGGACGCAGGAATGAGTTCCAGCTGTTTGGGTATTTCAGTTAGCTGTCCGCAGTACACGCAGTTTCTCCTCTTTTGTTACTTCACCACCGGGATCTTTGCCGCCTGGTCTTTGACGACCTGGTCAAACTTTTCCTTGTTGAAATAATACCAGTCCTGCCAGGCCTGTATTACCTCTCCTCGCACTCGACACTCGGTATTGTTGTAAGCAGCGAGGAGTCCGAATTGGGACACCGCAAGCTGGGACGGGGCTCCAGCATCGAGGGCGTAGCGGTCGGGAAGGTCAGTGCGGGGATTGGCGAAGGCTTTTTCCACCAGCGAGTCCCGGTACAGCCAGACAAGACCAGTAGGCAGAGCGTAGCTGCGATCAACTTCTTCGGAAACATATTCGGTTACCTTTTCAATTGTGACGGGTTTCTTTGCTGCGTCGGTCAACTCTTGGAGACGACGCTCCAGTTCTTCGTTGAACTTCTTGGAGTCGGCTTCATAGCGCTCCTGTGCCGCTTTGGAGTCAGCCACCCATTGTTCGTGCTTAGCGAACAACGCGTCGTACTGAGTCTTGTAGACCTCGTACTTTTCCTTGGATTTGTTGTAGCCCATGTCATACAGGCCCTTACAGCCCCACACGAAAACGGCCAGACAGAGCAGACCGCCAATCGCGGTCAACACGAGTCTGACGATCTCCTTGGCTTCCATTTTATCGAATAACGCTACGCCGAACATAGACTTAAACCCCTGTGTCATAAATGAAAACTACTCGTCATAGGATTGGGGAAAAAATAAAGGATCGCGATAAAGCCCTACCGCACCTTCGGGTGCGGTAGGGCTGTTGGTCAGCTGAAGCGCTTGCGGAACTGTGCCAGAGCCTCGTCAGCTTCCTTCAGGGCCGCAGCTGCGCTACGGGTGTCCTGATAGGTAGTGACGTAGACGTCGGCCCAGAGCTCACGTTCTACATCGTCATCCGACTTGTAGTTAGCGAGCTTGTCGGCATGATCCGTGTCGACCACTTCGGTCGCCGGCTCAGGCGCAGTCTGCATGCTTTCACTGAAAGCAGCCTGCTCTGCCCAGTCGATGGTGTCCACCCAGAGGATGTCCGTGTAGTCGGCGAAGTAATGCACCTCATACACGCGGCCGGTTGCCAGGTGGAGGTGGTGCAGATACTTCGACACACGTTCAACCCAAACCGGCGCCGGAGTGGTTGCCGGCTTGAGCAGTCGCATCTTCGGCGCGCTGCAGTGCACCGTGGCCGGAACCAGGTCGCCGTGCGGCACGATGGGGGCGAGCGCCTCGAAGTCCTTCGGGTCATACTTACTGTCATGACCTTCCGGGATTTCGGTCTTCAGTTTCAGGCCGACCAGTTCGGGCATGATCGCACCGAGCTGGAAGTCCGTACGCTTCAGACGCGGTGCCGGGCCAGTGACCGACTTGGTCGGCGCGACCACCTTGGTCACGTTCTTGCTGGCGGACTTTTTCGCCGCCATCACGGTGTGCGGCTCACCGTACCACTTGGTCAGCTGTCGAACCACCGCCGAGGCGGCACCGCTGATATTGGTACGCAGGGCGGCCGGTACGGCATCGGCGGCCGGGGTGGGCACGTGACCGGTCATGACGATGACACGGTTTGCGCCCTTGCAGGCCCGTGCCACCACGCCGGGAGTGGCTTCTTCCGGCACCACGCCGGCGATTTCAATACGCTCGCCGTTGTGGGTGATTTTCTTGTTAACCACTTCGGTCAGCTGACGCGGCCGAAGACCAACGATTACAACCTTTTCCATCTTAAGCTCCAAGTTTGACAAGGAAAATGGGACTTCGTGTCCCGGGGTACAACTTCTATAAATCAGGACAGACGGTAGCCGTACTGCGACAGACGGGCTACGATATAGCGCTGCAGGCAAACAGCCACGCAGGCGTAGACGGCAACGCCAGCCACCGAGGCCAGTGCGGTATAGTACAGGTCTTTGGTGGTCATGGCCAGCGCAAAGCCAACGGCCACTACCACCGTTAGGGCAATTGCCCACAGCGGCAGTACCGAAGCGATCAACGCCTCCGGATCACGGCGGTCAGAGAGAACAGAAACTACCGAAAAGACAGCTGCGCCAATGTTGGCGCAGAGGATCAGGGTGGCCAGCAGGGTATCGACGTTCATGGTATTGCTCCTTGTTTGACAGGGAAGGTTACTGCGGGGAAAAATCTAAATAGAACACCCTCACCCCGATGTGGAGCGAAGGTGTTCGATTAGACTTCTTATACGTGGATATGCACTTCCACGTGAGGGGTGGGGACTCGCACGAAGCGAGCCTGGTACGGCGGGGCGGCGGGGCCGACGTGGCGAGAGAGTTCGCGTTGACCGTCGAAGCTACCAACCTGGGCCCAGTAGCCCAACTGATTCCGGACGTAGAACTTCGACCGCCAGCCGTCGCTGACGATCAGAACGTCGTAATGGCGACTGGAATATCGATAGTTCGCCGGGGCGAGGTTGGCGAACCGCACCGAGCAGAGCAACCCGGACAGGTCATTGATGTCGGGCGACGTGCCAAGGCGGTGGGCGTCTTCAAAGAGTACATTGAGTGCCTGACCTTCGAGGCCGGAAACGATCTTGCGCATATCAACTCCTGAGTTTAACAGAGGACGAAGAGAGAGGTTACTGCTTGGTGTGTTCGTGGATCCATTCGAGACATTTCTCGACGGTATCCTCAGCCTCCACCGACAGACCGGTGGGCGACTTCTTGACGTTGAGGAACGCGCCGCGCTTCTTGGCATTGCGTTCCAGCTTGTCACGATAGTACTTTAGCTCACGCGCCAGAGGGCGCGGTAGGCGACGGATCGCTTGGTTCAATTCACTACGCTTGTCCACAGTGACCCTCCTTTGATAGGGTTTTGGTTGCGACGGTTCATGGCTACTATATGGTCGCGAGATTTTTTTATTTACGATGTGGTTAACGGACGCTGAATGATATGTCATAACCCTTTTGATATGTTAGGTAACTAAACATGAACAAACGAAATAATCACTTTAACGCCTCCATGGAAAGTATTGTCGGTGTGCTCGGCATGATTGGCGGCTTGATCGCCCTCATGGCGGCAGTACAGATTGTCGGTAAGGCCGCCAACAAACTTTGCGATGCCATCGGTAACGGCATCTCGAAAGGCACTGCCATCGCATGGGATAAGCTCTTTCCGAAAAAGAACGAAGACCCTCTCTATATCGTCGAAAATACCTTTCTCAATGACAAATGGCTGGACAAGCAAAAGTTCATTGAGGGTTCGGTGTCGGGCAGCGGCATTGTCGGACCTTTGAGTACCAACGGTCGCTTTGACGGTAAGGTACTCTCTGTGTTTAAAAAGAGTCTTGACAAGGCCGGTAAGATTGATGCCGACTTCTGGGGTAAGTACAAGCCAGTGATCGTCAAAGCCAATGCCGCTTGGGATAAGTGCGTCCAGATGGACAACACCGAAGCAGCCTGTGATGCGTTGGTAAAGATGCTCAAGCCGCTACCCCTACCTGGCAGTCTCTATAGTCGCGACCTGAGCGACATTCTAGGCGGACTAAAGGTCATCGAGAAGCGAGGCGCATGCGAAGTCACTGAGAACCATGCCACCGGACCGCAGAGCATCCCTGCACTGACGCGCGACCAAGTCAAGGAAGTAGGTGGGTTTCTCCAAGACTACTTCTCCTCCATGAAGAAAGAGTTGGGAGCGAACAATAGTTTTCCGCGACCCTACGACTATGAGGGTAATCTGCCGGGCGATGAGGAAAAGTCCGACGACCTTTGGCAGGCATTTCTAGACGAGCCTGAGGCCGACCACTTCAGTCACAACTACCATAACGATACCTGGGGCTGGATTTCTTACTGTATTGAAAAGGCGCATGCCGATGGTGTGAATGCCCTCATGCTCTACGTCAATCGCTCCATTGGTAAGTAATAAGGAGTCGTAATGAACAACAAACAAGAAGCCTTTCTGACTGCTGTTAACGGACCGGTAGTCAGCACTGAGGGCTTTGTCCAAACGTTGAAAGACTCCTTGGTCTTTTTCCGTCTCATGAAAAGTGACAGGGAGAAAAAAGCCAAAGAGGCGCCGACAACGGCGCCGACCAATCGCAACGAGTGGACGCGTGCAGAATATGCGAAAGTCAGTGCAATGGAGAAGGCTCTTCAGAACGTCACTGAGATTCGCAAACTCCCGCTTAAGAGTGGGCTGGTCGAAGGTCGTTTTGTCTCCGCACAGCTTTACGGTGAGAAGACCACATTCAGCGTGGTCCATCAGCGCCTGTCGCAGACACTCAAAGCCGTCAAGGCCATGCAGAGCTCGTATCCAGCTAATCTGAAGAGCTTCCAAGAAACTCTCCTGAAATTGGCCGAACTGAAAGAGACCTGGGATAAGGGCGAGGTGAATCTGCGTAAGCGTATTCACCAGGAACTTCTGAAGTGCGTTGGGCGTACAGCGCCAGTATCGCTGGATCCGATGATTCTTCCCAGCATGCCGGCAGCATTCAGTGTCCATTACAGCAGTGAGTCGCAGCTTTGGGGTTACGGGGAGATCGATGTCGAAGCAGTACCTCAGATCCCTGCGCTCACCACCGCGGAGATTATCGCTGCCGGTAAGTTGATTCGCGAGATCAACAGCCTCTGCCAGGTCAACCGCGATCTGGCTGATCCTTGCCCCGACGGGACCCTTTGGGGATATACCGAAGGATCAGCCGAACACGATAAGGTGGGCGCCCTGATCGAATTCATTCACGAACAAATGGATGAGGACGGGCATGTTCATCAGTTAGTTATCCCGAGGACGGCTTTCAAATACGGATGGGCTGAAACAGCTATCTCGCTTGGAAGCTACCTGGAGCTGGTGGAAGAAGCACTGCTTGTGTGGATCTTCGAATCGGTCGACGTGGGGCAATATGAGATCGCCACCGAAGCCAGGATTTCTCTCGAGAGCTGGTTCGGCTTTGGTGGTAAGGATGGACCGGATAGTGCCACCAAACGTCTGTTGGGTCTTCTGAAGGACAACGACGTCAAACACACGCCGGTGGGCGATCAGGCTCTGGCTAACCTGAGTGAGAAGCTCGGCTATCCGCTCAGTGCTGGGGTTTCGGATCTCTACCGTTACGTCGGTTCTTTCCGATCCGAGTCTGGCGAAAGTCCTCTGGAGGTCCATGACCCGAAGCAGGTCATCGAAGCTACCGAAAAATTGCTGAAGATTACCAAGCAGTTCAAGGACCCGGTGGTGTTTGCGTCGACCTACGGCGGTAGCTACATTTACATCGCCGCAGGTAAGTATATCATCGAGTCGTACATCGATGAGGAAGACGGTGAATTGAACATCCAGGGTCGACATAGCGAAACTCCTGCTAAGTTCCTGACTGGCGAACCTGCCGACAAGCAGTGGCGTTAAAGGCATAAAGACCCCTCCCTTCGGGGAGGGGTTTATGTCACCTAATGGTATGACCGTATTCTCTGACTTTACCAACGGATTACTGCCACCATGGCTAACTTTTTCAAGAAGATGCTAGGCATCGTTCACGTCAATCCAAAGGGCGAAACCATCCAGATTGGCGGTATGGCCACCCAGACGCTCAAACGCGACATCGAGACGACTTGGAATACGTCGAAGATCGCCAAGTTTATGTTCCGCAAGTTCGATGGTCGCACGATCGAATTTGACTTGTTCTTCGCGCTTGAAATGCATTACATGCTTCAGACGATGCTGAAGAACAAGCGCAACTGGACCAGCCGCTCGGCACTCCAGTCGGCTATCAAGCAGCTTGAAGAAAACACCTGGCTGTCCCAGATCACTGCGCAGCAGCCCACTGGGGAAAAGCTGGATCGCTCCAAGCTCTCGCTGTTCCACAAGACCCCAATGCCGCATCAGACTGAGTTCTTTGATCAGTATGAGATTGGCACCAGTCGTCTGGGCCTGAACGGCTTCCTGTTGGCCGCAGGTGCAGGTTCTGGTAAGACGTTGATGGATTTGATGATTGCCGAGATGGTACATTCGGATTACATCGTCGTGATATCGCCCAAGAACGCCGTGGATCGCGTTTGGAACCACACACTGAAGGAAGAGTACAAGAAGCCGCAGGAAGTGTGGATGGCCGCCAGCGGGCTCCCCTACAAGGGCCAGCGCGTATTGCTGGCACACTACGAAGCACTGGAAAAGCTCATCCCGGAAGCAAAGCGCCTGAACGGTAAGGTGACTGTGATTCTTGATGAATCACATAACTTCAACGAAGTCAATGCTCAGCGCACCAACTTCTTCTTGGACCTGTGTAAGGCAACCAAGAGTGAAAACATCATCTGGGCATCCGGCACGCCGATCAAGGCGTTGGGTGGTGAGAGCATTCCGCTGCTGCGCTCGATCGACCCGCTGTTCACGCCGGCGGTTGAGGAACGCTTCAAGAAGATCTTTGGCGTCAACGCCAAGCGCGCTTTGGACATCCTGCGTAACCGCATGGGCTTTATCAACTACCGCGTTGAGAAGTCTGATGTGGTGGATAACAAACCCACCGAGATCCGCATCGACGTGAAGATTCCCAATGGTCGGGAATTCACGCTGGACGCCATGCGCGACAAGATGACCAAGTACATCGCCGAACGGACCGAGTACTACAAGAAGAACTACAAGCAGTACGAAGACGTCTATGAGCGATGCTTGAAACACTTCGAACGCAATATGGACGAGCTCGATAAGGAGCAGTACACGCTCTACAAGAAGTGCGTCCAGATCGTGAAGGAAACTCCTGACCCGCGCTATACTGGCGATCAGATGAAGTTTGCTAACCGCTATGAGAAAGAACGGATCATGCCGAAGCTTTCCAATGAGGAACGCAAGCTGTTTGTCGGCGCAAAGTCTGTCATCAAATACGTCAACCTTAAAGTTATGGGCGAGGCGCTCGGCAACGTGCTGGGTAAGGCTCGCTCCGAACTTCACGTGGCCATGATCAAGCAGATCAACTTTGCTGAAATCATGAAGGCCGCTGAAAAGAAGACGGTAATCTTTACCAGCTACGTCGAAGTGGTGAAGGAGTGCGATCGCGTACTGCGTCAGGCTGGGATGGAACCGATGTTGGTTTACGGTGCCACCAATAAGAATCTGGCGTCCAACGTAGGGGCGTTTGATAAGGACCCGAACGTCAACCCCCTGGTGGCTACGTTCCCGTCTCTGTCGACCGCTGTGCCGCTCGTGATGGCCGATCAGGAGATCTTCCTGAACGTACCTTTCCGTGACCACGAACTCGTGCAGGCCAAGGCCCGTATCGACCGTCTGGGTCAGGACACCCCGGTGAAGTACGTCTATGTCTATCTGGACACCGGCAAGGAGCCGAACATCTCCACCCGATCTAAGGACATCCTGGAGTGGTCCCGCGAACAGGTCCGTTCCATAATGGGCGTGGACTACAATGGTGACGCCGATGAAGTGCTGAACGGATACGTGTCTTCATTGGAATCGCTGGAAACTTACCCACAGATTGTTCGTGACTTCAACTACGCAATGGAGAGTCTCATGGAACGCGATGGTTTCTAAGGAGGGTCAAATGGCCACCGGCGATATCTAAAAAAAAAAGCACGATTAACGCTCCCTACGCCCTTGCGGGCGTAGGGAGCTATGTCGCTTAGGAGGCAATGACTTCCGCGAACGCCTGCGAGATACCGTAACTGATGTGGGACGGCAGCTTGTCGGCAGTCAGGATATCCACACCCGCCAGCTTTCCGTCGCGCACCACACACTGGTCGAAGTAGAGTACACCATTGACCTCCCGCACCAGGATCGAGGATCCGGCATAGGGGATCAGCACTCCCGACAGTCCTTCATTTGCCGATTCGATCAGCGCCACGTCTGGCCCAGTGTACGCGACCATGGTCGCCTCAATCGCGTCCCAGTCACTCAGGGTGATCACCGAGTTTTGCTGGCGCTGGAGCTTACCGAGCACTGCCCGGTAAGTGGGGACGTCGACGACAGCCTTGATACGGCGCACACGCCCACCCAGGGTTGCGACTTGTTCCTTCCGGGTCTGGTATTCTTCTTCGGTCAGACCAGAACCTGAGAAAAACTTCGGAATATCCCTCAGCATCGGGTGAGTGGTCTCGAAGTTACCCGAACTCAGGAATACGCCGCGGATGACCGATATCTCATTCTCGGTCAATTGACTCGCCGGGACTTCCTGTACCAACTCCTCGCCACGCAGCAGGGTGACGAGGATGTCACCTTCCGCAGTGGGGCCGAAATAAAAACCATAGCCCGGCCCGCAGGCCAGGATCGTTTTCTCACCGTTGACGCTATAGCCGGCAATGCACTTTTTGCCGACCAGGACCTCATGGTCGAGGTCACTGAAAGACGTGACTTCAGTGGGATTTTTGAAAGCAGTGAACAGCTTGTCGAAGCATTCTTTGTTGAGTTCGAACTTGATCATGGTAAAACTCCTTGTTTGACATGGATGAGTGAAACTGTCGTTTCCCAATAACCCCACCGGTGTAGGGGTATGGGGAATCGACAGCATAAGTAGACGGCAGCCGGTAAGGGCTGCCGTCTACAGTTCGGCGATCAACGCATTGCCATCAGTTGATTGGCAAAGCGCCCGGCGTCGGCCGGGTTGATGTCGTACAGCTGACCGTGGCGCACGACGTACGTCTGGGTCCAAACAACGACCTGACCGTTCGGCGCCACCACCTGGAAATCAGCAGCACAGGTGGTGAGCGAGTAGTCGCCATTACCGCGGTGACCAGCCTTCACGAACCGGGCCCCCACGAAGGTCACGTTGTTTTGCAGGTACTGGGTCCAGGACTGGTTACCCTGGCCAGCGTTGTTGAAGTAGTTGAACAGTTGGTTGACCGTGGCCGGTTGACGGCAGTTCGGCCAATCCTGCGAGGCATTGGCATTCGGGGCGACCGCGATGGCGATCAGGATCAGCAGAACAGTAAAGATCTTGTTCATGACTTTTACCTTTGGTTGGTTGGTTTAACGCAGGTCGATAGTGGCTCTACGTCACAGCCACTATATGGTTCTGAAAATATTTATAATACACATAACCCCACACCCTTTCAGGTGTGGGGCCATATGCTGTTACAGAGCCGTCAGTTCAAAACCGCCGGCTTCTTGTCCATCGAGAGTATCAGCCCACAACGGCCGACCCACCACGATAGTGATCTGCTTACTGACATTCCAGGCGACTGGGAACCGCAGGTAATTGCGACCGGCCAGTGTTGAGCGGGTAAAGGCGATCATCTGATGTGTGGAACGCCCATGTAGCCGAGCGTAGGTGAATCCAGTGTGTGGGCCCCCACGACCCCCATGCGCTGAAGTTCTGCGATACCGTTCAAGCTGGCACCGACGACGCGATTGGCCACGCCACCCAGTGTGGCGCTGACCCCCGGTACAGAATTGGCGTCGATGATTTTCAACAGTGCCATGATTATTTTACCTCGTTGTGAATAGGGGGATTAAAAAAAAAACCCCCCATAAAATAGGGCGTTTCTCCATCCGTGGTCTTTAATCCTATGGCTTCAATAAGAAGCTTCACACAACGAAGGAAATCAAGATGTCGAATTATCTTCAGGCGCCGAAGCAGATCATCATCGATCTGATCAATGACGCCAACTCCGGTCTGGGCATGACTTCGGCTGAAGTCGAACTGTCCGCACCCGGTGCCGGTAATGGCACCCTGAATACCTCGCTGGTCGTAACCCCGGCCGCCGGTAGTCGCTTCAGCAACCAGGTTACTGTCTATTACAACCGTCTGGGTCTGGCTGCCGTGGTGGCTACTCAGGACGGCCGTATCGAAGCTATCGCTGAGTCCTACACCGCTGCCGACGTCCTGGACGCCATCAACGCCAAGTACAACCTGCTGATCACCTCTGACGACATCGAAGACCTGGTCCTGCCGGCGATCCCGACTGTCCCGGGCGGCGAAGCCACTCTGACCCTGACCGCCAAGGCTGGCTCGCTGATCTTCACCGGTACCGCAGAGATCACCCTGTTCGTTGACACTGTGGATCTGGAAGACGCCGTACTGGTGACCGATCTGGATGGTCTGCACTATCCGGTCCAGGCTCCGTAATCGAGTCTGAGAAAAAAAAAAGATAGGATCTATCTCCCCCAGGCCCTTACGGACCTGGGGGTTTATGCTGCTTATTCCTGAAGGGCTGCCCACAGCCAACTGCGGGTATCTTCGTCAAGTTCGGTGAACTCGCGGTCAATCAACACTTGACCGTCGGCGTCGACGTACGTGTAAAGCAGATTGCCCGCCTGCGTCAATCCCGCCGCAATGGCGGTATCGCACAGCGGGACATGGATAACGACACCTGTTTCACCGCGAAGACTGAAGTAGATGTCGTCAGATCCGTTGTCTTCCAGAAGCTCTTCGAGCTCCGTGTCGTTTACTGGTACTGGCGGCACACTTGCCAGCATTTCCAGCTTGCGTCGGACTGCTTTTTCGATCACTTCCATGCGCCCTCCTTGGGCTTAGAGTACAACGAAGGGAACCTCGTCGAGTTCCAGCTGAGCAATCGCGGCCGCATCGAGGTCCAGTACGACGCGGTCACCACAGGACTGCACGTGACCTTTGTAGGTCTTTCCGCACAAGGCCAATGTCGCATCGCCGTACCAGCCAGCGTCTGCGTTGTCGGACTTCTGGTTGTAGTAGGCGTCAACCTTTGGTTCATAGCCCACGAGTTCGCCGATCTTGATCAAGATATCCATTTACATAATCCTTGTTTGACAGGGGTAAAGTATTTCCGATAGCCCACTCTCTCGAATGGGCTACGAGAATTACCTTAGATGGTGTCGTGGTAGGCCGCCATGGCGCTATCCTTGGCGCAGAGGGTAAACACTGCCGCGACGGCGGTGTTGAAAGTAGCGGTAGCGGCGCGGGCCGCGGCGGTGAGGTATTCGCCTTCAACCAAGGCACTGCCAGTGCCCTTCAGGTTCCGGACGGCGGAAATGCCGTTCAGAACGGCCACGCTGCCGTATGCAGCGGTCAGGGCGCCGTTCACGACGCGGTTGGTGGTCACGAAAGATTTGATCTTAGCCACGGTATTGCTCCTTGTTTGACAGGGTTTGGCAATCGCATTATTGCTCTTGCTCACAACGACTATATGGTTGTGAGATTTTTTTATTTCAACAAAGGGCGACGACCAGGACGGTCGTCACCCTAAAGGTACTCACTCAGCAAAGGTCAGAGAAACCACCTTGATGTCAGGGTAGGCCTTCTCGGTTCCATCTACCGACTTCCAGACCTTCGGCACAATCGTCGCAGTTACTCCCTGCTTGGCGAGCAAGTCGATAACTTCATCGAAGTGTGCCTTGAGGGCCGCATGTTCGACGGTCGCCGCTGAGTCCATAGCCAGCTTGGCGATGCCGCGCTCGACGTTCTGCAGGTAAGTGCAGACGTCGGTGGTAGACATGTACTTGCGATAGATTCCGCGGAGTTCGTCCTCGGTGCGGTTTTCTTTCCAGGTGTCGAAATCGGGCTTGGCCCGCCGATCGGCACTGTCGTCGAGTTGCCCGTAAGAGGCGCGAGGCCACTGGTTGTTCCAGAGGCGATTTTCGGTGTCCCTGAAACGGAAACCATCGTATTTGATTTCGTCATCCCACTCACCGGGAACCTGGCGATGTTCCGCGCAGGTGAGCTCAATCAGCTCGATGCCGTCCAACTTATCCATCCACGGCAAATAGGTCGAGCCGAAGCACATGGCGGGCGCAGTAAATTGGATATTGATGAAAATGTACTTCTGACCGACATTATAGCGCATTTCATTCACTCCTTAGGATTTGACGGTATAAAGCCCCACACCCACTAAGGGGTGTGGGGTTGTTCAGTTCGACCTTGCGTCACTTGGACTTCTTCTTGGCCGAGCCAATGCTGGAGCCCTTCTTGTTGGTGGCCAGCTTCTTGGTGGTCTTCTTGGTAGCCTTCTTGGCTTTCTCGGCCTTCAGCGAAGGACTGCTGAGTTTGGGCAGATCGACGAAGTCGGTGGTGATGTTCTTCTTACCGGCGTCTTCTGCCGGAGCGAATTCGCCGGTGTTGACGTCGCGAAGAACGATACGCGAATCCGACCCTTCGGCGGTGGTCGGGATCGCCGGCGCGGGTGCGGTACTGCGAACGCCGGCACCAGCATTGCGGGCAGGGGCTTTGTTGGTGCGATAGCGCAACTCGTCGACGATGTTGACTTGAGGCGTGGTAACGACCACGGTTGCAGCGCCCTGAAGCGCCGACAACACACTGTTTACAGAACGGCTCATGTGTAACTCCTTGGGGTTGTAGTGCCTGGGAGCGTCCACATAGGACTACTCCTAGGATATAAGCAATCACGTATTAAAAGAAAAATACGTGATAGTATCCATAACGACAGCATAAAGCCGACCGGTGGGGACCGGTCGGCTCAGGTCGTTACGCTTTAGGTTTCCTCTGTCATCCGATCCAAGCTAACGAGTTCGCGTTTCGTCAAACTCAACTTGGAATTGCCCCGATGACGCCGAGGATTTCCACACAACCAGCAACTACAACGCGCTGCAGACGTAACGGCAATGGCGGCGCGCTTAGGAACTGATGCCAACACCTTAGAGTTGATCTCAGGATCGTTTCCGATAAAAAGCATACTGACGATTTCAGCGGTACGCTTCTTCATGAGACGCTCAAAGTGATGGCGGCGGAAAGTTTTGGAACGTGACATGTATATCTCCCAAAAGGCCCCCTGCACGACGCGCGCAGGGGCAGCCTAGCTTGGGAGCAGGCAGCTTTTTGTTCTTCACCAGTACCATCCGGGGGTCAGTGCCCTGTTGAGGGCGGAATGGGAATCCCAAGTGTCGTTCTTTTGACACCGGATCAGCTGGTCTCTTTCACGACGACGCATCATGCGAATACCAATACGACGATGCGCGCGCGGGAGACTGTTGGTGAACATTCTTCGCTGATGGTCGCAATAGAGCAGGGCGTTATTCCGCTCAATGATCTTATCGACATTTGCGCCTGGATTGAGGCGGGTGATGAAACGACGTGTCAGTTCACATGTGGGATCGTCCAACAACCAACTAACGTAGGACGGGTTTTTACGATGACGTTTGGTGCGACTCATGATCTACTCTCTAGTTAGCCTAAATTGTAGACATGGTTACCTCCTTATGGATTTAAGGGCCGGCTAATAACGACATTAGTCGACCAGTTGAATGAGAATACCTTTACCGTGGATCTTCTCCACAGCAACACGGATACGCGATCCCAGTACAGAGTCCTTTGGGTATTCCAGACTCAGACGGTTTCCTCTTTCAAGGCAATCCCATTCCCGACACGTGGCCGGTCGCTCCTGGTAGATCTTGCACCGAAACAACCCTTCTGAAGTATCTAAGTTCGGACAGTGAATTAGTTCCGCGGTATCCGACAACTTAGCTTCATGCAACGACAAAGGTTCGCCGGTCTGACTGTCCACATAGGTAGAGCAGCACGCCCCACACGAAATGCAGACGTCGCTATTGATGAGTTCTTTGTCGTACACGTGCTCACTCCAATGGTTTACATACCATTAGAGTCCGGCAAAAGGATCCTTCTTGTCAAGCACGTTCTGAAGGATGTCGGCATAGACCTGAGCGATCATTTCGCCAGATTCCACTTCCTTGTTTTTGAGCCACTCCGCAACCACCTTATCCAGACTGGTGCGGACGAATGCGAACGGATGATTGACATTGCGAAGACCATCAGGACCCACGACCACCAGCACAGTACCGTCGTCTTTGTCACAGTCCGGGGCAATGCGGGATTCGTAGATCACCAGGTTTGCATCGATCACCGGCAACGGAATGATAAGGTGGCGGCGCTCACCGGTAGCCGCCTTGAGATGAAACGCGGTCGGGTAGGCGGGAGACGCCGCGATGACGCGCGCATCGATGGTGTCACCGAAGTCGACCACGGATTCCGATCCGAGGGCGTCGACAACGTTACGGAAAAGGCGATAGTGCGGCATCTGTTTCTTCCTTACAGAGGTGAAGTAACGGGTGGTGTTTCCCAGCTCACACCAGATCGCATAAAACAAGAACGGCAATGCGATCAGACATGCGACAATTCCAGCTGCCAGGCAGGTGACAATTAGAATGATGACCTGCGGTATCATGACGATAGTAAACAATGCGAACACTGGAACGGCGGCCCAAATGGCACATTGCTTAATGACATCTAAAGCGAATCGGATGTTAATCATGGCTGATTAAATCCGACGACTGATGAAAAGCATCATTGCCGCGGAAGACTTACCGGGACTGGGAGGTTGGCGCAGATCGAAGCCGGCGTCGGCGAATTTGGAAATCAGTTCGCTCAAGAATCCGGCACCGTTGAGCATCGCCATCGCCAGAGTGTCGAACTCCAACTTAATGGACATGTGAGGGATGTCGGATTCGTCAAAGAACTTCACAACAAGACCGACGATGTGTGCACTGTCGTACCGCGATGCTGCCCCGACAAGGGTGTTGCACGCGACCTGCAATGCAGCCACGTCCAAATTGTATTGCGCAATACTCTGGGAAATGTTCGGAGACACGAAGTTGGCCCTAGTTGATTATTTGGCGGTATAAGGGCAGGGTCCTTCGGGACCCTGCCCGCCACAGACACCGCGGACGTCTGTTGAAACGAAACTCGCCGCTCGCCCTATTCGTAGTTTCTGTGCGTCCCACCCCACCAATGACAATAGGGAAGTCCACTCGCTACGTAGTTCAGATCACCGTCGCGATCTGCCCAGTTTCGGTAAATGAGGAATGCGTGTCTTTGTTTCACAGATGATGACGCCTGTGTATTTTTTTAACCGACCGGTTCCTGCGCAGCGTCGCGTTCGGCGATAAACCGGTCGACGTTCGACTCCACCGATTCGATCAGGGCCTGGGGGTCGCCGATCAGGCTATTGCGCGAAGTGATCAGACGGTGCAGTTCCTGCTGGCGCATGATCTCCAGCGCCTGCCCGCTCCATGCCACGGCTGATTCTTCTTCCAGTAGGCGCTTCAACACACGACCAGGCTGGCTGTGGGGCTGGTAACCCTGGATGAAGCGGATCTGGTTGGTCAGAGCGACCTCGATCGACTTGTCGTCCTCGGTGAGGTCTTCACTCGGGGTGTTGCGCAGACGCTCCAGGAACAGACCCACGAACACGCGGGTGTGGTTTTCAGGGAAAAGACCCCAGAGGATATCGGCATCGCGGAGGATCCGAATGGAGTACTCCAGGCGCGGGTCACAACCCAGGATGGTCGGCGACAGGCGATATTCGGTTGCGCGAATCAATACCTTCGCGTCTTCGAAGTCCTGCTCGGTGGTGCCCTTGGGGAGACCGAACTTCATGTTGGCCGATTCGAGCATGCGCACGGCATGGTCGATATTACCCAGACCGTCGGCATCGCGGTAGCTGTCCGGACGGCCCAGGTGTCCCAGGTCGTGCGCGGCGGCAGCCAGAAGCAGTGCCGGCGACGGCTTGGTACTGTCCATCTTGCACAGGGTCACGGCCAAAGCGGTGACCGCCAGCATGTGTTCGGAGTTGTGGTAGGGCAGACGCTCCTGGTCTTCCGGGGTTTCCAGGTAGGTGGCGTATCGCTTGTAGCGGTTTGCCGTACGAAGCGAATTTGCCTGCATGGCCAGGAGTTGGGCTTTATTGAGTTGAGACATTGTCGTGCTCTTTGGCAGGAGGGTAAGGGACGGACAGGTCGTCTGCGTGGAGACAACAGCCGTTGAGTTGGAGCTGGTTACCATCGACACGGAACTGCCGCGGGTCGACCTTATCAGAAAGCTGGTAAGCCAACCTGACGGCCGCAGTGAAGAACTGGAGAGTACGAACTCCCCTGATCCACGCGACCTTCAAGGCTAGACCAGCATCGGCAATAGAAGACATAGTTACTCGCTAGTTTTGACAGGGCGCGACATGCTGTCGAAGAAGATGGACGAGAGTTCACGAATTTCTTCGACCGTAAGGGTCACGCTGCGCTGGGCGCCGGTATCCGTTACTGTCTCATCGACCTTTCGACGTAACAGAGCAGCAGCGCTTTCGTATTCGTCGCTGAGCGGTGGGGGCGGACAAAGACCGGCCCACCTGTACCCGGCAAGTGCGTTGTCGCGCCCGGAGGAGTACTCATTGGGACGACACCAGATTTGTGCGGCAGGCTGCCACTGCCAGAGTTCAAGACCACTACCAAACAGAGAACCCTCTACCCAATGGACGTGGGCGTGACCCAGGTATGCGGCCGGCGGCAGGAGCATCGGCCGGCGTGCGTCAAGTTCTTCTTCGGTAAACTTACGCAGCAGTAGACCGCGAGCAAACCCGCCAGTCAATTTGAGCGCCGCAGCTTTATTCATGCACTCATTCGCGTCATTGGAAATGGTACGGATGTCCAGCGTGGTATCGGCCATGGCGTAGACGTACTGACGGGTTTTCTCGGTCACGGTGAAGTCCTTTATAAGGTAGGTAGAGGTTTTACAGACCGTCGAACGACGGTTCAATTTGGGTCGGGGCGAACGTGAGTGTCTTCATGATCTCCAGCGCTTCGCGGTAAGTCAGTACACCGTGGGCGAAACACGTCCACGAATTAGTAGCGACATTCCAACACTCCCGAACTCCGTCAGGACGCATGCGCGCAATGGCATACGCGCCTTCACAGCCATTGGCGCGATCCAGGATTAACGGCACCCAGGGGACGAATATGCTCCCGTCAATCCGACTGGTATAGATCGGTTTAGTGCGATCTTTGGTCATACGGCGACTTCTCCCTTGATGGCCGGATGGCAGACGTAGTCGACCAATTCGAAGTCCTCGAAACGGAAATCGTCGATGTGACTGACTTCCTTTGTGATGCGCATCTTCGGCAGCGGGTGGGGTTCGCGCGACAGCTGTTCCTTCACCTGCTCGATGTGATTGGAATAGATGTGTGCGTCGCCCATGGTCAGGATCAGGGTACCCGGAACCATGTTCACCACCTGGCCAACCATCATGGTCAACAGGGCATAACTGGCGATGTTGAACGGCACGCCCAGGAACAGGTCAGCCGAACGCATGTTGAACTTGCAGTTCAAGATACGCTTCGGGGTCTTGATCTGATCCAGGTAGGCATTGACTTCGTTGATGAGACTACCCTGTGCAACGCCATCAACTCCATCTGCGGAGTCCCGGAACGTTACCAGGTATTCGTCGTAGAGGCGGTCCAGACGGGCGTCCATGCGCTTCTCTTTCGCCGCAGTCGCCCACGCATGCTCCAGGCGCTCACGCACGGTCAGTTCTTCGGTGTGGAACTGGAAGAAGTTGTGACAGGGCATCAGCGCCATCTGATCCAACTGGCCGACGTTCCAGGCAGAGACGATCAGTCGACGGCAGTCCGGGTTGGTCTTCAGTCGTTCGATCACGTTGGCGATCTGGTCGATATTGCCGGACGGAGTCGGCCAGGCGCGCCACTGCTTGCCGTACACCGGGCCGAGGTCACCCTTAGCCTTTTCCAGCACTTCCTTGTATTCGCTCACGCCTTCGCGTATGATTTGATCGCGGATCATTTCCTCAATGCATTGCAGTTCCAATTCCGGGTGGTCGGCTCGGAATTGTGCGGTCAACAGCTTGATCTTTTCATCGGCGTCGGCGACGGTGATCTGCTTCAGTTTGGCCCACGCCAGCTTGATTTCATAGCCCGACCGCTTTTGGCGGCAGTAGACGTCTTCCGGCTGTGCCCATTCGTTCCAGATACGGACACCCACGTCCTGCAGTTCGGTGGCGTTGGTGGAGCCACGTAGGAACCACAGCAGTTCGTGGATGATCGACTTCAGATGGACTTTCTTGGTGGTGACCAGAGGAAATCCTTCACTAAGATCGAATTCCAACTGGGGGCCGAAAACGGACAGAGTACCGGTACCAGTACGATCCGACTTAGCGCGACCGTTGTTCAGAACGTGTTCGAGGAGCTGGAGGTAATTGTTCATTTGTTAAGTGACCCTTTAGAGTGATCGATTTTTTCCAGGGCTTCGATGAGAAAAGTGCCCGACCTGGTAAGGAGGCGGTCTAGTTCCGCCACCAGCGAATCGCGCTTCTTTGCGGCGGCTCTGTACTTGCGAAACTTGTAGACTCCGTTACCCAGCAGCCAACCGGTGACACCGGACCAAACAAGACCCAGCCAATCCACACCGAGATAGTAGGACACCGCAGTCCCTACAGCGCTAATTACGCCGTAGAATAAAAAGAAATTCATCGCGTTGCGGTAAACGCGCGCGACCTCCGCGTGTTCTTTGATGTGTGCTTCAAGGTTGGCTTTATTCACATTGCTCAACGGACTGTTCCTCGATGTAAGGATAGAAAATAGTGGGACGGTATTTCCACAGGGTGCGGACAAGCCATTTTTGAAATGGTGTCTGGACGGTGTCCAAATGCATCTGGTAGAAAAAGCTCGGATCAAACCAACCCGGCGTATTGACACGGCGAGTGTCAATCTCTGTTTTCTCCGCCAGAAGGATATACGAGTAGCGCCGCCACTGACGAGTCAGTAGGAGCCAGACGATATATCCAACCACGTAAAAGGCGAGTAGCACAAACAACCATGCGTTTTGACCGAGATACGGCGCACTGAAAGCCGCTGTTAACAGCAGCCCAACAGCAACCAGTGCGGCGCACACCTGTTCGCCTAAAAAGCGATAGAAGCGCATCACGCAATGATAGTAGTGGGCATTGGCAGTAATGGAGGCCATCGATCGATTATGTACCGAGTAGTCCCTCTTCAGACATTCCACGTACTGATGGTACGTTGAGAACATGCGTCACTCCTTCGTCAGTCTCGTTTGAAGAATACCCGGAAACCCAGCCACATCAAACACCTGTAACGCCCGCAGTACACATTGCTGGCATGGGTGTGATAGAGGTTGTCTTTTTGCTCTTCGCGATCCCACGATTCGTTATGGCGGCGCTCGTAAGCTGCTTTCAACGCACCGGACGTCTCGAAGCGGATGACCTCGGCGCGGGCCGACCAAAGATCAGCGGCCGGACTGATGACGAAAAACAGCAGTCCCACAAAGAGCAGGAGCGCAGCGGCACTAAGACCGCTCAGCCCTGTCCCACTACTCACCAGGTGGCACAACACGCCTACCGAGAGCGCCAGAAACACCGGCGACACAACCGCCAGGTCGAAAAAGCGCTCGTAGAACAGTCGGATGTTTTGCTGATAGACCAGATAGGCTGTGTCGGTACCCAGTCGGGAAATGTCGACTTTTGCCGCATCAACTACAGTTGCCATGGATCCCCCATTCTTTCGCAATAGTTAACTAACCGTTCGAACTGATCCCCCTCGTAGATGTTGAGGATCGGTACGTTGTGGTTTAAAGCAATGCGGTGCGCAGTGTTGGTGCCGCCGCGCACATTTCCTTTCTTGCCTATCGTCTTTGCATAACAGATCAAAGAATTGACAGGGTGCCGCAAGTCGTCCAGAAGGACCTGGTACGCGTTTCTGGTGTGGAGCGCGATACCACCCCACCCTAGGCCCTCAAACGAGCCCCTGGCCTCAAAGGCGAGCTTCTTAGCCTCTTCGTAATTGGGGAGCTTGGTGGCGTTGATAAAGGTTCGTCCATCGGCAAACCTTTCTCGTCCAGAGTCCTTATAGACGACATGGTGTCTTGCCAGGTAGATGCGCGCACTGTCGGCCGTATAGCGATCCGACGAGGCAGCGCCTTCATAGCCAGCTAGGTCGGCCCCATCGGCATCGCCTGACACAACAACGATGCCGCGGTCACAAAGAACTTTACCGACATGTCGCAATAAGGAAAGCTCCAGCTCTGGGGTTTCCCTACTACCGACGATGGTCACAAAGCGTCTATTGTAATCCATAGGGCCTTTCTCTTAGTGCGCAATCTTGGCGCGGTGTTCGTCCCAGTCGACGTAGGGGAGATCGCCAGTGACAGCCAACGGCAGTCGATCGTAGTAAGTGATCGAGGCCATGAAATCTTGCTCGGTAAGAGATACCTTGCGGAACTGCGGATTGTTCAGGAGGGTCTTGTCGACGAGCTTTGCCAGATCCGGGTTCGGATGGTGCTCGTACTGCGTCCGATCGATTACCAGCACCACCGCTCGCTTGGGCTTTGGGGCTTCGAACTTCAGACGACCTACGGTGATCTTACCAGGTACGGTTGCGTTCATCTTTTTCTGTGACCTACTGGAGTGCGTTAAGGGCGGGGGTATAATAGATGGAGATACCCATGTAAAAAATACGTAAGGCATCCGAACTACCTGAGGGATAGTATGGTGTTGAAAAAATTTAGCCCATACAGCCCCCGCCCGTTAAGGGCGGGGGCTGTGGGTCATTATTTTACTTGCCGACGTGGACTACTTCCAGTTCGAGAGGTTCTTTGGCGGGCAGTATGATCGTTTCAGCTTCGAGACACTTTCGTTTTGATTTCTCGAAACCGTCCCACTTGGCCAACTTGTCTACGGCCTCCAAAATATCCGGGGTGAGCGGTAGGGCTCTATGGCGGTACTTATTTCCTTTTAGACGAACGACAATGGTGCCGAAATCTTCGGCAATGCCACGCACGTGACTAAAGGACAATGGGACGGACTGTTGTAGTTCGAACCGGTCGCCGACTCTCGGTCTGTCACTAAGTCCCATTGTGTTCTGGCTCCCCTTGAGGCTAAACCCGCGGTAAAGATCGACCCCTAGCCAGCCATTTAGATGGCTTCCAAATTTCGATCTAGCCGACCAAAGCTTCTTGGTGAGTTCCGGGTTAGGCCAATCGATCCAAGCCTCGATTGCTTCAAGCTCTTCAACGTGATGAGTAAGTCGCTCCACCACCTTAAGGTCGACGTCCTCTTCCTCGTAAGTGAGGTCTTGTATTTTAAAGACCTTGAACTTAAATCTACTGTAAAACTTCGCAAGTAGGTTTAGTTCATTCCGCTTATGGTTGAACTCTATTCGTTCCAACCCTAAATTCATTGACATGGTCTTCACTCTTTTGTTTTCTTGGATCCTGGACGCGACTCAACCCGATACTCCAGTGGCTTGCCGTCAGGCAAATAGATCAGTTCGCCATACGTCATGAAGTGCTTGAGTTTCCATCGATTCGATTCGTCGGTCTTCGAGGCGTAGAGGTCTGGATCGTCCATCAGTTCCACGGCCGTGAGGATATCGTAATCGATACTGAATAGACGGTGCTTGTTTTTTTGGTAGTCGATAGATACGATTACATTACCGAAAGTCGGCGCAACGTTCTCAAAGTGCGTAAAAGAAAGAGCGCGCTTACCAACATACGAGAACTTATCACCGACTCTAAAGTCGGACGGCTTGGGTCCAAACCATCCGGCCCGCGACAGACCCATGTGTTCCTGATCGGCATTCTTGGGGCTAAAGCCCCGGAAGATCTTTCCGTAGTTGACCTTTTTCTGCAGCGGCTCAAGCGCCCGCTTAGCTTCCAGTAACGCCGGCAAGAGTTCCTGACTGGGCACATTAATCCAATCGGCAATTGTCTTTAGATGCTTGGTGTGGCGCATCATCTTGTCCACACGCTTTCGATCCACGTCCTCCAAATCAAAGGACATCTTTGGCATATAGCCGAAACCGCCCAAGAGCATCAAAAGAACTTTTTGACGTTTGGTGGTTTTTCGCTCACTTGCCAGCATGACCTTTTCGAACGAAACGTCGAGTTCTTCCCAGTTTCTCTCCGACCCTTCTGCGTCGACGACTTCAAATGCGCGAGACACTGACCACTCCGTCGTACTTACCCTTGACCTGATTAAAGAGCTTGCTCAGGTCCTTGTCGTAATTGTTCTTCGCGTAGGCGGGGCCGTTATAGGCGGCTGCGAGCTTGGGGAAGTCCTGCTCACGAATACCGCGAAGTGCCTGCGGGGTGCTCAGGATAAAACGCACCAGGGACAGCAGGTGTTCTTGGACGTCCTTACCCATCAGGGTGACGAACTCCTGAACTGAGCTGTAACCGATAGCCACGGCATTGAAACCCATGACCTGGAACTGGCCCCAAGAGGCCGACTCAAGCGCCGCAGTCTCGGAGTATTTGATAGCGCGTTCCAGACGTGCGTGCTCAGCCAGACCGCCCTTATAGCCGCCAGACACCGGGTTACAGATATCCGGAGACTGGGCAAAGGCTGCGTTGCGCAGAGCCGACTGCTGCGCCTGTGTGACACCTGCCTTACGTACAACGTTCATCCGCTTGTAGAAGATGTGACGTTCAAACAGAATAGCGGGACGACCATCGCTCAGAAACGGCTGACCGCGGGTCTCTTTCAGCGCGATGGCTTCTACCATGCCTGGGTGACATTTGAGAATTTCACCAGCGCGCACATAGTCAGCCTGGGTCAGTACGTTGACACGCGTCGGCTTGGCCTGCAGTGCCGCCAAGGTGCCAGGGCCAACAATGCCGTCCGGCACCAAGCCGACGGAACGCTGGAAGTTCTGCACCGCAGTCAACGTGGCCGGGCCGAAATGACCATCGGCGGTGATACCTAGCATTTGCTGGATCGTCTTCACAGCAACACCGCGATCGTTCAATCGAATCAACATGGTTTTACTCCTAAGTTAGTCGGGTAACATAGGATGACACCATAAGCCCCTCCTGTGCCTTAGCGGCACAGGAGGGGACCGTGGCATAGCCGTTACTGATGATGAGCGTGACGCTCAAGCCGGGCGCAGAGAAAGGCGAACAGACCAAAGACATACGGTATCGTAACGGCACTATAGCCGATCAACACCATCTTGAAATCGCCGCGATGCATCTGCAAGATTAGTGAAACGGCTAACATGTACGCCAACGAAGAGAGGACGGCAAGATCAATTGACAAGCTACCGCTCTTCATTCGGTTTACAAAAAAGGCTTTCATGGCCTGATTACCAAGTGGACTTCGTTTCAGTCGTCACGTCAAAAACCGCGTCGCAAAGTTGCTCCAGATTCTTGTGTCGCTTAACGATAGGGTGGATGGGATCTTGTGGTGCCGAGTTGGGGTGGCGATACTCAATCATACTGGCCAGCGCAACAACGTTGCGCTCAACGTCAGTCTGATGAATAACGACGCCATGTCTTACGGTGAGCTGAAACCTATCAGTGCCTTTCTCCGCCAGGACGACATAGGTGTCGGTACGGGTGAGTAGGCGAAGGATCGCCGCTCTGGAGACTAGGACTCTACCCGCCTGTATGCGGGTGGCTTCTTCGGCCAGGTAGATTTTCTGACTCGCTTCTTCTGCGTTGGCTTTCAGGTTGATTATCTCACTTTCCAGCCGCGCCGTCTCAAGAACCAGTAGCCTATTCCGACTTTCCCCGTAGGCCTTTAGTTTCTCAAGCCTGGCGTGGTTATCGTAAAAGCGAGTAGCACCATAGCAGACCCCGCCATAGACGGCGAGTAGAAACAAAAACGTCAATACGAAGTAAAGCTCGGACGGCTGAGTTAGTGTAAGTGCCACAAGAGCTATAACAATGATTGCGGCGTTGTAATAGGCATAGCCGGTTACGAACGACCAATCTCCCGCACTAAGATTCTTGCTCTCTGCTTCACTCATCGAACTTCCTTGGGGCGACCAATGGCGCCTCTTTAGAGAGGCGACATATGATTGGTCTAACCGCGCCGTCAGATGAAGGGGTGGCCTGCGTCTCCGTACGGATCCTTAGTCGGATCATAGGAACATCCAGCCGCACTGAAGTGCCCGCCACCGCCGTAGCGCGCACAGATCAGGGAGACGTCTACATCGCCCGTTTTCCTCGAACGCAGTGAGTAGCGATAAACGCCCTTACCGTCGATATAGTACCCCACGGCAAAGTCGACAGTCGGGTCCGTTCTCAGGATATATGCCAGTCCATCCGAGGTAAATTGCCTCGGGATATTGACCAAGGCGTAAGACAGTCGTCGTTCGTAAGTGGCGGAATCTTCTTTACAGCGATAACCGGAGCTTCGGTGCCGAATGTTATTTTTCAGCAACGCATCGATGATGGTAGATTCCTTAGCCCGGATGATCGGACCGTCCTTCAGAAACCGAGTACAGTGCAGATGAATGACTTTTTCGATTTCACCAATATCCATGGTCGCATCAAAGCCCATTTCCCGGTACCAGGCTTCAGGACAGTTCTTCAACACGGAGACGCCTGCCATGACGTCGCGCGTGCCGTCGCGGGTGAAGCTCCAGGTGTCTCGGTCGGAAACGTGGTTGATGAAAGGAGGGACGAAGCGCTCTGGGAAGAAATGCGACCACGCAATGTGGGCACCGCTGTTTTCCTCACTGTACTTGAAAATGCTCTCCGGTGAGAGTACCTTCGCCAGTTCAGCAGCGCGCCGAATAAGAGGAAGTGCGGTGGGGTGGTGATCCAATACGACGATACGTTCAGCGTGGGTCAGAAGCAGTTCGAATGCTTCGTCACTGAAACTAAAGTCCACTACGTAAACCACAGCACCGGACACGTCTGCCACCGTCGGAACGTCGCCATAGTTGGCTGGAATCAGAACCACATCCGGCACTGCAAGCTTGGCCACCAGGGCTGCTGCTGTACCGTCAAAACAATCGTCGTGGTAATAACAGACGTGACGCTGACTCATCTGAGGATCCTCAAACTGTTGGGAATGGTTTCGAAGTAACTGCGGATGGTGGGGAATGCTGCGTCCAACACCGGCATGAACTCGTTGGCTTTGAACTTCAACTTCATGTCCAGGCTCGTCTGAGGAGTGGGACTGAAGAGATGGTACATTGGCGAAGTGCCCACCGTGGCCGACCCTATGCCGGAAAGAAGACCGAGTTCTCGGTATTTCTCTTTCTGTTGCATCGCCTCACGCATGGTTGGGTACCACGACTGCAGTTGGCTATCTGCGTAGACTTCTTCGGGGTTAACGCTACCCTTGGGTAGGGCGACTGCGTTAATGCGCGCAGCATTTGTGGTAAGCGCACCCAGCATCACTGACAGTGTGCCAATGTCCGTCGGTAGTTCATCTCGATCGTTGGCGTCCTCAACGATGGCATATAGGCACGCAGCAGCCATGACGATTTCGTCAACGGCGTTCAGGACGATGGATTTCTGACTGCGGTTCTGCGTTTCCAGAAACTGGCAGCGCTGAACTCCCGTGAGTGGCGGGGTATACATCGGTAGTCCTTGTTATTCAGAAACGACAACGGTAGTCTTGGGATCGTTCTCGGCGGCACGTGCAAGTTTTGCACCGAAGGCGTGATTGAAGATCTTCACCACTTCACTGTGCGTGTCTTTTTCCGACAAACCCGAGCGAACCTTTACGCAGTTCGGGAAATAGGTCGGCAGTTGGTTGTACGCGATGATGACGTTCTGGCGGAACGAAGCAGAGGCAGCGTCGATGCTGTTCTCGATACCGCGCTCAGCACGGCGCTTCTCAGCGTCGGCGACGGAGATCTGCAACAGAGCAGTGACGTCCGGGTAGAGATGTACATTACCCAGTGCGTTGACCAGTCCGTCGATATACGTCTTACCTAGACAATGACCACCGCCCTGGTAGGCATACAGAGACGGCGTGTAGCGATCGGCAATGACGATCTTACCTTCCGCCATGGCCGGGCGAATGACCTTCTGAATCAGTTCGGCTTTTGCGGCCAACAGACACAGTGCTTCGGATACCGGGCTGACCTTGCCGAAGTACTTGAAGATGTTGTTACGCATGGCTTCGCCAAACTCAGTACCGCCGGGCTCACGCACCAGTACGTAAGGCGCGCCCTTGGCTTCGATTGAGTTGATCAGCTTTTTGATCTGCGTACTCTTACCGCTATAGTCCGGTCCTTCGATGGCAAAGAAGAAACCCTTCATGTATTTCAATTGTTCAGCGTACGTCATTGGATCGTGTTCCTTGTTCAGTTTGAGCGGCAGGCAAGCCTAGACGCAATACATAGCAAGAAACTTCGCCGTATAAGAATACGTCATCTTATAGATTTCTACCCCTGCATTGGAGTTTGGTCGTGAAAGCGTTTATAGCCGCGTTTGTTTTTACCCTGATCGTGGGTGGTCTGACGGGATGTGCGTCCGAGCAGATAAAGGGCGATGCGCCACTGACCACCACTACTGAAACTGCGCCGCCTCCGGGCTGCGTCGATCTTCGCGCACGTGGAGGTGCATGCTAATGGCTGGGTTCACTCGTTCTGATTACGTCACGCTCGGCGACATCCACCAGCGCATTCTGGAGCGGTTCGCGTACGTCTCTGATAAAGACAAGCATGGTCTCGTTGAGAAGTGGGAAGACTCTTCCACTCTGAAGAACATCGGCCGCACTGGCGTGACTCGTTTCACTGGGGACTGCGAGGAGTTCGCTCTGGTCTGTTTGGATCAGGCGATGCAGCACGGCTTCAATGCACGCCTGGTTGTCTGCTACGTTGAGACTGGCGAAGGTCATGCTATTTGTGAGGTGGTATCGTCGGACTACACCGAAGCCTTCTATCTGGACAATCGGATGGGACGGCCTTGCGTTCGTCGAGACCTGAGCAAGTACCGATTCATTTCCACCAGTCCGTGGAATCCAGTACCGGCCGATAAGCGGCCGTGGCTGAACGTCAAATAAAAAATTTGGCATCATAAGACCCCCTCCCCGAAGGGAGGGGGCTTTATGCCGCTATTCCTTACGGAGGCGGTATTAGCCAGCCGGCTGCAGGTCAGCCAGGTCCAGGCCACTGTCCACGTTGTTCGGGATCAGGGACTCGATCTGGATGTCGGAGCGGGTGAACTTGAATTCACGCGAACCGATCCATGCATACGAACCAGCTTCGGCAACCAGCGAAGCGGTGATGACTTCGGTGACTTCGTCAGCGGCCGGAATCGGACCGTCAACGATGTCTTCCACAGCAAGCACCAGACCGAAAGCAGCAGCAACCTGCGGCACGATCTCGTGAATGGTGGTTTCCATGCCGATGGAGATCACGGTGCCGGTTTCGCCAGCGATCGGATCCACAGCGGAGGCCAGGTCAACGCGGTTGTACAGGATTGCCTGCACGCCCACGATCTGCGGGTTACCGACGGCCGAAACTTCGACCGAGGTATTGGACCCCTCTACAGCACTCACCTGCGGGGCAGCGAAATCCAGTTCACCTTCAGCCCACTGGTGGACGTTGCGTTCATTGATGCCCTGCAGCAGCAGAGCCTTCACATTGGCAGCGGTCGACATCTTTGTATTTCTCCTTATTGGAAGTCAGCTTTCACGTTCCACAAAAAGGTGGAGCGCGGTATCAACACGATATCTCTGATCAGTAACGCCGACGCTGGACGTCTGAACGTAGGTCTGGGCTCCCAGCACCACGCCCTTCAGTTCAGCGACTCGGTCGTCCTTCAGATACAAAAACTTCAAGGGCATCCCGGGTTCAATCAGATCGATGTCTGAGTTCTCCCAGAGCGCTTGAATTTCTGCACCGAGGCGTTTTGACAACTTCGAGTGTTCTTCGAAGGTGTTGGCTGTGATACGCGCTTGCGATGTAACCACCGCATTGACGTTATCGTCTCGCGACTCAACCAGGAACTCCTGATTGTTTTCTGCGCGACTAGCCACCGCTTTGTTGTCACCTTCTGCGGCGTCAACGAACCCGTCAACGACGCGACGCGCATCGAGGAATCGAACACCGTTACCGAGATTGAGCTGCGCATTCTCCGTCAGATCAAAATGCTTCACAGCACCGGTCAACAGGATAATGACTTGGTTAGCAGTCGTTCGGTAGGTATGTTCTATACCAGGCATTGCGTTCTCTGGGATGTTGATAATCGTCAGAGTTCGCCGTGCTTTATCAAAGCGCGTTAGGTCAAACAGAGGATAAACGTGCCAGTGTTGTCCATATAGATAAGTCCCCAAGCCAGTGGAATAAATGCCACCGACCTTTTTCTGGATGAACGGAGGGATATCTTGGATCCTGGTTCCGTGCGGAATAACAACGTTGGAGTATTCGTCCGTGTTGTTGGGCTCCACCATTTCCACACCTAAGACCTTCGTGTCTTCGGACAACTGCTGTCCGTTACTGACGGTCGTTAGGATGTACCTCAGGATCTCAGCAGGCGTTGTATTGCGGATAATGCCACCCACCGAACGCAGGCGGATATCGCGCAGTGCAGGATGCAACAGCTGGAAGGTTACCGTCACCGGACCTTGCATGTCGAGCGCTCGACGCGAGGCCGCCGAGATATTGGCACCGACTACACTGCTGGAGGACTTATCCAGCAGCGTACCCACAAACTTCTGACTGCGAATCTCCAACGCAGCAAGGTCATCAGTAGCGTTGGGAAGAACGGTTTGGTACTCCAGCGTGATTTCAATGTCCCTGCACTTTGGGAAAATGTCGTAATGGAACGTACCCATAGGGAACGCCACTTCCAACAACACCTCATCAGCGTAGGCGCCCTTAAAGTCACGGAAGAACTCACAGGAGATCACTTTAGTCGCGGTGATCGTTCGATCGTCACCTACCTTAAAGTGGGCTCGGAAGGAACGCGTTGGTACGATCTTTTGATTACTGATCGCAATGGCTTCCACTTCATTCCAGAGTGGTGATTCTCTCAGCTCCATTCGCTATCCCCTCCGCGACCACGTAGCAGCACGTCCACATGTTTGGTGTGGCGGTTGGTGGCTGCACGTACTGACTCCCGATCCTTCTCCAGCTGCTTCTGCTTGTCGTCCTCCGTCGGCTTAAAGTGACGGAACGCACGGCGACTTTGCAGCAAACCGACTTCGCCGTTCGCCAACAGACCACGCAAGCGACGCTGCAGGAAGCCATCGCCCTGGGGGCGCTTGATGAAGCGCGACGCATGCACCTTGACTTCATCGGCCAGGCGAGTAAAACGCATCAGACCATCAATCGGGGCTTCGATCTCAGCAAAGCTACTGCCGCGGCTCACGTAGATGCTCCAGTCCTCCAACAAACGCTCAATGATCTCGTAGATCTCCTTAGCGTCCTGCGGGTTCTCAATACGGATAGGGGCACCTTCGTCCAGAAACGCCGCTAGTTCGGCGATCGTGTAGCGACCGCCAATCATGGTGTTCGGCAGGTTCTTATCGTACTCTGCGTCTTCGGTGGCCACCACACCGACCAAGCGAATGTAGTTATCGCTGTAGGTAAAGGAGTGCGGTACCGCTGCCTCCCAACGATAATGGAAGCATTTGTAAGCTGCGCTGTGTTCGCTCTTGGGTGGTCGTTTCGGAATAAACGTTGTGATGACATCCGAACTCATTAGTTGGTCCTCAGGGCCACCTTGATCAATGCCAGCAAGATGGGTACGTAATAGAAGCGCTCCAGGTTCGGCCAACGGTGGCATTCCTTGGCCAGCTGAACAAGCGTGACAGTGTCGATGGCTTCTTCGTCGATCAGTTGCTTCGCCAATACTTCCAGCTTGGAGTTAAAAGCTCCACGACGGGTATAGAAGGGCTCACTGAAGATGTAGTACTCGTCTACCGTGACGGGGACGATGCTGGGCATCTGTGCGTCAGTAGGCGGGATAAAGAAGCCGTCGAGATTGGTGGACTGGATATAGCGACTCAGGTCTTTCCAGCGCGTGCCAGTGGTACCGTAGGTGACACCGCCCACCAGACTTTCCTGCGCCGAACAAGAACACGGATTGAAGGAACCTTCGTAATCCACGTCCACGTCAGTGCGGTTATCCAGCGGACACGCCACCAACTTAATGCCGGTGTAGTAAATGCTACTGATATCGGGGCGTCCCTTAAAGAAGGACGTAGACATCAGGCGCATAAACTGGACGCCCATCTGCATGTAACTGGCACTACCGTTCAAGACGGCATCCAGTACCGTGTAGCTACCGCTATTGCGGTTAGCCTTCACAACCGGACTGGCGATGGTCTGAATCAACGGATGGTCTTCAGCCGGAACCATATCCAGGATCATACGCACGATGAACGGATCGTAGGCAGAAAGCTGCTGTCCCGGAATAATCAAGGTGCGATGCTGCAACGAGTAGAAGTCACGAAGGTAGAAATTCAGGATTTCTTTTTCCATCCGCTGAAGATCAAGCAGATCTTCATAAGTGCCTTCCAACACCATGGGGTTTTCACCCCAGGTGAGGAATTCCTTCATGTACACCAGACGACGAATCGACTTACGATCCAGGTCGGCCTTTACTTCTGCACGATTGTCGATATAGTCGACAAGTTGGTACTCGACTTCAAATACCGAGTCCTTCAGGTAGGTCTTGCGGCCAGCCTGCGTGATGGCAAACAGCGCCTCACGACCGTCACCGGCGTCGGCTGTAAACATGTCACCGACGTTGACCTTCATTGTCGGAACAATGGTGGCCGTACCAGTAACCGTAAAGCTGCGACCGGGTTCTTCTTCCTGCTGACTCAGCGGTGAAGTAACCAGCAATTCGAACTGGGTGATCTTTGCATACTGCTGATCAGTGGGGCTGCGGTTGAGCTGCCAAGGACCCGGTTCGCTATCTGCACCCAGTACCTGCGAGTAGTAAGTTACTTCCCAGCGACTACCGTCGACATACTGAAGCAGCGATGCGCGCGGCGTGTAGGTCGTATCAACAGTCGCAGTCTTCTGCAGGGGTGAGTGGATGTGCACCTTCACCGGATCCTTCACCGGAGGCGCCTTGGGTGTTGCTTTGATGAGACTCATTTTCTGAACTCCGTCCTGCTTCGATTAGTACTTCGTTGACCGTAAGCATCACATACTCAGGATCGCCGTGGTAGATACCCTTGGCGCGATTCACCCGTTCAGCGATGTACTCCATATCGGCATTACTGATGAGATAGCCACTGAGCAGCTTAGGTGAGAAGTACTGGTTAGTGACCTTGCGCTGAAGAGCATTGACAATTTTCACTGCCGCCACACCACCGCCACGCAAACGGTCCCAGGCACTTTGAGTCAGGGACTTCAGATCATGCACGATCGACAACCGCAAGTGATAGATCTCTCGCAGGTCGATCTCAAACGCACTACGAACCTTCAGGGTATCGGGATCTACAACGACACAACCGTCATCCATGGGATCCGGTCCTTCGTACAGCCGCAGGTTAAACACCGACTGCCCTTCAATGGCCATGTACGGCGCTTCCTTACGCATGAACTCTAGTACGTCAGCGTCGATCTCAAAACCGCCCAGATCCTCACTCAGTGTCAATAGAGCTTGCGGGTCGTCCTTGGACAATCCGAGCATACCGACAAAAACGGTAGAGGTTGGGCCAATCACCGCACCCGCCGACCAGTCGTCGAATTCAGGAATGACGATACCGTCCATGCAACGCTTCCGACACAGGTTCGGAAACAACCCACGGGCGAAATAATCAAAGACCCAACGAGAGTGGCTAGGAGCACGCTGACGACGCGCCGGATCGGTCAGTTGTCCGCTGGCGTGTGGTTCGCTATACCAAATGTCTTCGATCAGTTGCTGATGGACCAGCAACGGATAGTCAGCTACGGCACCAACCACTTTGTCAAAGGTGAAGGTATAGCTGAAGGTGACGTTATAGGTACCGCTTTCCTTATCTTTCTCTTCTGCTTCGGTCACGCCAACAAACTGGAAGTGGCCTTGGGACTGAGACTGGAACTCACCCATAGCTACTGACGAGACATTGCCAATCAGATCCGTTACGTCGCGTACCTTTGCATCAAAGTGTTCGCGCGCATACTCTTCGAGCGTTTGACCGTACGGTGCAACATCCGCGTTTTCACGCAAGGTGTGTACGTGAGCGATCAGTTGGATAAACTGCTTGGGCACCAAGTAGCAATAGTCCAGCTCATGGAGAATACCTTCTCGACCCGCAGCGGTTCGGGTCAACACTTCATCATAGAAGCGTCGCGCCAACGTACGGTTAGGGGCGCGATAGGTCAGATTGAATGTCAGCTCCGTACCCGAGTAGATCGGGTACATACGAACCTTCAACTTCTTGTCAAAGAAAAAAGGAAGGTTCTCTTTCTGATGGACAGCCGTTGCAAGAATCCTGTCTTCCACTGGACGCTCGGAGACTTCCATCAGCAGACGTGCGCCGTGACCAAACGTAGCTACAGCTTGGTGGTCTTTCTCACCCACTGCAGAGTTTGCCGTAAGGGCTACGCCTGCTTGACCGGGAAAAAGCACGGTCGTGTCATGTGGCAGGTTGAGGATCTTTTGGATATCTCGCCCCACTTGCAGCGCCACCGGACGAACGATATTCTCGTACGTCTGAGGTACCTCCAAAACAATACGAGGCATGTTAGAACTCCCAGTGTCGTAGGGGTTATTGTGAATAGGTCATAAGATCGGACTTGGTCAAAGGAAAAAAAAAATAACGTCCGACCAGAGCGGGGGCCTTCGGGCCCCCGCTCGTTTAGGTCAGCGACCCATGAACGCAGCTTGCACTGCGTCGCCGGCTGCTTCGGCAGCAGCTTCGCCGGCGGTAGCTCGGGCAGCGAGCTTCACCACATGGTAAGCCGCCAGGCCGGCCAGGCCGATGACAGCGCCGTAACCGGCTGCCTTCTTCAGACCGCCCATCCAACCGCCAGTCCTTGCGTTGTCGCGAGCTTCCGCCTCTTCGAGGCGGTCGTTGTCCTGGCGGAGGCGCTCAGCGCGCGCCTCTTCCTGGCGGGCCGCTTCGGCGGCCTGCTCTGCCAGGTCGTCGACCACGCGGCCGGTGGCCTGCAGGATTTCTTCGGCGGTGCCTGCAGCTTCGGCGGCGGCGTTGTGTGCGGCTTCGGCTGCGCGGTCGATCAGGTTGTCGTTGTTGTTCATGTTGTTGTCCTCGGCCGGTTCGGCCTTGCGTGCGCCACGAGCGGCGCGTTTCTGGGATTGGTTGAGGGTGGTTTCGGTGTCGCGGTCATGGTCGTATTGGAAACGACCGCCGCGATGGCGAGCGGGGCGACGTTCAAAGCTGTCGCCCCAGGAACGGGAACTGTTGGACATTGTTTCGTCCTTTTCTGTTTCAGGCGGTCGTCTTACCCCGGCGTAGGGGCCGGGGCGGCCCCTACGCACGGCCATGTTAGGCTACCGCTTCAGCGGCAGCTTCAGCAGCGGTGACGACAACGGCCCCCGCGTCGGCCGCACCTTCCAGCATCGCGTCAGCAGCGGCCTCGGCGACCGTGCCGACCGGGGTATTGCGCAACATCACGTAAGCACCGGCCGCCACAGCGGCAGTGGCGACACCGGCGACATAACGCCACTTGTTGCGGCTCACGTGAGCAACAGTGGCGCCTGCAAAGTTCTTGATCTTAGCCATGGTACTATTTCCTTGTTTGACAAAAGAGTTTAATGAGCTCAAAGAACATTACTGCTCTTGCTCACAACGACTATATGGTTGCGAGATTTTTTTAAATCCACACGTTTTCCAAATAGCGGCATAAACCTCCCAGACCTCAGTGGTCTGGGAGGCCAGTTATGGATTAAAAAGCGGAATTCCTTCTACCGCGACTCAGGTTCTCAAAGTCAAACCCGGCCGGCGCTCCGCCGGCTTCATCGAGGAGGTCACGAGCTTCGCGCAACAGCTCCAAGGCGCGCCAGCCTGGGCTAAAGCGTCTTACACTCATTCCTTGCTTGGCATCCAAATGATCGATCAAGACCGCCAGGACGGCATCAACCGTAACACCGGTAGGTGTCTTAAACGGATTGTCTTCATCTTCAAAAATGAGTACCGTCTCCCGGTGCCTGGGGATAAATCCACTTGCCCTAGCGGCTCGATTGTTGGAGGTATCGAAACCGTCGATGGTGTAGTGGTGCGGCGCGATCGTTCGAGCCATCGGCTCTTCGACCGTGATACGCAAAGGCAGGGGGGTATTCTTGTTGTGGGAGAAAAATTGACGCATAAATAATTCCTTCGTTTGATCTTGCCTAATTCAAATTGGTTTCCCCATTAAAGCGGCCAAGTCAACAAAGTTGGTAGGTATGGATCTAGACGAATGGCTCCTTTCCCCAAAGTATTCGAGTAGATCCGGCAGAGTAGAACCAACCCGCACTTTGAGCAATGTAGCGGCACTGGGTGGTTCTACAACCTAGGTTATTCCCATCAAAAGAAAATACGATGTGAAAAGCGGCATAAGCGGAGGGGGCCTGTGGCCCCCTCCGCATGCACTTTTCTGAACCAGACGGTTACTTAGAGCTTGATCTGCTCTTCGTCTTCGTCGTCCAGGTCGGTTGCTTCACCTTCGAAGTCATCCAGTTCCGGGTCAGCGTCATCGCCTTCCAGGTCGTCGGTCGAGGTTTCCGAGGGTTCGGGGATTTCCTCTTCCTCAGCTTCCGGAGGGGTATCGAGGTCAGCCTCGGACTCGCCAGCAGCCGGGTCCAGGTCCGCGGTTTCGGCCGGGGTTTCTTCCACCGGAGTCTCCAGTACCGGTTCTTCCACAGGCGGTGCTTCGTCGACCACAGCGTCCTGCTGAATCACGCCAGGGTCAGCGACCGGGGCCTCTTCCGGCTTCATCGACTCTGCAGCCAGAGTGACGAACGCATTGGCAGTGATGATTGCGTTGGCCAGGTAGTTGACGATCGGCCAGGTGGTCAGCGAGTACGCCGTTTCGACGAACTTGATGATCTGGTGCAGGTGACCCGACGGGTCGTTGACCACATCATCCGGACCGTCACGGAAGGTTTCCCGCAGGAATCGCACCGAGTCCTGAGCTTCAGGCCACAGCTTGGTGCCCTCAGCAAAGACCGCCTTGATCTTGCACTCGTCCAGCACCTCCAGAAGGCGCTGCGCGATATGTACGATCATGGAGCAGGAGAGCGCCTTGGTAACGCCGCCGGAGATCGAGGTCGACAGAACAGAAGCTTCCATCGGCATGTTCTCGGTGGTGAAGCGCACCACTGCGGACAGAGCCTCGGAACCCTCTGCGGCAGAAACCGCAGGAGTGTTGTCGAACAGACGGCTACCGCCCGGCAGACTCTTGACCAGATGATCGGTCGTCAGCTCGTGACGCGGATCGCGGATAGCCAGCACCTTCGGACCCATGCGCTCCCAGAATGCCGACAGCGAGGAGAAGTCCACCGCATTGTTCAGCATGGAAGCTTCGCGTGCAGAACGGAATGCCGTCTCACTGTAGCGACCCAGAATACGGGAACCCAGGTCGGTATAGGAGATCAGAACCTCATTCAGGTTTTCAGGCAGTGCGCCATCAACCGACATGGCAGCGGCCAAACCACCTTCCAGCTGCAGGTCATGACCACCAGCTCCGTTCACCAGACCGGCTTGGGAGATCACGTCGTGCAGACGCGCGCGGATCTGCGGCAGGGCAGTCAGCACGCTGTCACGAATGCGATCCAGGCTTTCGACTGCCTGACGTTCCATCACCGGGAGGTTACCTTCCAGTTCGCGGACGGCGTCAGCGATCGACTCCAGACTGACAGTGCGCGGACGGGCGGCGAAGCTTTCCAGCGAGACGCTGTTGAGCAGACTGCGACCCAGGACACGTTCGTGATGACCCACAGCGTGAATCAGCATCGCGTAGGTTTCCATCGAGGCGCCGCCTTTCTCATTGATGGCCGACACGGTCTCGCCGATGTCGGTCAGAGAGTCGGAAGTCTCACGGGCTTGTTCGACCACTTCCTGCGCATTGCGCGCCGAAGCAACAGCTTCCAGCACGTCAGCCACGTTCAGAGCAGCTTCGCTGTCCTGACTTGCGCTGGGTGCCTCAGCAGCCTGCTGAGCCGGTTCAGCCTGTTCTGCGTCTGCGGTCAGAGCAGCGGCACCAGCGTCGGCCGACTCGGCCGGCTGGGGCTCCGCCACGGCCGCGGAATCGTCGGCAGCGGGAGCGGGCGGTTCAGCCGCGGCTGCGGCGGCTTCCACTTCGGTTGATTCAGCCGGTGCGGTTTCCGGAATCGGATCGGCAGTGGCTTCACCGGCTTCCGCAACGGCAGCGTCAGCCACCGCGGTATCTTCAGCTTCGCCGGTCTCGCTCAGATCTTCCACGACCTGCTCAGTCGGGGTTTCGATCTGCTCGGCAGTCGGGTCGGCTTCCGTACCTTCTTCGGCCGGCGGGGTGTCGTCGAGCGACAGTTCGGCTTCCGGTGCAGCTTCGCCCTCGGCGGGAGCGGCGGTTTCATCGGGAGCTGCCTCGCCAGTATCGCCAACTTCCGGCGCAGCGGTTTCGCCGCCTTCTTCAGCGGGCGGGGTGGTTTCGGTGGATTCGCCCGGCATGGACTCGGCAGCCTTGCGTGCGACTTCGTCCAAGGATTCTTGGTCGAGATCGTCGGCGTTCTCCAACGAGGCAGCCAAGCGTTGCTGAGCGCCAATGGCGATCAGGCGCTGGGCAAGAGAGTAACTGGGAGCACTCATAAAGATTTCCTTTGCAAAAGACTCTAAGGCGAATAGTCATACCATCCGCCTTAGATATGTTTTTTAACCGCGCTTACGCGGCTTGCCGAAATTGGCTTCCTGCTCGCGAGCGCGCTGCAGCGCCTCACGGTCACGAGCACGCTTCTCTGCGCCGTCCGACATCTCCAGGTTGCTCAGAGAGTCGTTGATCAGTTCGATCAGCGAATTCACCACGCGCATGTTCACCGACACCAGGTCAGAATGCGGCATCACGGCCAACCGGTGCAGGTCCTTGGCACAGTTGAGCAGGCGACCCGCCAGCGAGCGGACTTCAGCCGGGATAGACTCCTGGTCCAGCATGCGGACATAACTGGCGTTGGTCTGAGACATCAGGACGGCCAGGCCGTCGATGTTCTTCTTCCACTGGGTCTTCACGTTGGAGGACAGAGCGTCGTCCAGCATCGTTTTGGTCAGGGCGATCAGCTGATCGACTTCCGCCGGATTAAAGGCCTCCCAACGGAAGCTTGCCGGGAAGCCCAGTTTCTCGCGAGGAATCTGGATGACGCGGTAGCTGGACAGTGCAACGTTCGGCGTGAACGCACCATCGTCGGCACTGCGCTTATGCTTCGGGGTAACCAGCAGCGAGCGGTCAAAGGCCAGCGGCAGGGTACCGTCTTCCTTCACCAGACTTTCGAACTGCGAAGTCAGAACGCCGTCACGGAAGGTCTCGTAGAAGTTTTCCAGCTGCGACTGTACTTCCGACACAGCGGTGGCGGCCTTCGCCGGATCCACACCTTCAGCGCACAGACGATCAATCATCTCGCGAAGCTCGCTGATCAGCTGCTGTGCGTTTGCACCGATGTCATTGTGCAGACCTTCCATCTTGGAATCGAAGGTCTTCAGGTGCGACAGCAGGTCGGCAAACGAGATGGTCGGAGTACCACCACCGGACACGCCCAGACCCTTGAACGCGCTGCCAGTACTGGCGGATGCGTCGAACGGAACTGCGAAGTGGTGACCAGGGCGACCTTCGACGTGAGCTTCCATCGACATGCCGTGACGCACGGTCTTGAGCTTCTTCGTCGCCTCACCCAGCTTGGCGATTGCGATCTTTTCTTCCAGCGACAGGGCGGTGAAGAACTTGGCCAGGAAGTCCTTAGCCTTTTTCAGCATCTCGCCGATGATCTTCAGCAGATTCTTGATGAAGGCCACGAATTTGGCCCAGGCGCCAGACTTCTCTTGCTCCAGACCCAGACCATCCAGACCCAGGGATTCCATCGACAGTGAATGACGATCCACAATCGTGGCGACCATCTGGTGTGCATTTTGGAAATGGACATTGGTGGGAGTCTCGATGGATTCGACCGAGAGCACCACTCCATTGAGCAGGCTGTAGGACTCGGTGAGATCACCTACTTCGCGCAGATGGTTTTCCATGGCCACGGCGAGCTTTCGGATGTGTGCACCCGACTCGACGTTGGTGTCGATGGCAGCAGCGTTGATGCTCTCCATCGAGTGACGCAGTTTGTTCATTGCTCTAACCTCAGTTAATGGGGACCCTAACATTCTTCGAAGTTAATGTCAGAGGTACCGGAAAAGTACGCCTTACATAGAATTGCAGCATAAAGGAGCAGATTGCTCTGCTCCCCTATGCGTTTTCAATTACGCGGCAGCTTCAGCCGCGGCGGCCTTTTCCTTTGCAACGATGGCAGCAGCGGACTTCTCAGCCCAGACGCAGTACGACGCAATGACGTTGTAGGCCTGGCCGGAGCAGGACTGGACCAGATCGGTCAGGAAGAGATTGCCAACAGCGTTGATCTTGTTGACAGCATCCATCACGGACGCTTCCTTGATTTCGTCCTTCTGACCGTCCTGACGCTTCAAACCTTCGGTGAGAGTGTCAGCGATGCGCTTACTGTAGTTCTCGTAAGCACTCATCACGCCCTTGATCTTGTTGATCGCGCCGTCGGCATCCATGCAGAACTTCTGAATCTGTTCAGTGGACAGATACGGCACCTTGGTGGTTTCCAGTGCCTTGACCTTCGGATCACGCCAGACGCCCAGAGTCAGGCGCTTCTTGGTCTGAGTCGACTCGCCCACCTTAGGTGCGCCGAACCCACCAAAACCAGCAGGAATTGACATGGTCATGAGACGCTGACCCGGGAACTCCGGCGAGGCATAAATAGCAATGCTGTCAAAAAAGCCGACTGACTGTATACGGGCCTTGTGCCAGCCTTCCGGAATGTGTAGGTGCGACGAAACGTCGATCTCATCACCATTGAGTATGTTTTCGGCAACGGCGCTGCGAACGTTCTTCAGAACTGCCTCGTAGGCGCCTTCCGGCGCATTGACCAGCTGTGCCAAGCGCTGCATGTTGGCGGTCACGTCGGCAGGGTCGACCTTGTCGTCCCAGCGAATGCGGTCGGCGTGTCGACCCAGGTCTACAGTACCCTCAGGCGAAACACCGCGACCGCTGCGCCGGCGCGTGGCGACTTTCAGTTTCTGAACGCGTTCGCTCAGCACGCCCAGGTCCTTCTGGAACTCAGCGAACTTGCGCTTCACCCAGGCGACGAACTGTGCGAACTTTTCCTTGATCCAGGCGATGATCTTGGCGATCGTTTCCTTAATGCCTTCCATCGACACGCTGGTCGAAGTGCCGGCCTGGCGACCACTGAAGCATTCCAGGGACAGCGTGGTGTATTCGCTGTGTGCATTGTAGCGTTCCTGGGACGGCTGCAGAGAGGCCTGCAACAGGCGAGCAGCCATGGGGGACATCCCCACCTCCGACATCTCGCCAACAGTAGCCAGCAGCGATTCCAGAGCAACGATCTCAGTGGCAGCGGCCTCGGTGTCTTCACAGACTTCAGTTGCTGCCGACTCCAGTTCGTTGGCAACCTTCTCGTGCTTGACTTCGATATTGGCCAATTCGATTTCGCCCTGCTCAACGTCAGCAGCAGTGATTTCAACAACCTCGTCCTGGGCGGTGTCGTCATGCTGCTCCAGCGCAGCCGTAAAAGCGGTCTTCTTCATGGGACTTTCCTGTTTAAAAGGGATGGAATCTTTTCCATAGCATTACGGCATAAAAAGGACGGGGTCCGAAGACCCCGTCCTTTATGTACCACTCAAACTACGACCAACTGGGCTCAGGCGGCGGCGGCCTGCTGACGGGCAGCCTGACCAGCGCCTGCGGCCTTGACCGAAGCCACGCCGTAGTCGATGTAGCCACCCGAGGTCTTGACGCAGTAGCTCAGGATCTTCGAGACCGAACGGGTCGAGGTCATGATCAGACGGCCAACCATGCGCACGACTGCACCATCTGCCTTCTGTGCAACATTGCCGCCGTCGGCATTGATCGACGTGACGATGTCGTCCTTGACCTTGGCCAGTGCGGACTTGGCCTTGGCGACTTCGTCCAGGGTCTTGATGACCTTGTCCATCAGCTGGGCGGTTTCCTGACCCGACAGCGCGCGGGCTTCACCGATCTCACCGGCTTCGCCAGCGTCGGCGACAACGGCACCGACGTCATCGCCATCGACCTTGACCGAGAACTTCATGTTACCCGGCAGACCGTCAGCGACGCGAACGTCACCCATGTCACTGAACGCACCACCGGAGGTGAAGACATTCTTGATGGCAGTGGCCTGAGAGTCGTAGTAACTGCCGACTTCTGCACCGGCCTTCGACACATCATGTCCGACGGCGTACAGGATCTCGTTCAGCGACACCTGAGCGGCCGGGGTCAGTTCAGCCAGCTTCTCGCCGACCGAGGCCAGCTGGATCAGCTTGTCGACGCCGGAGACATCCACCTTGCCGCCGATGGCGATCTTGGCAGCCGAACCGAACTTGACAGTGCCGTCGGCCTTCTGGGTGCGACCGTCCAGGGCAGCCTTCTTGACCTTCTCGGCGCGAGCCTTGTAGCGCTCGACCAGATCAAAGACCTGCGACAGGAACTTCTTGACGGCACCCCACACCTTGTTCCAGGTTTCCTTGATCACGCGAATGATCTTGGCCAGCCAGGATTCGGCGTTCTCCAGGGAGATGGTGGTGGCGTCGCGACGCGACATGGTGCCACCGAAGCTTTCCAGGGACGGAACGGCCGAACCGCCGTCTTCAGCCAGGAACGGCTGACCGGTCAGACGGGTACCGATCGATTCGAAACCGATCTGGAACAGACGGGCTTCACCGCGGCTGAAACCACCGGCATCGCGTGCGTCACGGGCGGCTTCGATCAGGGCTTCCAGGGCAACCGCTTCCTTCTCGTACTCTTCGACGTGTTCGACGTCAGCAGCGATCTCGGCTTCGGTTTCTTCGGAGGCGGCTTCGGTTTCCACGATCGCGGCAGCTTCTTCCACCGGCTCACCGATGACTTCGGCATCAGCAGCGATCACAGCGGCAGCAGCGGCTTCAGCAGCGGCCTGGGCACCGAGGGCAACGTTGGCAGCAGCCTGAGCAGCAGCTTCACCGGCGGCCTGAGCTTCGTCCGAGCCTTCCGACTCGTTGGACACCTTGGTGGCCGAGGCCTTGGACGCGTTGGCCAGACCTTCCAGCAGGTCCTTCTCGGCAGCGCTCAGTTCCTTGCGCTTTTCCTTCAGTTCGTCGCGCAGCTGCGCGATCAGAACGGCATTGGCACCCATACCGATGGCGCCGCCAGCAATCGCGGAGGCCAGGCCGATGGGCCCAGCCAGAGCGGTGGCGCCGGCGCCGAGCAGCGCGCCGACGATGGCAGTGCCCTTTTCGGTGTAGTCACGACGATAGTTGGCGTCGGCGTTCTTCAGCTTCTGCACGTGCTCGTTGTCTTCAACGATAGCGATGCTCTCGGTACCGTCACTTTCGACCTTCGAAAGAGCGCCCTTCTTGATTGCTTCGGCGATGGCACGATCGGTGGCATCGGAGAGCTTCTTCTGGGCCTCCACGATCTTCTTTTCGAGAGACTGAATTTCGATATTCAGTTCGTGGCACTTCCGCTTCTGCTTGCCTGCAATCCAGCCCATGCCGCCGAGGAGAGCCGCACCGCCGGCGAGAGCGCCAACCAGGATCAGGCTTTCCTGCGAAACGGATTCCTTATCCTTGTTATCGGCGAGCATGCTTTCCAGCTCTTCGAGCAGTTCGGCCTTCTTGTTCTCCAGTTCTTCGATCTGTTTTGCCTTTGCGGCATTCAAACGCATCGGGCTACCGAAGAAGCTCCACTTGGTCTTACCCGGACGCTTCGGGTCAGGCATGAAGCCAAAACTGGCCTTAAAATCAGCCTTAACGCCCTCCCACTTGGCGCCTTCCAGTGAGACGCTATCTGCGTCATGCTTGTAGTTCTTAACGGCGGAAATCTTCTCTTCGAGCTGGCGGATCTCATCGTCCAGCTTCTCGACCTTTTCGTACAGCTTTCCGGTCACCAGCGGCGAGCCAAAGAAGCGACGGATCTTAGCCTTGGTTTCAGTCGACAGACCTTCCTGCGATACGATGTGTTCGAATACGGAGTCTTCGACAGCGGTCTCGGTACCGTCGTGATGGGCATCAGCGCCCTTCAGTTCAGTTTCAGCAGCTTCCAGGTCGGAACGCTCACCGACTTCAACGGTGGTGGCCTTGACGGCTTCCAGGTCGGTCTCGGCGGTGACTTCACCGGTTTCCGGAGCGGCGTTGTCGGTAACGACGGTGCCTTCCGATTCCAGCGACGGACGAGCAGCGGCAGCGCGCAGAGCGGCAGCCACGTTCAGTTTGTTGGTCTTCATTGTTCAATTACTCCGGAGTAAAAAAAGTGTGCACTTTTAGGAAGCGCGTGCTTTGCCAAACAGCAAATGCATCGACGTGATCAGGTCTTCCATACCATTGGGCTTTGACACCCAAGAATGCAGACGACGTGCACTGTGGACGTCGGTCTTCTGAATCTTGGGGTTTTTCAACAGGATGGCGCTGACACGATCGGCATTGTAAAGATCGCCACCTTCATCAATCAGGTCCAGCCAAAGCTGGACGGACAGTTCGCGCTTACCGGTTTCCAGATAATCGAGAGTGTCAATGATAAAGGCGCGATTGCGAGACGGTAGCGCAGTGTTGGAGAGCTGTTCATGGAACCACTGATCCATGTTTCCAAAAACACGGATAGCTGCTTCCAACACCTTGCGGTAATAGATCCAACCGGTGTTATTGACGGACTTGTCGAACCACGCATGGTAGAGCAGTTCGACAGTCTCATCGCCGCTGGAGACCACTACGTTATCGCCCGCCCGATGACGGCTCGTAAAGAGTCGTGGGTAGAGGATGACGCTCATCGTAGACCTCCTTAACGACCGTTACGCGATTCCATCTCAGCGATGGACTGGCTCAGTTCACGAATGCGGACGGTGGTCGATTCGATCTGCTGCTCCAGGCGCGGGTCGGTCTTGCGTGCCTGTGCGTCACGTAGCGCCAGCAGCTTCAGCTGCAGGGCCTTGACCGTTTCCTTGTTGCGGTTATGAGTAGCGACCTGCCAGCTGGCCAGTGCGGCACCAATCTGGTAGAACGGGTTGGCGGTAGCACTCGCGCCCATCAGGTTCACGCGCAGCGGATCCACGGCATCCACACCGGAGGTCTGGATGATCACGTTGATCTTGTCCTGGCTGGCAGCCAGATCTTCCATATCGGTGATCTTCTGCACCAGCACCGAGGCCGGGGTGGAGATCAGCTGCAGGGCCGAGAAGAAAGCGTGACGCTCTTCGTCCAGGTACTTGCGTTCGATCTCCAGCATCCCTTCGACGTAGGCGGCTTCAGTGCCAGTCAGGGCAGCGGCTTCAGCGCCGATCAGGGCATCCAGATAACGGATGGCGTAATCGCTGGCAAAGCGGGAGATCGACAGGTACTGTAGGACAGTGGCCTTCTTGAAGGTCATTGCGTCGCGAGCAACGTCGCGAGCAAAGATATCCGGGAGGATCTTCTCGATCGCGGCCAGGTTGGCGAGAGCCGAGTTCACGGCATCGCCGATGTAGGCGACGTGACTCTGGTTGTTTTTGGTCTTGGTCTCGAACAGTGCCTGAGTGACCTTACCCAGATGGCTGTTGAACTTCTTACCCGGCAGGCGAGCAGTCAGACCCGAGATACCAGTTTGGAGAACGGCCTCATAGGTGATGATCTGAGTGTCGATATCCTGGGTGATGCGATTGCGGTCGAGATGCGGGAGCATCTTCGACAGGAAGTTTTTGATGTTCATTTGTTTCTTTGGCTCCAGTGATCGATTAGTAGATGGCCGGACGGCCCATGCTCATCATCTTGAACATTTCGGTCAGGTCAGGGCCGCCGCTCTTGTTGCTCTGCTTGATCTGGCGCACACCGACCTTGGTCGGCAGTTCAATGCCGGCGGTATAGATGGTGATGGTTTCGTAGTCGGTGTCGACCACGGCCACGATCATGCCAGCCGAATTGGCCATCAGTTCCTTGCGCCACTTCGAATCACTGAAGCGACCAAAGGCGTGACGCTCCAGATCCTTGGCGGTGTCGCTATGGATCACAGAGATACCCGAAGCGGCAGCAACGGACGGGGTGCCCGAAGACCAAGCGGCGGCAGTGTTCGCTGCGCGGCGGCGATTGATCTCGGACATGGCGCCCGACTTGTCCTTCAGCATCAGACGACGCTGTTCAGCAATCATGTCCTTACACAGGACGATATCGGAAATGAGCTTCAGTTCGCCGGCTTTCCAGCGGGCGATACGGTTGTTGACGGAATTGTCGCCGCCAGAACCACCCAAGATATGAACCATGACATCAGTGTCAACGCCCAGGGTGGCCAGGCGCACCTGCACCGGAACCTTAGTCGTCTGCTCGCCATTACCGATGGAGACGTTCAGCAGTTTGCCGACGGCCATGTTGTTGAGTTCGGTGGCGGCCTTCAGGTTCTTTTCCTGATCAGGCGAACCGTAACCGCTACCCAGTGAACCGCGCATGTCAGTATGTGCCGGATTGACGCCCGGGAACATTTCCATACTCAGCATGCCGACACCGCGAGTGTTGCGACCGTTGATGGCATCCACCAGAGAACCAGTGGCCATTGCCCCGTCGCGCACCGGATTGAGCGAGTCGAGCATACGCATGACGTTGATGTCGCCGACATTGGTCATGCAGCTGACAGCCTGCAGATAATAGACACTGAACAGATTCAGTAGCGACTGGAGGATGTCGGGCATGTACTCGACGTTCTTCAGTCGGTCGTCGATCATGGTGATCGGTTCCACGCGCAGCACGCCAGTGAATTCCGCCAGCGACTGATTGGACTTCATCGTCGACGTCGTCTTGACGATTTTTGCAATGGCGGCCAATGCGCCCATGCCGACCGCTTTCGCCCCAAGGGTGGTGATCATGACTTTTTCCTTTAGAGAGGAGTTGTTAAAAAAATGAGTGACTATAACGAAAGTTATGATGATCTGCTAGACTACATTTCACAAGGCGCAGGCCTAGGTAGTGTGTCATCGGCAATGGCCGACTCCCTCGTTGGTATCAACCATCGAGTAGTCGGTAATCCCGTTCCGTATAACCAAGACCTACAGGGCCTGACCTTCTTTACGCGGCCGCGCATGAATCTGTCATACAATAACTTGTCTGCAGATCGACGTCTTTCTATCTTGGCGGCTAACAACGCGGCTAGTCGCGCGCACTATGGTGCTGTTATCCGCTATTGGTTGGATCCAGAATTGCACCGCGCAATCCTGGGACAGAACCCCGCAGTGGACGCACTGGTCGATCCGTACATGGCGTTTATTCCGCTGCTCACCAACCACCTTGTTTCTCTGAGCGGTTGGGTCGATCCGATTGCTGAAACTTTCGAAGCTAAGGCGGGTATGGCGAAAGAGACTTGGGGTATGACCGATGGTATCGATTCCATCTACTCCTCATTCGATCTCACGGCCAACTTTCGCAACATTGCAGGTGACCCGATCTCACTGATGTTCCAGGTCTGGTTGGTCTACATGTCCATGGTATATCAAGGGCGCATGCTACCATACCCTGACTCGGAAATGCTGCGCGAAGTTGATTACCAAACGCGCATCTATCGACTGGTACTTGATCCCTCCAAACGCTATGTCCAAAAGATTGCAGCATGCGGCGCCGCTTTCCCTTACTCGTCAGCTCTCGGACAAGCATTTGATTTCAACACCGAAGCACCTTTTGAACAAGGCCGTGCACAACAGATCTCCATTCCGTTCAAGTGCTTTGGTGCAATGTATCAGGACCCTATCCTGATTCAAGAATTCAATGACACCGTCTGCATGTTCAACGATTCCATGGTTGATGGCATTCGTGAAAACCGGATGATCAAGATTCCGCCGGAAGATCTCAACGTGGAGAACTATTACGGTTATCCGCGCATCAACATCGAAACCAATGAACTTGAGTGGTGGGAATTCCTTGATCGTTACAACCAGCGTATCTCTATCACTGCCGATACCCGCAGCCGTATTGGTAATTGGGTACCGCCGGCCCCGATCGCCAATTACGTCCCTACTCCGTAACCTTTAGGTAACTTTCATGACCGCAGCCAAAATTCGCCCGTGGGTAGATCATACGCGCCGGTATATCGCAAACCCTTCTTTGATCGTGTCGGCTTCTCTGGATCAGCTCGAATCCTATTACAAGGGTGAGATCGACATTGCTTCTCCAGTGTCTCCGTTTATGGCGCTGTTGGAAACCACCGCCGTCAACGTGACCGCCCTGTCTGAAGAGATGGACGCAACGGTACGTCGTCTGTATCCCTCAATGGCTAAGGACGAAGACGACCTCTACCTGCATATGTCGGGTGAGGACTACGCCAACCGCTTCGCCCAACCTGCCACGGCTACTTTCGTAGTTGGTCTGGGGTTGGACGATATCTACCAGCACGCGGTGGAAGAGTCGAACAACAGCGGCGTGCGTCGCATGACGCTACCCGCCAACAGCACCATTCGTGTGGCGGGCATTTCTTTCACCATGCAGTACCCGGTGAACATCCGCATCATGCCGCACGGCGGTTTGTCCGTCACTTACGACAACTCCGTCAGCTCTCCAATCCAGTCACTGTCCACCAACGTGGTACGCACGGAAACCCGTCGACTGGACGACGTGGAGTTCTTGATGATGTATTTGCCAGTTCATCAGTTGGCGGTGCAGTCACAGTTCATCTCCACCAACCAATCGCAGATGGTCTCGCAGAGCTTCTCCTTCAGCGGTAAGTTCCATTACGCCCGTGCTTTTCTGGCAGACGCTCAGGGTAACTGGCGTGAGATTCGCACCACTCACACCGACCAGGTCTACGACCCCACGGTTGTGACAGCCACGCTCAAGGTTCGCAACAACATCCTGGACTTTGGCATTCCGTTGATCTACACCACCAACGGGATGGTGCGCACTGAACTGCGCCTGGACATCTACACCACTGAAGGTCCCATCGATCTGGACTTGGGTGACTACACGGCAGGACAGTTCACCGCGTCGTGGCGCGACCTGAACAACCGCAACCTGGATCAGTACGGTGCTGCTCTGAACAAGATTGCCACCTACTCTGTCTTCTCCGACGACAAGGTATCTGGCGGTCGTGAGCCGTTGTCGTTTGCTGATCTGCGTCAGCGTGTGATCACCAACTCTCTCGGTAAGGCCAACGTACCGATCACCAGTATCAACATCGGTACGCGGTTGGCGGACATGGGCTATGAGATGGTGTTGGACGTGGATAACGTCACGCAGCGTCAGTTCCTGGCTACTCGAGCACTGCCCCCGCCGGTTGACGGTTCCACGATCTCTGGTGCCGGCTGTACGATGATGACGCTCAACGAATCCATGGCGCGTCTGAGTGACTATCCGACCGTACGGGACAATGGTCAGCGCATCACGATTCTGCCCGATACCCTCTACCAGAACATCAACGGTACACTGGCTGTGGTGCCGCAAGCTGTCGTTGACAGCATCAACGCACTGCCGGTGGATGTCCGAGCACGCCGCATCAACGCGGCCGAATACCTCTACAGTCCGTTCCACTACGTGCTGGATATGAACGATGAGCGTTTTGACCATCGTCCGTACTACCTGGACTCGCCGTATATCCAGACCAAGGGTTTTGTGGAACAGAACCCCAAGGCACTGATGTCGGTTGCCGTGCAGTCCTACCAGATCCGTCGGGTACCGCAAGGGTATCTGGTTACTATCGTTGCGCGTTCTGGTACCACCTGGAAGAATCTGCTGGACAGTCAGGTGTATTGTCAGTTGGCGTTTACCCCGTACGGTGAGCGCGACCGCGCCTACCAGAACGGTACGCTGGCTGGTTTCACTGAATCTGGCGAGCGCATCTACACCTTCCTGATCAATACCGACTACGACCTGGATCGAAACCACAACCTCATGGTGGATTCGTTCCAGATGTTCAACGATCCGGCACCGCGCTATCCGTGCCCGCTGGCCTCGACCTTTGACGTGTTCTTCTGCGCCAACGGGCTGATCATTGAGGACTTTGAACCGTCGGCGGTGGACGACAATATGGGTAGGAACATCCTGCCTGTGGACGCCATCGGTATCACGCACGAAACCCTGGACGTTGTTCTGGGTAAGTCGCTGGAAGGGATGTGGTCTTCGTCACGTTCGGTGGCAGGCCCCAACGACTATGAGCGTTGGCTGGACAACGTACCTGCTCTTTACACTCAGACCGTCTACGAAGTGGATCCGGTCACCGGTGCGAAGAAGTACGTCATCGAGAACGGTCAGGTGCGTTTCCTGGTGCTCCACGAAATCGGCGATCCCGTACTGGACGATCTGGGCGCGCCGGTCATCAAGCACTACGCTGGTGACGTGAAGTTGGATTCGGACGGTCAGCCCATCATCCGCAACACCCGACAGATGGTTCGACAGATCGATCTGTTTATGGTGGACGGCATCTACTGGTTCGCTGACGACGCAGTGACTACCGCCTATCGAGAAGAGATGGCTGGTGTCATTGTCGGTTGGTTGGAGAACGACGTAGCGTCCGTCCAGAGTCAGTTGCTGGAGAAAACCCGCCTGTACTTCTATCCGAAGTCTTCGATGGGTAACGTGGCAGTTCGCGTGCTGGAGGGTCGTCAGGTTTACATGAGCGCACCTCAGCGGTTTGCTGTGACGTTCTACATGAACGGCTCGGCTTACAGCGACGCGGCTCTGCGCACAGCACTGAAGGACGCAGCGGCACGCGTCATCAACGACGCGCTCCAGTCAGCCACGGTCTCCATGTCCGATATCGTTGCCGCCATGCGCGAGAGCGTTATGGGCGATGCCATCGGTGTCTCTGTGACCGGGCTGGGTGGTTCGACTCCGTACGATACCGTGACCTTGCTGGATAACTCCGCACGACTGTCTGTTCGTAAGAAGGCAGTGGCTGGAGCAGACGGCACGATCTCGGTAGAGGACGACATCGATATCGCCTACGTGCGTCACACGGACTAAGAAAAAAAAAAGAAACAACATAACGCCCTCCTCCCCGCTAGCGGGGAGGAGGGCTTATGCCGTCAGGCAGTCAGCTCAGACCACTGGGACAACGACAGCGGCTTTTCCAGGTGAAGTTCAAGCAGTGACATCAGATCGCCAATGTTGGTGCGTTCCACGGCCTCGGGTTTCAGATCGGCAATTTCACTGAGCAACATCATTGTTACCGCACAGCGCAAACGAGGTTTGCCGGCGATGAGCAGCTTTGCAATTTCCTGCATCACCACCGGAAGGTCACTCACGTCTTCACTGGGGGCAACCAGACCCGCGGTCAGTTTCCAATAATGACAGACGCGCTTGATCGCATCGACATCGCCAGCGTAGAGGATCTCATCACGGTCACCCATCACCGAGGTGTGGATCAGAACCGAATCCGACTTGATTTCCTTTACCCGACCGCCGTAGGCAAGTTGGTACTGGAGTACATTAAGGGCGGCTTTTGCCGCCGGCTGTTCGGAGATGATCGGACCGCCCTTAGGACCATAGCCGTCGTAGCGTTGGTCGGTAATGTGAACCATGTTGTTTTCCTTAACTGGCGAAGACGGGACCAAGGTCGCGAGTACCTTCCTTGGTGGTCTGGTAGCGGCGGTAACGTGAGAGCGTATCGTTGTAGACTTGCAACGACAGCACGATGCGGCGAGATTCCAGGCGCTCGGAAAGACCTTCCAAAGCGTCATACAGCTTCATCACCAGCTGTGACTGACCACGAATCAGCGTATGGTACGCAATGACAGAGGCCATGTCGGTCAGCTTGGTGGAATGGGCCGTCAGCAGTACTGAATTGTGATTCAGCTGCTCGATGACGCCGAAGACTTCCTTCATTGTCTCCAGGCATTCTTCTTCGGTCTGATTATGGATGATCTCCACCCAACGGTCGGCTGTCTTTTCCAGAACATCGATGTTCTGGACCACCGCACGGATGGCATCGGTACTGTGATCGTCCTGTAGTGTTACCATCTTTAAAGTCCTCATTAGTGAATGGTCTGGCCATTGTTCATGGGTGCGGGGGTATAGTTCCAGTCCTTTGTCAGGTCTTGGAGCATTTCGAGAGTGACCTCAGCGGGCGGTGGGATGTGGACCGAGTCGAGGAAAACGTAAACCTTTTCCTGACCATAAACCTGCAGTACACGTTGCTGACATTTGTGTCGCGCCTTTAGGAGGGACGCTGCGGAAAGCATCAGGGTAATCCGCGCCAGGTCGTCGGCACAACCAACGTCCGGGCCGGGCGCAGGCAGATTGAGAACGTAGCCGGAATAAGCCGCGGACGCAACCAACATTCTGGCGAACTCGTCGGTGAGTTCCAGGTCCGGCAGTAGGGACTTGAACTTGGCGTGGATACGATTGGAGATGTCCATCAGGATGGTCGTCGGGTCTTGTTCTTTCATTTACTTACCTTTGAGGTAGAGCGGGACAGTCACCGCGACTGCCCCTTGGATTGTTTAAACTCAGCTGACGGCGTAGATCAAGCGGCCAAAGGACGTCTGGTTCTCCTCTTTGATAGATTCAAAGACCCAACTGCGCAGGCGCTCACCACCCGGACCGGTGAGACCACGCTTTTCCAGATCGTGAATGATCTTGATCGGTTCTGCCGCCAAACTCTCCAACTTGACGTGGAGTTCAGCCGCAATCTGCAGGATGGCCGGTGCGACTGCCGGATATTCCTTCAAGGAGATGAGGTAGACATCGTCCAACTCATAGGCTGTCTTTGCCACGGCGGCGGCGACATCGGCCCAGCTCGCGCAGACCAGTGCCATTTTCGTACGGATCATTGGATCGTGGTCGACTGCCATGACGCGTTGCGAAATATCGGCCATTGCCGAATTCATATCGGCCATGATGCCATTTGCCTTGGTGGCGACAGTCACGGCCTTGCGGACCAGGGTTTCGTTGTCGTACATAATCGTTTTCCTTTGTTTGACAGAGGACGCGTACTAACGTTGGTGTTAGTCCATCGATGCGATTATATGGTTGCGAAGCTTTTTTAAATAGGGCGACATAAACCCCTCCCAAGCGGGAGGGGTCTTTATGCTGTCAACCTGAAACGATCGAGACGGGCAACGGGAGCGGGTCCAAATACTCGTAGACCAACTTCCCAACGTCTCTCCAGTCCAACTGGCCGGTTTGAAAACCACAACCGATCAACGGCATGGCTAGGGAACGAATTCCCATGGACTCATACTCCGCTGCCAGCTTGGCCAGATTTTCCTCGATCAAGTCCAACTTGGACGGTTCACGCCAAGTCGTCTTGGTGGGGAACAACAATACCTTCTTTCGGAAGTTACAGGTAAAGACCTCAAGTCGGTTTTTGCTGGGGTAGTCTGGAGGTGTATCGTTGTAGATAGAACGGTAGTAGTCATACAGTCCAGGAACTTCGTTCTTGAACCGCAATGCAATACCCTTACCCATAGCACCAATGGTGTTGATGCTACAGACAATGGTTTCGACCCGTTGATTAAACAGGTCGCCCGGCCCGTCGTAAATGATCATCTAATTGTCCTCACCTACTATTTTCCAGTGCTGCAAGGCGAGCAGCGGTTGCCGCATCGTTCTTAGCCTTTTCTTGGTAGCCCTCTTCGGCAATGCGGATCATGCGATCCACGTCATCGCGAGAGCACTTCAAAAAGTCACGGATAGAGATGTTGAACTTTTCCCCGATGCCAAACATTGCGAACTGCTGAAACAGTAGCTCGCGACGACCCTGAATGGCGTAGTTCTCTTTGGGGTTCATGGCCACCAAAGAGATTGGTCTATTCGGGTCTTCATGCTGATTGATGCCAAACTTCTTGTCGTATAGCTCAGCCAGCAGGATCTGGGTGGCAAAAGGGTCCAGAGAAGGAATCCCGGAGGTCTTCAGAACGCGTGCAAGTTCTCGCACAGACTCCAAAGATTGACACGTCTGCATACCAAAACTCGGAAATATGACGTGCCCTTCAGGATTCTCCTGGTCAATTAGATGGATCGGGTCAGCAGACCTTCCAGACGATGGGCGAGCAGGGTAAAAAAAATCGACTCCACGTTCAGCGGAATCAGGTGCGGCTTGTCATTACCTTCGATACGCTCGCCCGGTTCGCCACACTGCGGGCAGGTGTAGTACGGAATGGCAACCAGACTGATGGTGGCAGCGTCGATGAAGTTGCGCACGGCGTCGATGAAGTTCTTGGAGACTTCCAGATCGCCAGTCAGCGTACCGATGACCGACTCCAGGGTCTTGCGATCTTCGATCACGCGATCGTCACTGAAGGTGATGCGCTCGATCCAGTGCGCGTACTGGCGCAGCGAGGTGACACGAGCCTGGGCCATGATGTAGTTATCACGTTCCGTCTCGTTCATCTGACTACCGAAGGCGTCATCGGTGGCGCTGACGATACCTTCGATCCAAGCGAAACCAGAAGCTTCGTATTCGGCCAGGGTCGGAACCTTCAGTTCCACCGAGGTGGTCACCGTGCCCGCCTGGCGATCGACGGACTTCAACACAGCGGTGCGCTTGTTGAGGTAGCCGTGCTGGTTTCGATAGTTGTCCAGTTCCAGGTCGGTGAACTTGGAGTGCTTGCGCTGCATGTGCGCACGCTGGGACTGGTTCAGGGCCGTGGTCTTGGTCCAGTTCAGTCGAGCCAGGTTCAGCACTTCTTCCACGATGTGGTGACACTTGCCCGGATGGTTCAGGCACGGACGGCTGTAGCGGTAACCCGACGGGTAGATCGTGGTCAGCAGGTACAGCAGGATCGGCGGCAGATCAGTTGCCAGGATGCGCTTCTTCAGTTCGGCCGGAGTGAAGTCCTTCACCGAACAGTCGATCACGTGATCCAGTGCGAAGTTGATCAGGTGACTGGCCATATAGACCTGGGTATTGGAATACGCCAGACCCTGAGTCAGGCGACCCAGCGAGATCTTTTCCTGAGCGATGCGGGTATCCAGCTCCAGCAGGGCGTCTTCAGACGGCGCCTTCAGGGTCAGCCAAATACCGGAGTGCCACAGCGGAAAACGACTGACCTGACCGGTGCCCAGCATGTTTTGCAGGTAGGCCATTGCTGCGGCGCCTTCGAGGGCACCATTACCTTCACGCTCACCGAAGGTGGGCGAACCCGCAGTGATGCCAGCGCTGTTGGGTTCGCCTTGCTGCGAACGGATCACCTGAGTCCAGACGGAGTCTTCTTCAGTCAGTGCCTTGAGACCCTGATCGTCACGCGTCCCATGACGGCGGCTGTCGGCGATCGTGTTGCGCCACTGCATACCGGCAACGGATTCTTCGGGGCGCAGGGCCGGGTATGCTTCCAGGATCGACATCAGGTCAGTCTGGCGCGCATTGAGCAGGTTCAGGTTACCGCCCGGGATCGTGGCCCGCTGACGATCGTTCTTGAACGGCGCGGACGGATCAGCGTCGAGCTGCGAGTTGGGACACGGACCCTTCGGGAGGATACGCGCTACTTCTTCACCTTCGGGATTGTCGACCGCAGGCGCGGGTTCGGTGTTATCGACATCGGAGTTCACTTCTTGGCTCTTTTCGAGCAAGGACAGATCGATGATGTCTTCTTCCGCTTCCGGGAAGTTGTCCGGGAGCTGACCCGGAGTATTTTCGTTACTCATTGTTATTGCCTTTACTCAACGTTGGGTACAGCGGGATCAAAAAGACGCTGTCGACAAAGCGGCAGCTTTCTTCTGTGCGTCGATGACCATGTTGGTCATTTTCTCGAAAAGCGGAACGATCGAGTTGTTGAAACTGTCGGACCAGCTCAGGTAGTTTTCATTGATCTGGATGGAGCGCAGCCATTCGTCCGGATTGTCTTCCGTGCCGGACTTACCGGCATGCTGACTACGAATGGATTCGAATTCCGACTTGTAGCGTGTCAGGTCGGCCTCCAACTGCCGAGCCTTGTTGACGAAGTCGGACATATCGAAAAAGTCGAGCCAGGACTCTTTGTTATTGCGCGCCTGGTACACCGTGGTCGCCAGTACGCCGATCGGCCCGGCAATGCCCAGTAGCGAGCGAGTGCGGTTAGATACGGCATTCAGACTGTCCCAAACGCGACCGTCGTCCTTATTCTGATGCCCGCGTTTACGGTTCATTTGAAGCTACCTCATAGAAAACTAAAAGTTGGTGGATTGCGGTGTTCTCATATGAGTGCTATCTAATGTAAACTTTTATCGAATTTTCCTATTCACTCGGAGAAACGCATGTTTGAACTACTTGAAGGCTATCTCGATGCTTTCACGACGCCGGAGATGGGTTCTCTGATTCTTAACAGCACCAAACTGTTGTACGATCAGGGTATCGAATCTCACGTGTTCCAAGTCCAGGAAGCTATCTACGAAGCCGAGCGCGGCGATGAAGGTTCTGGCATGGACAGTATCCCCAATCTGGTCGAAGCGACTGTTGCCAGCGCTATGCGTCAGATGGGCGTCTGGGTCAGTGAAGATTCCGGACTGCGCGATATCTATCCGATCTACCGTGCGTTGACGATGATCGAAAACTACGAGGATCGTGAGAGCATTTCAATTGCTCTGGACTCTGAAGGCGATAACGTCGAAGTGCTTGCCGACATCCTGCACGTTGTCGACGGACTCTCGCCTGAGTTGAGTCTGCCGCATCTGGAACTGGTGCGGCCCGAACTGCTGGTACGCATTCGTGACCTGGTTCCGGGTCTGGAGAGCGTCGAACCGATCAACCCGATCGTTGCCGCTACCGTACAAGGCCGACTGCGTCGCTTTGTAGAACTGAACCCCATCACTAAGGACTCCGTCTTCAGTGTGGCTCTGGAAGACGGCCTGCGGCTGGGCACCAGTTTCGAGATACTGATGGATCGACACCTGAGCGAGATTCTCACCAAGCCGGCTAAGCAGTGCTCTAAGGAACTGGTGTTGTTCGCACTGGCGTCCCCGCTTCCGGTTGAAGAGATCGAGGATAAGCTCAAGAACGTCCGCCAAAGCGCCACCTACTCAGTTATCGAGCTGATGGAAATCGACCGCGATATCCGTGAGTATCTCAAAGGAGTGAGTCATGTTTAAGCGTGACTATTTCGTAATGTCGCTGCGGCTGAAGCTGCATTACCATAAGCGATGGATCCTCGAAGCCTTCGCTGTGGGCGGTACTGACAAAAAGCACGACTACCCGTGCGGTCTTCAGCGCGATGCCGAAGGTCGACCATTCTTTATTCCGGAGGGCGGTTCTGAGCCCGAGTACATTGAGGACATCGGTCCCAATGAACCGCTTTACCATCCAGGAGAAGTCGTCCTGATGGAGCCGGGTGAGATCGGTAATCTTGAACAGACCATCGTCACCAGCTATGGTAATGCGCTGTCCAATGAGCTGTTCTTGGTCTATGGCTTCGGTGCCAAGATCCCGTATATCAACGATCGGTTCAAGGTCAGTAAGATCGAAGAGACTATCATCGCCCGTTGGAAAGACGAGCCGGTTGATGAGTCGCTGCCCCCCACTGAGCAGAACATCACTACTGCTGAGTACCTGCGCTTCAACGAAGCTCTCAACCAGGCACCTGGCTTGACGCAGCTCTGTGTTCCGTCCGCTACCCGTCGGACCATGTCCTGTGACCCAGAGATGATTCGCCGTCGTGACGAACTGCTGAAGCAGCACGCACACGAGATCAACGACAAGGTGGTTCTGTCCAAGATCATGGCCGAACTCTCGGCAATGGATCGCAAGTGGATGGAGGGGGATCCGGGCGAGCGCTTCTACATCAAGAGCAAGTCTTACGATGTGGCGCGCATGAAACTGTTCATCCTGCAAGGCGTTGCTACTGGTTTCCGCCTTAACGATCAGGTCATCACCACGTCGCTGGATGAAGGTTGGGATCTGACCAAGTTCGACGCCATCAACAACCAGCTGCGAGACGGTTCCTACAGCCGTGGCGCATTGACGGCACTGGCCGGCGTGGGCGTGAAGAACAGTAACCGAATGTTCCAGAACAGCACAGTGGTCAATGAAGACTGTGGCTCGAAGCTGGGCGTTACGGTTGAGCTCACTGCCAAGAACTATCCGCACTTCCGCGGCCACTATGTGGTGGTCGACGGTAAGACTGTTGCCATCGACAGCATGACCGAAGAAGAAGTCGTGGGTCGTTTCTGGGAAGTCCGTAGTCCGGCCTACTGTGCATCCACCCCCGTTAACTTCTGTAAGATCTGCTGCGGTGACCGCATCGCCAGCACACCTCAGGCTATCGCCGCCTATACCGCCGATATCGACTCCCGACTGATGTACGTCTTCATGAAGGCGATGCACGGTAAGAGTCTGAAAACCGCACGCCTCGACTTCCGTCGCTGGCTTTCTTAAACCAAGGACAAAAGAAAATGAACCGCATTCAAGCAAGCTTCCAGAATGGTCTGATGGAGATCGGACAGTTCGAGACCGTCGGGCTGGAAGCTTTTCGCGAGGCCAATCGCGACGTCGATTCTTTCCTGCAGGGTTTCGCAGCGTCGATGGAATCCATCGATGAAATGAAGGACAAGGCTAAGGACTTTGCCGAAAAGGCAGTCGAGGTCATCAAGAAGGTCGGCAAGGCAGTCATTGATTTCATCAAGATGGTCGGCAAGAAAATTGCTGACTTCATCCGAGACAAGAATCGCATCCTCGCCAAGAAGATCGACGAGTTCAAGCGCCGCGGTAAGCCCGGCGACGCATTCAAGACCGACGCCACCGCACGTATCGACGCCGAAGGTCTCTCCTCTGACATCAACGGCAATATCGCCGCTGGTCGCACCCTGTTCGTGGACGGCTCTTCAGTGACGGGCTATGCCTTCGCTGTGAATCAGTTCGCAGGTAAGGCCGGTGTGGACTATCTCTTTACCAGTCAGGCACAGTACAGCTGGATCAAGGAACTGCCGGTTGGGGGGACGGTTGAGAAACTGACCAACGCCATCGGTCAAGGCCTGGGTAAGCTGGGTTTCTTTGGTCTGAGCGACAAGACCAAGTTCTACGAGCTGTTGGCCGGGATCCAGACTCGTGAGGGTTTCCTGAAGGCATACAACGAATCTCACTCCAAGGTCTTCTTTGAAATCACCACTCTGAAGGACATCAAGAATCAGGACGTGATTGATGCCACCAACAAGACGGTGATGCGCTCGGCAGAATCGATCAACGCTTACGAAAAGGTAAGCGATATGCTCGAAAAGCACGTCATCGCACTGCAGACGGCACGGGCGGTAGAGGAGGTGGTTCTGCAAGGTACCCCGATGAGCGATACCGCGCAGGCACACTGGCGTCAGAAGAGTGAAGAGGCAATCCAGGAGATCCGCGAGAAGCTGTCCCTGCTTCGCTACCTGTCGTCCATCGTCTCTAAGTACGAATACCATCGCGCAGCTGTCATGGCCGCGCAGATGGCCGCGTACGGTCAGCTGATGGATCGCTCCTACAGCGCCGACATGTACCGCTCCTAAGGCGACTGCATAAAGCCCCCACCCTTCGGGGTGGGGGCTTATGATGCTCAGGTCAGACTGCTTTTCAGCTGCATCGTTCGATGCTTGGCAGAAAGTACCAGTTCTTCCAACAGCGGGCAAATGAACCGATGTTCGCCTTCCGGTTCGTCCAGGTAACGCTGCGTCAGCGCAGCAAAGACCTCGTTGTAACTCACCAGTCGCGCCAACATGTCATTGGTCGATGGCGGTGCTTCAGAAGTCACCAGATCGGTGGAAGTGCGCATACGGATAACCTCATGCAGACCACCCAGCGTCCTGATATTGCAAGCACGGATGGCTTCAGCCAGGCGATCGATCTCGGAAGTCACTGCACTTTGGTGTTCTTCGGTCAGTTTGTGGAGCGAGTAATAACCCAGTCCTTCGGCATTCCAATGTAGGACCCGGTAGTTATTCTCCAGATTCATCAGCTCCGCCAACAGATGATGGACGGACGGCATGGTGATCTCGCCTTGGTCCAGACTCTCCATCGCCACACGGTGCTGTAGGGTGGCTTGATCGCGGGTAATGCGATTAACGATGGTCTTGGCAATGGCGCGGTAGGACTCCAGGCTGGCTACGCGTGGCACATGCATGCCATAGTAGGCACCCACGTCAATTTCTTCCTGGGAGATAAAGACCTTACCCTGCGGGCCGCGATCTTCAAGATGTTCGATGAGCTTCTCAACGACCTCCAGGTTACGGTTATGGAAGTCATGGTTGGCTTCAACCGAGTAGGTTAACTTCATCCAATCGCGCGCTAGCATGGGTATTACTCCAAAGGGGAAATGGTGTCATCACAAGATAACGGCACAAGTCCCCGCCGAAGCGGGGACAGGTGGTTACAGCGCGTTGTAGAACTCCATGAACAGCTGGCGCTGGCGCTCATCGTTCAGGGTGGCCAGCACCAGACCCAGGTCGATCTGCTTCAGCGAGAGCGAACGTGCCTTGGGGTCAGCGGTGACACAAGCCAGGTGCATGAGTCGTTCGAACTGACGGCGCTCGTTGCGGTCAACGATGGCTTCATTGACCATGCGGTTGCGGTAAGCCATGTCGAAGCAACCCTTCGACTCGGCATTGACGTAGCGCAGCACCAGAGCCCAGGCTTCTCCGAAATGCTGCGGAGAGATCGACAGGACGGCCTTGAACACGCCGGTCCAAAGCACGCGCTGCTGCTTGAGGATCTCCGTCTCGCTGACGGTCTTGCCCGGCGTCATGGTGACGATGTAGCCCTTCAGGCGGTCTTCGATAACCGCAATGATCGGGGAGGTATTGGACATTGTAAACTACTCCTGCTCAGGTTAAAAGCAAAATAAGATTGAGTGTTACTTTAGCATAGGTTTTAGGGACTGACGTTTTTCTTAACATCAGTAGCGGTATGTGTGAGTGACCAACGTCACCTTCCTTAACAACCCAATGAGAAAAGACCATGGCTAAGAAAGCCACTGCACGTATCTTCCACTACAGTGTCAAGAGCGGTCGCCGCGTCACTGACGCTTTCGCTAAGACCCACCATGTCGACATGGTGGAAATCAAGCAGGCCGATCTGGACCTGGCCGAGATCAGCGAAGAAGATCTGGTCACGATGACCAAGACCTTTGTCCGTGCATCCAAGTTCCGGGCCCAGGTCGTAGAAATCGCCGACGCCAAGCGCGCCAAGGCCGCCGCCGAAAAGCGCGCCGCCAAGAAGGCGACTGCAAAGAAGACCGTCGCGAAGAAAGCGACCAAGAAGGCCGTCAAGAAGGCTGCCAAAAAGAAGACCGCAGCGGTGAAGTAATTCACCGGGAAGGCCGACTTACGTCATAGAGCCCCGCCCAAACGGGCGGGGCTCTACTTATGCCGCTTACTTGGAGATTTCAGCAATCAGCATGGTGACGCGCGGATCGGCCGGGGACAGATCGCCGTAGGCACCGGAAGCTGCGGCGGTCGGATCGACCAGGTTGCAAAGCTGCAGCACCGAGCTCGGGAAGACCAGGTTCCAGCGAGTTTCGTACAGACCCCTGATGATCAGCATGACCTTCGTGAAGTCGATCGGGAACTGCTCATTGATCGGGGCCAGGAAAGCTTCGGCTTGCTTCTCGATGGACTGGAAGGCTTCGAAGGCCGACTTGGCCTCAGTGTTCAGAGGCAGACCGTATGCCAGGACACGACCCACAGCAACGGACACCAGGTTGCCAGCATCGGTGCCAGTGGCGCCGGTCTGACGCAGTACGTCATGGATATCGGACAGATTGATTTTCATTTTTTGATTCCAGGGAGTTATGCCAGGTCGCGCATCTTCTGCGATGCGACGAACAGCGGGTTGTTGGTGAGTTCTTCCAGAGAACGCTGGAAATCGCGCAGCTTAACAGCACGGCGACCCGACGGGATCAAATGACGCGACAGGAAGCTGCTGATGCTCAGGTTTTCCTTGGACAGCTTACGGATACCTTCGATGCGCTCCAGATCAGCCAGGATTTCCTTACGGTGCTTGGCGTTGAGCTTGGGGTTCTTCAGCAACTGGACCAGGTCCTGCTTCAGAAGGCCCAGGCGCTCAGAGATCGTGGTGCTGTGATCGGCACCATGAAGACTGGCAATACCCACCGTCGTGCTGGTGATGCCCAGAATGAAGATAGCTGGGATAACGCCCGCCGGACCTGCCGTCAGAGCCAGTGCCGAAAGCATACCGCAGGACATCACCGTAGCGGCAATGGCATTGGCCGACTGCTTCCAGTTCGGATTAGCCTTACTGGCCTTCTGCAGGAAGCTGGCAAGCGCCACAGAAGCGCCGTGACGGGCCGCGAATTGATCGGCAAGGAACTCGGTGGTGTCGCTGAGCGTGTTGAACACAGCGCCTGTCCAGCGGTTTGACGCGTACGTGTTCATGAAGTGCTGACGGCTGTCCATGGCGCTTTTGAGAATCACGACGTAAGCGTCATCGCGCTTAGCGGCCTTGCGCGCAATGTCGATGGTTTCCTTGGCGTTCACACCCAAGAAGTTCAACGACTCTTCCACCAGGGCAATGTTGACCTGGTCGGTTCGGCTGTCCTTCAGAGCCGCTGCCGCGGTGGCGGCAATGACGTTCATCGAAGTAGCGTTGACGATGGATTCAAAGCCGGACCACACATGGCCGATTTCGTGAATGATGACCGCAGCCACTTCGTCAGCGCTGTAAGGGAAGCTCTTCGTGAAAGCCGCAGCTGGGACCACCAGCGGATTCAGGATTTCCGAAAAGACGCCAGAGACACGGCCCTTGGCCAGGTCAATGCTACCGGTCAGCTGACGGCAGCGACGCAATGCCTGGTTGGTGACTTCGTAGATCTCAGCAACGGAAACGTCCGGGCCAAAGAGACCTTGATTGTCAACGCGCGACTGCGCCATCTCGCGCTGCAGTGGGTTGGTGTGATCCATCGCACGAATGCTGGCTGCAAACTCATGCGCGGGACCATCGTGCGGGTGAATCTCAAACCGCAGACCGGTGCGGTCAAAGATGATCTTGGGGATGCTGGACTTATTGAGCGTGGTGAAGTCAGTTCCGCTCTGCAGGTCCCGCATGTTGTTGATGGCGGCAGTCAGTTCGAGCAACAGAGGCGACCGACTCTGGTAGTTAATCGCCTCCGCGCTGATACTGAGCAGCCTTTCTGACATGCCCATAGTGGATCCTCGGGTTGTAAGGGTTGAGTGAAAAGATACGCTTCATATCCATACTATGTTTAATCGACGCAATAGGGAGCCGCACCCAATGTCTGACCAGATCACCCAGCCGAAGAAGTCCGAGTTTGAATGCAAACACGCATTGTATTTTAACTCCGTTGATGGGACTCCGGCCGATCTCCTGCTCATCAAGGAATATGAATACACTCCAGACGGCGAACGCGTCGGCAAGCTCCGCCAGATCTACGATCACAAGCGCCCGTACTGGATCACCAAGAAGTTTTACCGCGATCACCCCAAGTTCAAGCACAACGACAAGAAAGAGTGGGAAGATCTCGACCGCGTCGACATGCACTTCAGCACCGAACGTGAACTTGGTGCCAATGTCATGCGTAAGTTGGAACGCATCCCCGGCCAACGCATCGATATGCGGCAGATCGCGCAGAGCCCTTACGTCTACGGTACGGACGTAAACTCCTGTGTTTTGGCCAAACACAACTACCTCAGCAAGTGGCCTCACCGTGTCAGCCCCAACAAGGTGGCGGTAATGGATATCGAGTCTGACGTACTCAATCCGTTCCCAGGCAAGACGATTGGGGAGCCGATCATGGTGTCGCTCACCATGGGTAAGCAACTGAAGCTGGTTGTGGTCAAGTCCTATATGGAGGGCGTTCCCAATCCAGAGGAGCGGATCCGTAAGGCCTTTCACAAGTATCTGGGCGAGACGATTAAGGAGAACCCCGGTAAAGAACCCACGCGTACTAATCTGATTGAGTCCCGCGGGCTTGAACTGGAAGTGGAGTTCACCGACACTCCGGGTCAGGCAATTGCCAGTATCTTCCGCACCGCACACGAATGGTCGCCCGACGTCCTTGCCTACTGGAACATGGACTTCGATATGACCGAAATGATCGCATGTCTGGAAAGAGAGGGCTATGACCTGGCTGAGGTCTTCAGCGACCCAGCGATTCCGCGCGCATTCCGTCAGTTCAAGTACAAGCAGGGTCCTGCACAGAAGGTCACTGCCTCGGGTAAGACCATGGCTCTGGCACCGGCAGAACGCTGGCACGAAGTCATCTGTCCAGCCAGTTGGTACGCGCTGGACGCAATGTGTGTTTATCTGAAGCTGCGCGTTGCTGGCGGTAAGGAACCGTCTTATGCGCTGGACAATATCCTGAAGAAGCACCTGGGTATTCGCAAGCTGAAGTTTAAGGAACTGAAGCGACTGGAAGGCACTGGCCTGCCTTGGCACCGAGAGATGCAGCGCAACTTCAAGGTTGAGTACTGCATCTACAACTTGTTTGACTGTATTTCCGTTGAGCTGCTCGACGAGGTCACTACTGACTTGCGCTCGATGATCTCTCTGATGTGCGGTCACTCGGAGTATCGCAAGTTCCCGTCGCAGCCGCGACGCACCTGGGATGACCTTCATTTCTTTGCTCTGGAGCATAAGAAGGTAGCCGCCTCTACCTCCAACAAGATGGTCGACGACAACGACCAGCACGTTGTAGGCATTGACGACTGGATCGTAACCCTACCCACGCACTTGGTGGAAAACAACGGCATTGCTGTTCTGGAAGAGCTACCTAATGTAAAGAGTTACCTGCGTGCACACGTGGGCGACTTGGACGTGGAAGGTACTTACCCGAACGTGGAGATCATCATGAATATCTCCAAGCGTACCACGGCAAAGGAGCTCTGCTACATCCGAGGCGTTACTCAAGAAGAGCGTCGAGCAATCGGCGTGAATCTGTCTGCTGGACATGTCAATGCTGTTGAGATCTGTCGAACGGTCTATAAGGCACCGTCCTTCGATCAGATTTTGGAGCGCTTCGACCAAAAGCGTGCACTGTAACAAAAAAGAAAGTAAACAGCATAAACCCCCGGCCACTGAGGCCGGGGGTTTATGCTGTCGCTCAGTGGCGGGTAGGACTGGCCGGTACAAACACCAGATAGATAAACCATGCGATAGGTTCGATGGTCGAACGAATCGTGGCTGTCGAGTCGGGTTTAAACCGTACCTCAATGAGATTGTCCAACTCACGCTCGGTGCGCTCTACCCAACCGACATACGGAAAACCAACCGGCATGTGGTAGTGGCCAAAGATGAAATTGTTCTTCACCTTACCACCGCAGGGTACTGGCCATCTGCGTGCTGCAACTTCATCATAGATTCGATCATCGCGATACCTAGTGAGCTGGAGACACAGGATGATTGCTACGATGAGTGAGAAGGTGTAGCCGGGATCCGACATCTGAATTTTAAGGCACGTGTTGACAATCTCAAAACCCATGCCAACAGCCTGAAGGAACATATAGCCGTCCCTTGCAAAGCCTTCTTCAAGAAGTTTTTCCAATCCCAGCAAGTACATCGCAAACGCTGCCATTTGAAAATTGTCAGTGTGATTAGACGCCTTTTCCATACACTTCTGACAATCACAACCAAGGACGCCAATGTATCCCCGCTCAACTTCCATTGAGTAGTCGTACATGAAATCGTTCTTGGCTGCGTAATCGCGGTAGTCGTCATAGGTCACGACCGCGCCGTCATTATCCCCCTGCTCCGTTTCCGGAGCAGGGATGTCGGTCATTTCTTCTTTTGACATCACAGTATCCAACCAGTGTTTTGTTCGTTGAACGTGAGCACTTTACCCTTGAACTGCGTGCGCTTTTCCTTAGCGTAGTTGATGTGCTTGTCAATGTTCATGCAGGACAAGAAGTAGAAATCCGGCTCCACGTCCGGCCAACCGATCAGCGGTCGCGTACGACCCAGCACCTGCAAGTTACCCTGCGTGGTGGACAGTGCCGTCGTCATCAGCGTTACACGCAGGTTGGGCACGTCCACAGCGGTGCCTGCCGACAGAAGCGTTGTGACGGAGATATCCCCCGTCAGCAGTTCTTCGTAGTCGTCTTCGGACACGTAGCGATGCACGAGCAACCTTGGGTGTAGCGACTGCAGATAGGCCTGTAGTTCGGTAGCCATCATCACGGTGGCAACAAAGACAAACATTTTCTGGCCCGGCTCGCGCTTGCTGACGTACGTCCGCTGGACTAGGTCAGCAATCATCTCATAGTACTTCAGCTTCAGCTTTGGCTGACGCATGATGGACTTTTCGAGCTCAGTGTGATTGTACTGGCCCATTTTGTTGGCCCACACCAGCTTGCTGTCGTCCGAGAACTTATACCAGAGGTTCCAAGCATTGATGTACTTGTTGAACGGCACCTCAGGTGCCCAAGTACCAACCGGCCAGGTGACGTAGTACATCTCCTGGGTATGCTTGTTATCAGCCTGCAGCGTTGCCGACAGAGAGATGGTCAACGGGACGTGCGTGTAGATATCTTGACGGTAGTTGCAGTGGAACTCCTGATGCACCTCGTCAATAAACCGTACACCTACGCCCAGTGTCTCATACAACTTCCATGGCGGCACATCACCCACTGCCTTAAGACCGTACTGCTCGTAGGCCTTAAGATACATGAACATGGTTTTATTGGAGATGATAATGACGCGAGCTTTCATTAGCCCAGCTTGCGCCAGGGCAATCAGCTTCATCAGTTGTGGCATCCCGCGGATAACCACGAGCGCATCCTTTTCCTTACCGTACGCACCTTCAATATCTTCGATCCATTTCTCGATGTACATTCCTTTCAGAACGAACACGCCACGCACTTTTAGAGTACGCAGGGCCGACAGACCAATAAAGGTCTTACCGCCGCCTGTTTGCAGGGTAACCACTTTAGAAGGAGCAATGCCTTCTTTGGTGGGTTCGGTCAGGTACTTGAGGATCGGGATCTGGGTGTCGCGTGGAGGGCGGGAGTCATTTAACGGATGGATGATCTCCGGCGGGGTGTATAGTTCGTGACGGACGATCTCCAGACGATCTTCAGTCACATTAATGCGACGAAGGATAGTGAACAGGAGATCCAAGTTATTTCGATGGAAATGGAAAACAGTGCGGTCGCGGTTGGTCCCCACGTATGCTTTTACGATCTTCCTTTTACCTCGACCAAAACGGCCAGGGACGATCGCATACTCAGACAGATGTTCACGAATCATCCCTAAGAGCGCAGCAAGTATTTCTCCATTGAAACGTGTGATGCGGATACCATGACTAAATACGTCGATCCGCGCACGCGGGCGATTCATCGCATTGATAACGTCGCCGGCTGAAAAGCGCATTACACCTGCCGACATAGGGGGACTCCTCCAAAAAAATCAATTCTCTAAAGAAGGCGGGGGACTGTGAGTCCGCCGCCATATCACACAGTATTACTCCTTGGACGGCAGCAGGATTTCATCCAGCGGCGTTGACTGACGGAACAGATTCAGGTAGGACGCCGGGTTAGCCCACATCGAGCGATGATGCTCAAATGCCATGGCGTTGCCGTTACTTCGATTGAAGATATTGCTATCGAAGCGACCCACCTCGAACTTGTTACCCAACAGTGGGACTCGGTAGTCGCGATGCTTAGACGACCGGATCAGACACGACTTGATGAGCAGTTCCAGATGTACCAGGTTCACGGACAGGCGAGACGACACCAGCTCGTAGAACCCATACAGGCCGCCGTCAAAGTCCTCGTAGTCACGCAGGGACTTATCGGTGCTCGTGTTCTTTGCAGAACGCTTGCCGGCCTTCAGGAACTTTTCGATCACCTTCATGTAGTCAAGCATGTTCTCCTGACGACGCGGGGTGACCAGAATGGGCTCGTCGTGATCCCACTCATCCAGATTGATGACGATGTCACCGGCCTTGTCCAGCTGCCAGCCCTTCTTCTGCAGGTAGGCCAGCATCGGACGCGAGAACGAACTGCGCCGACTACCATTGGAGATCATCACCAGATCCGGCGGCAAGACACGGCCGTCGGGACGAGTGATGCGCAGGGCCATTTCCGTAAGGTTGGAGATCTGTGTCGGCATCAGCATTTCCACGCCAGTGGCGCGATTGATGTCGATCAGGCGCTCTACTTCGGTCGCACGCACCACCAGCTCGATCTTACAGTCACGTAGGGCCGGTACGAAGAAGATCTCGTTGGGATCCATACCGACGCGAATGTAGCGTTCTTCAGCCTCACCCAGAATCAACCCTGGGTTAGAAGTACTGGAGTCCAAGTGCTTGACGGACAGCACCTGCTGCGATGCCTGCTTACACAGGGCAGTTGCGGCAACGTGACCGATGTTCGTACCGCGCTGGATACTCAACGCCATCTCGCCGTAGCACGTCGAACAGACATACTGCGAATCGGTTGTGGCGCAGTGACCCGGAGAACGCAGCAGGATCTCTTTACCAGACAGCGACATTCGGGAAGCGCTGGTGATCTTCTGAAGCGTATTGGTCTCCTCGTCCAGGTAGTACTTACCGGCCAGGAATTTCTCATGGCCGGGTCGGAAGAACCACTTTGCGTAAGACGTCGTACCGCAGTCACCGTCGTAGACAGAATGAATCACGCCGGCCAGCAGCTGCAGTTTACGGTTGAAGTACTCCGTTTCCTGCAGCGGCTTTTCGGTGAACGAAAGCGACTTGGACGCGGTGCGCGATTCGATCAGGCTGTTGTAGATGCTGTACAGGCCACCCACGAAACCTTCACGACTCGGGTATCGGAACAACGTGGAGTCAATTTCCGTTACCGGACCGCGTGGACCCACGCACTGTTTGACCTGGCCCATCTTGATCAGATTACTGCGGCACATACGTGCCAACATGTTGTCGTCCATTTCGGGCGACCTCATCAGTACTGACTCGATGGTGTCGTAGGCCCGAGCAATGCTCAAGTCGGAAGCCGACTCCATTACCTTGTCGTTGGCCTCCTTGATGGCCGGATGACACATGACCTCGTTGATGTCGTCCATCGACAGCGAGGTCACATATGCGTCCGTGTGTCGGATCATGTCACTGTAAAGCTCACCGATCATTTCGATGGTGAGCTCCGCCATACGTTCGTGGTCCAACTCCCCGCCGTAGGCGTCGTAGGTATCCCAGAACGTGGCCTCCATCATGCGCAGGTGAAGGGTCGGGTTCATCACCCGACCGTTGATGTGATGGCGCTTAAACAGCGGCGCCTCAGGGAAATAGTTGCAATACCCCCAAGTGTAGGCCGAAAAGATTGCTTCACGTACCGAAGACTCCAAACTCCCGTCATCGAATACGATCTCAATGCGGCCGTCGGGGATAGCCCAGAGACTATCCCGCGGCATGGTCGCAAGGTCACGAGCGGTGTATTTACGAACAGTGCCCATATCACTCCTCATCGGCTTCTTCATCTTCTGACTCTGCCACTTCCGGCAGGTCGTCATCATCTTCATCGTCCTGGCCGGACAGACCAAAGTCCTGCATCACCCCACCCGGATCCTTCGGGTAGATCTCCTGTTGATCGGTATGGTCGACGTAGAAGAACTCAATGCCGGCCATTTGCATCGTGTGGTGATTGAAGACCTGCGCCCGGTTAGTACCTTCCGGCACCACGTCACGATCCAACACTTCGTCAATGTCGGTCGGACTCTTGGCGCTGTAGATATTGGACACCACGTTCTTGTGGGCCTCGGGACTGTTGGACATTTCCAGCATCTGGGCCACCAGCTTCGGCGGTGCAGTTGCCGTACCCAGTCGCACTTCGGCCTCGCCCAGGATTCGCACCGCACTGCCGGAGGCCGGCAACGAATGCTTATCCTGCTTGGACATCTTGGCGGGCAGACCGTAGTGCTGATGACGTGTCGATGCAGCACCCGACCAGTCGGTAGCCGTTTTCTCCAACATCATCATGTACGTCTGGGCGATCAGGATATCGTCCTTGGTCTTCACGACTTCGCCCGACTCACCGCGATACATGATCTTACTGACGCGTGCCGGGAAGCGACGCTTCAGTTCACCAATCACACCCCCGGGGATTACCTTGGACTTTGCGCCGTACATTTCCGGCTTGGGTTCCAGTCCATCCCCACCGCCAGCCAGGAATTTCTCCATGGCCTGCGCGTAGGCGTCTGCATCGAACTCGCTCTCGTCGTAGACGTACTCCACCCAGCGCACCGGATTGGATTGCGGTACCCAGAGGTAGATACCCTTTTCCAGAACCGAATCGACGTGGTACTTGATACTGCCCTTGTAGGACTTGCTATCGAACAGGGCGTTCATCTTGGGACTGACAGTCTGGTAGAAATCGCGCAATACTTCAAACGCACGATCGTACGAGCCATCAATGTACGCGGCAATGCGAAGCATCGCCTCCTCACCCTCCGGCACCGTCTGCCATTCCGAGCGGATGGTGTCCGCTGCCATTTCAGTGAGTGGGTCCTTTTCCAGCAGGTCATGTCGACCCATGCCCATACGAACGGCATCGGTCAGCATTTCCATAGAACCATTGACCGTGTGTTCAATCGGTCGCCCGATATTCATGCGGTTGATCGTCGAACCCGACGCCGCGATGATATCGGCGCGGTTACCCCAAGCGTCCACCGGCATGTCCTGCCACGGCACCTTGTAGCACATCACGCCCTTGTCCCCATGACAACCCGTGAACTTGGAACCACGGTTGGGGATGAAATGGTAGTGGTAGGTGACCTTGACGTGCCAGTTGTCCAGCGGATTATGCTGGTACATCTGCGTGCTCTTGTGCCGGATATCGCAAGGCAGGTACAGATTGACCTTACGCATCATGGCACTGAAGGCCGGGGAGAAACGATCGTGACTCTGCACCTCGCGGTACAGCTTGTTGTAGGCGTCACGGATGGATTGGTAGTAGCGGGTGATTTCTCGGTGGTACTTTTTGGCCTGCTCCTCCATCTTCGCCGGCGTGCCGGAAGGTTGCTTGCCGTCGCTATGGACCATCACGTCGATGACCTTCGCACCACCCTTGCCGTATTCGCAACGGTCGAACAGGTGGTCGATGCGACGCAATGCCTTGGGGTTCATGTCCAGCGGGGCGGTGATGATGTCATCGTCTACCGGAATCCGGCGCAGAGCAAACACGACACCGTCTTTACGGACGTGCTCACCGATGTCCGGATGGGCCTTGTAGTTCTCGTCGTCACCGTAGATGTTCAACGGATACCACTTCTTACCCCAGCTGCGACTACGACTTTCGATGCACTCGGTGGCGCAGCGTTCGGCGAAGCGATCGGACATCATCAGGCCGTCTTCAGTGACGCCAGGGACGTCCATCAGTGCCACATAGGCGTTGATGCCGTAGCAGTAGTTACCGAGTTCGTCCAGTGCCGGAGAATGCGAGAGGATGGTGTCCTTCGCGATCGTCTTGGCTGACGACAGCTTTGACATTGCCGGAGTCGGCACCAGCATAAAGCCAAAACGCTGATGCATCGAGTGGTAGGTGGTTACTTCCTTGATGTCATAGCGGCGCTTCTCGGTGTCGTAGAACACAACGGCCGTCAGCGGATTTTCACTGATACCACCATGGCCCAGAGTGGGCACAAACTTGCGGATTACGTTGTGAACCTCGGCGTTGGTCGAGATTCGCATGTCGAAGGTAACCCTGCCGAACTTACGTTCTGCGCCAGTCATGATGCGGCGCGGTTCGCCGTCAAGTAGCGGTAGGGCCTGGCTGCGATGGCTGCCGAACATCTGAACGCGCGCACCGGAATCGTGCTGAGGGGTAATGTTTTCGGCAGAGCCCCCCGAGATACGTTCGTCGTGTTCGTTGATGACCTGATTGTCCATGTATTGTCCTCTGTAGCTAAAGCAAATGCGATGAAACAAACCTGGTCAGATCTTTAATGGGTCTTACTGGCCCAATACATCTCGATTCTCCGTTAACTGGGACGTGCGGCGGCACGGTTAATGAAATCCCGTGGGGGGATTACAATGTGATAGTATGTACCTGAAACTATTTACGGGGACCTTTGGTGGTTCTCGAATAATCGAAAGAATCGACTAGGAGCACCGCATGGTCATGTCAGTAATCAGTCAACTTCGGCCAGCTGGCAATATCGCCTTTTATACTCCGGAGTTCCGACACAATTTGGAATTGCATCTGGATTATTTGCGTGCAAACGCACCCATGATTCCAGTGGCGATCACCGAACAACTTGCGTACAAGTACGAAGGCGATCTCTACGGCGCCATGGCGGAACTCGGGATTCGCAACCACATGCAGTGGATTGTCATGCGACTCAATGGGTTTACCTCACCCACTCAATTGACCAGTAACGCAGGTACGCTGATGGTGCCCGAGGAGGCGCCAATCTCTCGACTGCTCAACATGCTCAACACAAAAAAATAACGACTATGAAGCCAGGGGCCCGAAGGCCCCTGGCATTTATGCCGCTTTACAGCGCATCACGACCACGGCCGATGCGACCGCGGGCCGAACCGGACGAACCGTCCCAACGACGGCCGGCGCCGGACGACGTGCTGCTGTTGTCCTCCACCCACGGCGGCAGATCCGGTTCATTGGAGTTGGGCAACCCCCAACGACGCGAACGGTTACCGCCATCGCTACCGATGGTACGGCGACGCTGACCAGACAGACCGGCCAGAACGGACTCCACCGAACCGGCCGCGTACTGCGGTGCAGCACGAGACGCCAGACGCTCGCTCAGCTTCTCACGTTGCGGAGCCTGCGTTGTCACGTTCTGCACCGGACGGCTTGCTTCATTGCCGC